GCACAACAGAATGAGGAATTTGTAAAAGTTACAACATATACAGTAAAATGGTATCAAAGCGAGGATGACACTAATCCAGAGATACAGAGTAATATAATTTATGGACAAAGTGTTACCAAGTCAGGATATTGGTGCTTAATGAGTAGTCCACAAACGATTGCAAGTTTACCATATCGTATTACACAAGACACTGAATTTGTAAAATATACAGCACCAATTACTTATTATACAGTACGTTATTTTGAAGATGAAAGTTCAACACAGACATTGTATGAACAATCAGTAGCAGAAGAGCAAAAAACAACAAATCCGAACCCAAATATAAGTTGGTATGTAAGAGGTGATAGTAACAAAACACAAATTGATTTTTCAACTTATGTTGTTAATGAAAGCGTTGATTTTATCAAGATACCGGAATACACGATAAATTGGATTGATAATGGTGAAACAAATTAAATAGATGAATTTATACACAATTGATTGTAAATCATATATTCTGAATGGTACAGAAAAGACATTTGGTGAAGAAAAGACGGTTGAAACCGATAATAAAGAGATTCGTGCAACTTTCTTCATTGAATGTAATAATGTGCAAGATAATTTCAGTTATAAAACTGAATATTATGGCGAGGGTGAAATAAGTGTTAATGTTAATCGTTGCAATCTTGAAGTTTACATTGAAGAGAATAAAACACCATATGACAAAGATTTTACAATTAAATGTACACATTCAAATGATATTGATACTTACATAGAAATACAAATTACACAAAAGGCAGAAGAATTTAAGTTGGAAATCACTGATGGTGCAACATTAAATAGTGAGACAAACCAATATGAAAAAATGTTGCAAAGCATAATTCAAAACCCATTTGTCACAAAAGAAAATGATGATTATGATAACTATGATTATTATGAAAAAAATGAGATTAAAATAAATGTTGTTGGCGGTAGTAAAAAATATAGAATTGAAAGTATATTAAAATGCTTTGTTGACGGAGATTCTATACGTTATGGAAATTTTGATAATGGTTTCATTTATAACAAATATGATGATAAGTTGATAATAACCAATTATGGAAGACCTTTTTCTGATGAAAATGGGTATTATCTGTTAAGATTATGTCATGAAGATTATAGGGAGGTAAGTCTTGAACTTTTATTAAAATATAGTCAACTAACAAGAGCATTAACTAAAAGAACTACTAAAAGAAAATCAAAAAAGAAAATTCAGCCACAAATATCTGATATATATTTACCTTATAATGCGATTATTGAAAAATATACACCAAAGCCATTAAATATTGAGAAAGAACAAAATTTATATGAAATAAAGTTCAATGAAGTCATTATTAATGATGAAATTATTATTGAAAATCAAAGAACTGATGTTGTATTAAGTTTTGAAGTCCTAAAAAATGGTGAAGAAAGTGACTTAATGGTAAAAACATTTTCAAGTGCAAAATGGTGTTCAGTAAAAACAGATTATACTAATAGGAGACTTTTAATAAGTATTTATGACAAACCTGTTGGGGTACGTAAATCTTTCATAAAAGTTAGTATAATAGATTTTCCCGAAATATATAAGTCATTTATTGTCAAAAATATAAAAAAGCAGTAAAATTACTGCTTTTTCTGTTTTATAAATTTATCAGTTTTTCATTATCTTCTTTTATATCGTCATAGGATGATATTTTGAATTTGTAAATTTTATAATTGTTGGTCACTTCATGGAAAGTATATTTGTTTTTTTCAATATCCCAAATTACAAAACCATGACCTGTTGTATTTTCACCACTATCTTGTTGAAAAAGACTTCCTGCATATACAATTGGCACTCCATTCTTTTTTATTTCTTGAAACTTATGTATATGTCCAGCCATTACACAGTCACATTCTTTAAAAACATTTGTATCAATGCCATTTTCTGACATTCTACCTGTATCAGTAACAGCACCGGCAATGTCCCCATGATAAAGGCCGATTATTTTGACATCTTCATATTGTTCTTTTAAACCTTCAATATTTGGTTTGGCAAATTTATCATACATTGAATAAAGTGCCCATATCACGTTATCATCTTTTATATAACCACTCTTATAGTTAAGTACCTTATCAGCATATGTAATGTTTGGGTAAACATCTTTAATGTCAAAAGTTGGAGAAATTGAATCAACCCTATCATGGTTGTTCTCTAACATATCATGATTACCTGCTATTATTATTGTTTTGCCAATTGCATTAAGATAGTTTAAAGTTTCATGAAATGTTTTTTTGGCTTCATTAGTCGTTTTAATTTTATTGTGAAAAATATCTCCTGCAAGTACAATGCGATATTCATCTTTATTATATTTTTTGGTTTCTTTTAGTAACTCGGCAAGTGCTTGTTTTAACATCTCCATATAAGGACGGTTTTTTTCCTCATTCGGTATATGGATGTCAGCAATATGAAATATTGTTTTAATCATTTTTTCCTTATTAATTTTGATTTTCAAATACAAATATAATACATTTATTGTATAGAACAAAATTATTTTTCATATAAATGGAAGAAAAAAACATAAGAATCATTTTAGGCATTGATATATCAACTGCTTGTTTGGGAGTATCATTGGCAAGATATGATGGAACTAATGTGGAGATATTAAAGATATCACACGTGAAACCTAAAATTTCACGTAAGATAAAAGGAACTGAGTCTTTATTTATGAAAACTAAACAATTTAAGGAACAGTTCATAGAAAAATATAAAGATATTGGACTAACTGATATTATTATTGAAGAACCTTTACCTAATTCGCAAAACAATAATACTGTTACAACACTTCTACGTTTTAATGGAATGATTTCACAATCAATATATGAAGCAACTGGTGTTGTTCCTAAATATATTTCCTCATATGATGCAAGAAAGTATGCTTTTCCAGAATTAATGTCAGTAAGAAAATTTAATAAAAAGGGAGAAAGATACAATGAGAAAAAGATTAAGAATGCCCTAAAAAATAATGAATTAGTATTATATGGCGATTATCCATTTGATTGTGAGAAAAAACATATTGTATGGAATAAAATAAGTGAGTTATATCCCGATATAGAATGGATATATAACAAAAAAGGTGAATTGAAAACGGAAAATTTTGATGCTTCTGACTCATTGGTTTGTGTCTTAGGGTTTCTCAATAAAGAGAAATATCATGATGATGCACCTCAAATAATAGATTATAAGGAAGAAAATATAAAAATAAATAATACTATAATTAATAGATACAAATACAAAGTTAAATTCTGTGAAAAGGAATTTGAGAAAATAATTGATTTGTAGTTTTTTAAGTTTTTTAGATTTTGTTATTTAGTTTTTTTGTCCTATATTTGCAAGTGATTTGTAGATATAGGATTTATGTTTGAAGTTATAAGGGAAATAGTAGAAAATAGTATTGGAACGCCACGAAGAGATAATGAAGGGTGGATGGAATATAACTGCCCTTATTGTGCTTTAGAAAAAGGTGTTGAGAGTGATGGTAAATACAATTTAGCCGTTAATTACGGTGAAAATTTAAAAACAAAACCGTTTTTCCATTGTTGGAGATGCGGCACTTCGGGTAAATTGTCAAAATTGATAAAAGATTTTGGTAATAGTGGTGATTTATCCAAATATTATAATGAACTTAAAAATATTAAGAGTTCACTGTTGTATCAGTTTGATTTTGGTAGTGATTTTGGGGATTTTCAAATTGAAAATACTGTTAAATTACCAAATGATTACAGAAAAATATCTAAAAATGACAAATATGCAAAAGAAGCAATTGATTACTTGCAGAAACGTAATATTAGTTGGTATTTAATTGATTATTATAACATTGGTTATGTTCCATATTGGTCTAAGGACAAGGAAATGAGAAATCGAATTGTAATACCGTCATATGATGAATTTGGCGAGTTAAATTATTTTGTTGCAAGAGATTATACAGGTAAAAGAAAATTACGTAAATACAATAATCCAGATATCAAGAAAACAGATTTTGTGTTTAATGAGGATAAAATAAATTGGTATGAGGACGTTACACTTGTCGAAGGCGCATTTGACCATATGGTAGTACCAAATTCTATACCATTACTCGGAAAAACATTGAAGCGTGATTATGCAACTTTTAATACTGTTATAACTAAGGCAAAAGCAAATGTTAATGTTTTACTTGATGATGATGCATTAAATGATGCAAAGAAAATTTATAAGTTATTATCTTCCACAAATTTAAAAGGAAGGGTTAGATTAATTGAATGTCCAGATGGCTATGATGCCTCTGACATATATCAGAAATTCGGTAAAAAGGGTATAAGAAAGTTAATGCAGAGAGCAAAAGAAATTGAGGAATTTGAATTGGTTTCAGTTGCTGTGTAAGAAAAAGAGAGGTTAAAAAAAAACCTCTCTTATATATGTTTGTTTTGGAAAATATTATGGATTTCCGTTTGCAGCCCAAGCAAGGTCATCGAGTTGAGAAGCAATATATTCAGTTCCCATTTTTTCCAACCATGCTTCATAACCTTGTTCTGTTGGTTGTTCTCCATTTTCTTCGCAATCATCTTTATAAGAATACCATAATCCCTCTTCTACATCATTCGCATTGAGTTCAACACCATCCCATAATATTTCAGCATCAGCCCATTCTCCATGCGAAATAAATACTGAACCAGGAACACCACGGTATGTTTCTTTTGAATTTGTATATACTTTTCCATCTTCATCCTTGTGATAAAGATGACCACCTTCCATTAAAACTCTTTTCACTGATTCAGAAATTATATTTCTGAGTTCGCTTTCCGTTAATCTGATTGTTCTCTTCATATATTTTTCGATTTTAACAATATTTAATTATAAATATTCTTATTTTTGCAATAATTTCTTAAAGTCCAACCATTTTGAACTATCACTATATTTTTTTGTTGTTTTACCGTCAGTTGTATAAATAAGTTCATTGTTCCAACCAATAATACCGGGGCATAATTTACCAGATACATCATAATGTCTGATAACTCTATCAATTGGTACATTATATTTTTTCATTAAGATTTTTACCAATTTTACACATTGTTTTATTGTTTCGTCAGTTATATACCATCCTTCGTGGTTTGCGGCTTCAGCAGAAGTACCTTTTTTAAGGTTTGAACACATTTCAATACTGATTGTGTTTCTATTGGTGGCTTTACCATATAGCGAACCTCCTTTTGAATATTTGTATTTTTTATCACCAACTGCCCAACAATAATAGTTTTTAAGGTCTGGATTAAATTGTACTATTGTTTCATCATCAATGCAGAAATCGGCTGAAGCATTTCTACTTTGGAACACTTTTTTTACATTGAGGGCATTTCCTTTTTTAGAAGAACCACCTGCTGTATAGTGTATTGCTATATAGGTGATTGGTCTATTTAATGATTTTGTTATGTGTACGTTTAACGGTGAATATAAAACGCTTGAATCAACTGACTTTGAGTTTGTTTGTTCTGTTACACCTAAAAGTTGCCATGTTTTATTACCAACAATTCCATCAGCAACAATCCCTTTTGATTTTTGGAATGATTTTACTGCTGTTTCTGTTTTAGCACCGAAATCACCATCTGCGGTTAAACTGAAACCAAGTTTAATTAATGCTTTTTGTAGGGTTTTTACATCTTCACCTTTACTACCTTTTTTTAAAGTATTCATTTAGTTTCTTTTTTAGATTTGTTATTAACAATAAATAGGTTATATTTTTGGATATGCAATTTTTTTGCATTATATTTGTATATGAGTATTAAACTATTAATTAAATGAAAATTACAATTGAAATAATAGACAGAAACTATGAGCAAATAAAGGAGTTTTGTGAATTTAACAAAATTGCGATTGAAGAATATATAGTTCAATGTGTTGAAGATGATTTCTTTACAAGAAAGTATGGTGATTTAAATGAGAAGTTAAATAAGACCACATTTGAAGAGAAATATACAGAATTATTGGAAAAAAAGAAAAATGAATTATCTGAAAATAAAAAAGAAAATGAAAATAAGACTGAAAAGAAGAAAGTCGGAAGACCAAAAAAGGTAAAAGAAGAAGTGGTGTCACCAATTGAAAATAAGTTAGGTGATTTTGTTTTTGATGAAAAAAATGAAGAATTTTTAGTAAGGGTTGAGGACACTGTTAATACAAATGATAATGTTGGTCAGTCAAAAATAAGGAAAAGAACATTAAAGGTAAAATAGAATGGTTAAAGTAAATTCAACAGACAAATTAGTTTTTGATTTGGAAATGTTCCAAATTGATTTTAATGAATCGAAGAAAGAAAGTTTAAGAAATGAAATTGCTGAAAAATATGGTGTTCCATTAAAAAATGTTGAGATAAATTTCATACCGATAACTGTTAATGATAGTGGTGATAAAATTTCTTTGGCTTCTGATATTATTACAAATATTCAAGACCCAAAGTTTCAACAGCAATTATTTAAAGATTATTTGGAAGCCAAAAAAGTTGAGAATTATAATTTTGAAGAATTGCTTAATATTGATAAACAAGTCAATAATTTTGTTGATTTTAATTCTTATGCCAAATATAAACCATATAAAATCAAATATTTGAAATGGGATAATTATCTTTCATACGGTAAAGATAATTATTTTGATTTTACAAAATTAAAGGGGCTTGTATTATTGACAGGACAACCAGAAAATACTTCAGGTAAAACAACTTTAGCAATTGATTTGTTACGTTTTGCCCTTTTTGGAAAAGCCGAGAAATCACCAACTCTTGATAGTGTGTTTAACACATATCTTGAAAATGAAACAGAGGTTAAAGTAGAGGCAGGAATTGAAATTGAGGGTGTTGATTATGTTATACGAAGAACTGTTACACGTCCGGCAAAAAACAGAAGAACTTCTAAGAGCAAAGCCAAACAAAAGGTTGAATATTTTAAACTCATAAATGGTGATTATGAGGAAATTGAAAACTGTGAGGGTGAAAGTGGAACACAAACCAACAATATTATTAGGGAAACTGTTGGTAATATTGAGGATTTTGACCTTGTTATATCAGCAACAGCGTATACGTTAGGTAATTTGTTAAGAATGGGGCAAACCGATAAGGGAAAACTATTTTCACGATGGTTAGGTTTGTTATCCATAGAGGAAAAAGAAAAAATAGCCAAAGATTTATGGAAGAAAGAAAGCCAAACTTTACTTTCAAATAGATATAACAAGGTTTCTCTTGAAACAGAAATAAATGATATGAAGATTGTTATTGATAATGATAATAAATCAATTATTGAATCACAAGAGAAAATGAATAAGGCAAATGATAATATTGAGAAATATAATAAAGAAAAACTTGATATAATTAAAAATAGAAAGGAAATTAAGGAAGAACTTATTCGTGCAGATGTTACTACAATAGAAAATCAGACAAATTATTGCAATGAAAATTTAGCACAGCAACGTGCAATAATGAAAACAAAAAAGGAACGTTATATGCAGATTAAAGATTCTGTATTTAATGTTGAAGAATATAACAAGAAAAAAGAAGAGGAACGTAACATTGAAATACAACAAGCAGAATTAAGGACAAAAATAGTTTCCTTAAAAGAAGATAATAAACGTATTGAAGCCCTTGTTGAAAAGAAAACTTGTCCTACTTGTGGCCATGAGATTGATTTGGTTGAACAAAGTTCTTTTATTGAAAAAAACAACAATAAGATAAAAGAATATACCAATAGTGGTATAGATAACAAAAAGAAACTTGAAGAAATCAAGAAAGAAATATTGGTTTTGGAACAAAAACGTGCGGAGGAAAATGAACTTAATCGTCTTAAACCAGAAATGAGTGCTATTAAAGTTCAGATTGATAATTTCAAACTTATGATTGCTGATTTAGAGCGTAAAAAGGCAGAGATTGAAACCAACAAGGAAAATATCAAATATAATAATGAAATAGATAATAAAATACGTATTGTTGATGAAAACATAAAGGTTGAGACAAATATTAAAGAACAGCAAATACGTTTAGTGCAAAATTATAAAAATGAAATTACGCAATACAATAAACAAATAGATGAACGTAACATAATTATAAAGAAACTGTTGGAGGAAGAAACAAAAATCAGAAATTGGAATATCTATCAAGAACTTATAGGAAAGAATGGTATTATTAAAATTGTACTTAAACGTGCTTTACCTATTCTGAATAATGAGATAGCAAGGTTGCTAAATGGATTATGTGATTTTGAGGTAAAACTTTCAATTGACGAAAACAATAAGATTTGTTTAGACTTGCTTAGAGATGGTGTAAAAATGGATTTGGGTATTGCCGCCAGTGGATGGGAGGGCACAATTTCAAGCCTTGCTTTACGTTCAGCATTAGCCTCTGTTGCCACACTTCCAAGAAGCAATATGTTAGTCTTAGATGAAGTTCTTGCGGGAGTAAGTTCGGAAAATGCTGAAAATGTATTTAAACTTTTTAGAAGAATGTTACCAAATTATGACAGTATTATACATATTTGTCATGACAATGCATTAGAAAGTTATCATGATTTAACAGTGACAATCGTAAAAGAAAAAAATATTAGTAAAATCGAGTTAAAATAAAATAGTATTAACAATTTAAAAACAAATGCCGAATGAAGTTAAAAAATATGAGTATATAGAGGGATTAGACCAATATTTCGAAGATGTTAAAAAATATAATAAGCGTCTGACACGTGAAGAAGAAATAAAATTAGGGTATAGAATTAAAGAAGGTGACAAAAATGCACTTGATAAACTTGTAAAACATAATTTGAGATTCGTTATTAGTGTTGCTAAAAAATACAGAAGTAAAACAGATGTATCGTTTGCAGATTTAATATCTGAGGGTAATATAGGTTTGATAAAAGCAGCCAAAAAGTTCGACCCAACTAGAAATATAAAGTTTTCGTCATACGCAGTATGGTGGATAAAAGCCTGCATTAATGAGTGTATAGAACATTATAAAGATGGAATAGAATATAATGTAACTGAAGATAGTCAGATTTTGAAACTTTCTGAAAAAGATTACCTATATGATGAGGTCAATGAGGAATTTGAGAAAAAAATGAACAATCTGCAAAGCAGACAAAGTGCAATAGAAGATTTAATCAAATGTCTTGAAGAACGTGAAAAAAAGATTATAATATTGTTTTATGGACTTGGTGAAAATTCAAAAGAAATGAATTTGGATGAAATCAGTAAAGAAATGTCTTTAACAAAAGAGAGAGTGCGACAGATAAAAGACGATGCATTAGTTAAATTAAAATGTGAGGCATTATGTTCTAATGAATATGAAACTTATCGGGAATTAAGATAATTTTTGAAAACATATTTTCTTTCTTTCTATATTTATAAAAGAATAAGTTTTAAAAAACAAAAGTTTATGTCAAGGAAAAAACAAACAAAACCACAGAAACCTAAAAAAGTAGAAAATGACATTGATATTAACAACATTGATGCAATGTTTGAAGATATGAAGAATTTGGTATTAAACAATGAAAATACCACAGATACAATTGACGATGTAGAAGAAAAAGAAAATCTAAAAGAGTCATCATTTGATATAAATCTTATTGCTGAAAATACAACTTTAATTGAAACAGAAAAACAAGAAACAAATGATATAGTAGAAACGTTAAATGAAAACGAAGAAACTGTTGATGAGGTTGTTTCAGTAAATGAAGAAGATGAGATTCAACAGGTTGAGGAAAAACAAACAGAGGAATTAGTTCAAGAAGAGGAAATCAAAGAAGAACCAAAAAAAGAAAATAAAAGCAAACGCATGACTTACGAAGAAATGTTTGGTCACACTTGGATGGGTTATGGTTTCAGTTGTTAATATGAATTTATTATGAGTAATGATATTAGAGATGTTTTTAAACGTTTTAGAGATGCTTTGAACGAAACAGAAGAAAAACAAAATGGTGTACCTTATACACAGCAAGATGAAATTCTGCAAACAAGTATGCAATCAGCGACTGAGGCATTCGGTGCAGATTTTTCTTCTATAAAAACACCAATGTTTTATTATAGACAGGATGGAGATATAACTCTTTCTGGAATAATTCCTTCATTAAATGATGCAAAATTTCAGTTTTCATATAAAAATGGCTGTAATTTTTGGAGTGGTGATGGACAAGTTAAATTAAATGATGAAAATCTTACTACCATAACAAGAATGTATGGTGTATATAAAAATTGGAAACAGGAAATCAATGGTTTATCAGATAAAAAACCAATGAATATGAAGAACGAATAATAGTTTAGGAAAAACTAATGTTTTACAAATGGAAGAAGTTCATTATTCTTCCATTTTTTTGATATTTATATTTAAAGTACAATTTGATATTGCAATGAATAGATTGACTGAAGAGATTACAAAAAATGAAATACGCAGTATGATAGATAGCAAGGTTTCTGAATATATTAAAGAAAAGGAATTTGAGAAACGTGTTAGAGAAATCACAACTGACGCAATGGAAAAATTTTTTAGGATGATGTATAATAAACGTGGATTTTGGAAAGGAGAACTTAAAAATGTTTAATGTTGAAGATAAAATCAAGGAATTTAAAACAAAGTATAGAAATAAATGCTTTGCTTTAGTAGACTGGAAAAATCTTAAAATGAAAGATTTTTCTTTAAATGAAATGTTAACATGTATATGTAATGCTGCTAATGGTTCAATACAAGAAATGGCAAAGATTGTTGACCATTTAACAGCGAAAAAGAAAGTTTTCGGCCGTACACAAGTTTATAATCAAGAAGACCTTGGTAACATTGATATAAGACGCAATGAAAATGGCGTTTTGGAACTAAGAGGTTATAAACCTAATGAAGAATTACCTTTAAAGGGACAACATTTACCACGCAACCCTAAAATTTTTAGACAGGATGGACAAATTAATAAAAATTTCCAACGCAGTGAAGACAAAATGCTTGATTTTGGCGAAAAAGTCAGAGAACTTTATCCAAATGAAGACAATCATTTTTTAACTTTTGCCATGCAAGCAATTAAAAAGTATGCTGATATTAAAAAAATACATACTGATAAAGTAATAAAGGGGTTAATAAAGGGAAGATATAAACTTGATACAGATTTGTGGAGAATAATTCCAAATGTTAATGAAAATAGAAATCATGTTATCATTATAAATGAGACAGATTTATCAAAAATTGAAGATAATCTTAAAATGACGGAACAAAAATTCTTTGATAATATCAAATTGTTTATATCTCAATTATTACAAGACCCGGTTAATGCAAAAGTACCGTTTATTTTTGCACAGAAAGGTTATAACCGTTCATCCTTACTTACATACTTATTGGGGGGAAAAGACCCGATATTGAAAAGGAAACAAAAAATATCAGACCGTGATGAAAATGGCAACCCAAAAACAGCAACAATGAAAGTGTCATTTGAGCGTCCTGATTTTAAACGTTCTGAAGGCGGTGATAAACCAGATTATATGTGTGCGAAGAAAAATTTTGATAGGAAGTTAAAAAAACTATATATTAAAATGTTTCAAAAGAATCTTCCGCAAAGAAAAACCGAAAACACTGAAGTTGATGAAGCAACAGGTTGCGGACCAACTGGTGCAGCAGGTGGGACATTTATTGCACCAATGTCACCAGTAATAAGGAGACAAATACCAAAATAATTTGAATTTTGTATTTATTAAGGATATTTATATATAGAAATGAATCAATTCAATTATAATAATGATTTTGACAAGGATGTGATATATAACAAACTTGCAGAAATTTCGTCAAAACTTGAAGAAGAGCAAAATAAAGATAAAGGTGAGCGAGACAAAGAAAAAGAATTAAGACTAATGTATGCTCAAATGATTCAAGGTTTGAAGTTGAATACATTATTTAATAATAGAAATTTTTACTTTTGAATAAAAAATAAACAATAATAGAAATGTTAGAAAAGAATAAAGTTTATAATCTCAGCGAATTTTGCAGAGTTCTCAGGGAAAGTCAACAGTCTAAACAAGAGTTCAACGCCAAAAAAGGTGAAAATGTTGATAATGAGGACAAGAAAAACAACGGAAAGGCTGTGAAGGATATTCTTGACCAAAAGTATGACGGTGGTATTCAAAACAATCCAAAGAGAGAAGACCCACGTGATACCGATGATTTTAATAAGACAACTCTCGATGTTGATTTTGACTTTGAGCCAAATGATTCTTATAAGGCAAAAGTTAAAGCAGAAGTTGAAGGCAAATTTTCAGCCGAAAATGCAAAAAACACTAAGATTGAAGACGAAAACAAAGGTCTTGATTTTGAAGGAAACAAAGAATTTTATAAAACAAGACAAGAAATTGCACAAAAACGTGCTGATAGAAAATATGAACTGAAAACTTCTGGTTTACAGTCAAAGGAATTAGCGAAAGATAAAGATTTCGACAAAGAATTTAAAGATAAAACATTATTTAAACAAAACGAGAGTAAAATGAAGAGATTACACTTTAATAAAACAATATTTCTTAATGAAGAACAAATGATTAAGAAAATTCCTGATGATATGAAGATTGATGGCAATAAGTTTTTGATGAAAGATTCTGCCGGTAATGAATATCTTATTGAATGTGTTAAAGACAAAGTGCTTAATGACGTAATACATACAAATGTTATCGACTATAGAAATAAGGAAAAAATTAATGAAACCTTCAACCGTATGAAAGAATTATATGGTTATAAAAGTGAAAACAATAATCAAAATTCTGGAAAATACGAAAATGAAATGGTTGGCAAGATGATTTCTGAAAGTAAAGAGAAATTATTTGTTAAACAAGATACAAAGAAAAACTAATATAATCCCACATGAGGCTTTATAAGTCTTGTGGGATTTAAAATATATAAGAACATTAACAACTTATTTTATTAAATGGCACTTGAAAGAGAAACATTGGGGTTTTGGGAACGTCTCATGAAATTTAAAGACAAACATGGTTATTGGAATTTAACTAAACTTGTCTTATTTGTGGCGTTTGCTGTAGCAATACTTTTTTTGGCAAAGAATTTTGGAGAATCATATTCATTTGAACGCCAAAAAGAGGTAATGGTTGAGGTTTTACAAGAAAATAACCAACAAATGTTTTTAGAACATAACGAGAAAATTGAGCAAAGAAGAAACATAAAACCTTATGTTATGGAAGTGCTTAATAATACGTTGATTGAAATGGGGTGTGGAAGGGCTTTTGTTATTGAATTGCATAATGGTTCTAATAACACAGCAGGACTTCCATTTATTCATGCAAGCATGACATATGAAGCGGTTGGTAGAAATATTGAACCGGTAGATGAAGATTACCAAAATATTTCACTTACAAGATTTGTGTTCTCAGAATATTTACACAAACATGAATTATGGTATGGAACAATTGATGAATTTGTTAAATTTGACCCAAAAATGGGTGGAAGATTACAGCATAATGGCGCAACATATATCGTAATGACAACGATTAGGTCAGATAACTATGAAATTGGTTATTTTGGCTTTATCTATTATGATGATGAAAAACATGATTTTGGTAACAAGGAACAAATGGAGTTCATTCTTCATGCAGTTCAAAAACTTTCTAAACTTTTGAATAAAGACACATCAACAATATAGTACTATGAAATGGTTCACACAGAAAACAATTGATATTATCCAATGGATTTTCATTATTGGTCTCATTGCAATGCTTGTTATACAAGGTGTACATTATCAGCAAGCAAAAAAAGATTTAGTGACAAGTGCTGAATATAATAAAGAAAACACATATGTGAGAATTTATGAAAGTCAACGTTTGGATAAGTTAAAGCGTGAAAACAGAGAATTATATGATTCAATTAAAAAATTGAATGATGTTGAAAGCGGAATGGTTATCAAATTTCGTGAACATTATGTAACAGATACAATCATGGTTGATAAGTTCGTTGTCCAAAGAGATACTATAAGAGTAGTCGCTGAGAACAATAAAGTTTATGAAAGTGTTGATTCGATTTATCATTATACACAGAATAATGACACCGTTAATTTAGATATAGATATTAAAGCAAAAGAGTTACAGTGGTGTAAGGCCGATTTTACTATTAATGACCAATTTATGATTATTAACCGTGAAAAGAACGGTGTTAACCAAACATTTATTAATCATTCAGACAATGCCACAATTGAGAGTACAACAATGTGGCACAGAAAAGATACAAAGAAGTGGTATCAAAGGTTTACTATAAGTCCACAAATAGGTGTTGGATATGGTATGATTAACCGAAAAGTAGACACTTATGTCGGTGTAGGTGTTGGTTATCAGTTTAAATAGATTTCTTCTTTTTCCTATTCATAATTTTTACGTTTCTCCCTCCCTTTTTTCTTGAAAGTGGGGGAGTTTTTTATTATTTTTATGTAAATAATAATATTAATAATGATTATGAGTTTACTTATAAATGGACTTTTGATTTTCATCCTATGTTTCACTTCTCTTAATGTTTTAAGGGAAATATATTATTTTTATCAATGTTATAGACGTGTTGAGAGATATGAAATTAGCAATCTTAGAATGTTTGGCTTGTGGGCTTCAATTTCTTATATATTGACAATAATTTTAGTTTAGATGTTTTAGTTATGGATTGGGAAAATAGATTGAAGAAATTAAACGATTATGATGTTTCGTTTGAAATAAAACAAGGATATTACCATATCGCCTTAAAATATGATGATGGATGGTCTATTCTTGATTCAGATAACGAAAACATTTACATACAAGAAAAAAACGGATTTCATCATTATATAGCATCTGCTGATAATGTCAAAATGGATGATTTATTCAATATTATTGATGCAACTATTGAATATAATTTGGATTTACAAAAGAAGTTAATATTGTTTAGAGAAAAAACTGAAGAATTACAAGAAATTTTTTCTAATGAAGACTATGAAACGCTTAAAACCATAGAGTTTAAAATAACAAAGAAGGAATCCAAAAAGAAAACAGTTAAAAAACCTAAAAAGAAAACACAAGAGAAGCCAAAAAGAAACACAACAAAGAAAAAACCAAAAACAGAGATACAAGAAACAAAAGATAAAGCAAAAGAAATAGTCGAGAACGATTTAAACCACATTGAAACAACTGATTATGATAAAAATGATGATGTTGTAGTTATGTCAAATGATTATTTTGAAGAGTTAGAGCGAAAATAATTAATTAAATTAAAAAAATAATGTATTATATTTTTATATTGTTTCTTTTTTCATTTATATGTTATTCTGCCACACAAATGATTGTATATCTTAACGGACCGTTTCATATATTTGAAAAATTCAGACACTTAATGCAAAAAACAAGTGACCAATTAGCAGAATTAGTGAGTTGTGAAGCCTGTACTTCCACATGGGTATCATTCTTCATTTCTGCTTTAAATTTAATTGTTTTACCGTCAATCGCATTTACACCGTTTAATCTAATATTAGGTGGCAAAGGGTTATGGTGGCTTATAATTTTGCTTGATGGACTATATGGCTCAGGTATAACTTGGATGTTGTTCCGTATAGAAGACTATTTGGTTAATAATTCAACTAATAATGAGGATAATGACGAATGATAAGGAAATTGCATTAGAGATAGCAAAAAACAAGACGGATGAAATTATAGTTAAACAAGAACTTAATTCAGCAAAAGATAAATTTATAAATGAATTAAAAAACACTTTTGGCGATGAAATGAAAATGGATTTCAAAGAATTGAACAAACCAATAAAACTTAAAAAGCCATTTTCTATGAAAATTAAGGAATTTTTTAATAAAATAAATAATGTATTAGGATTATAACATGGAATTAAGACACTTATATAAATTATCTGAGATAATACAACATAATATTAAAAATGAAAATTTACCAAGTGAAGTGGTAGATAAAATGGAAATAACAATGTTGTTTAGTCCGACAACATTTTATGGCATTGATAAAGAGTTCTATTTTTTGACACATAATAAGTCATATGAAGGATTCGTGCATTCAGATGTTGTAAACGCAAACATAAATGGCATAAAGTTTAGAATTTTGTCGGAGATACAAAAGGAAAATGAAGAACAGAATTAAAGGCTGATTAGTTCAGCCTTTTAATATGCTGTTGTTTTATGCATTAGTGAGTTTCTTTTCCATCCTGTTTTATCTTCCATTTTATCTAACCATCTTCTTATATTTGTTGCCTTTGTTTCTCCCATAAATACAATATATTTCTTATTAAGTTTTGATATGTCTTTTTCAAGTTTGTCGTATAATGTTTTTGCTTGCTTGTTGTTATAACAAGTGACAAAATCAAAATCATCAAGATATTGGATTATTAATTTGTTCTTAAAAACCATTACACGTCTCATTTCTTCCCCGACATCTTCGTTATTCAACAGTAATTCATTTAAAATAAAGGTATAAGGTTTTCTATCTTTTACTGGGTGATAACCATACACACCGAATTTTTCCTCAACAAGCCAATCATTTTTTTCTAAAATAATATGATTTTTCCAATCTGTAATTATGTTTTTGGTAAATTTACCGTCTTTATTTCTAAACGAATTTTCAGTATTTTCACCCTCATTTACCTTTTTAACTAATAAAATTTCATATTTTGCTGATTGTTCTTCATGTAGACCATTTTTCCTGTTTGTCATAATAGTTTTTGGAAAAATTGTTTTCTGACGATTCTTTTCTACTATATCATTATATGTTTCATATGCTTTTAATTTCCATCTTTCCATGCCAATTGACCTTATTTTTTTGTTATTTTTCGTTATTATTATTGTATAATAACCACCTTCGTCTCCGGTCTTTTTTAACATGTCAAGTTGTGCTTGTCTTCGTTTTAAATATGCTCTTTTATTATTTAAACGTTTAAGTCTTTTTTTACGTTCCAATGCTTTGATACGTTTTTTTTCTTTTTCTTTCTCCTTTTTTAATCTTGCTTTTTCTTCTTTTCTTGCTTTTCTTGCGGCTTCAATTTCAGCAAGCCGTTTTGGACCATAACCCATATTTGTTTATTTTTACGTTATTTTGTAACTATAAATATTTGGATAAATAGAAATAATGTATTATATTTGCAAACGAAAATAACATATTAAAACTTATTAAAATGGCAAAATTTTTTGAACTTACAGATGAGAATCAAACATTGGTTAATGATGTTTTCCAAGATACAGGAATGCATAATTATATGAATTTGAAAATGGTTGGTGTGTCAAAGGCAAAAGAACTGATTAAAGTATCTAAGGCAAATCCCCTTGCTGAGTATGTTGGAAAATGTCCGGATACAATAGTCTGTGCAATATATGAGGATGCCTTTGACCGTCTTGATGAAAGAACTAAGCGTTTATTGTTAACAGATGCTTTCGGTGTTGTATTTTATGATGATGAGAAGGATAAAATCAGTATTGGAGCACCACAAATTGTTGTTACTGTTGCTGGTAGAATGAAATATGGTGAAGACCTTATTAATGCCGCTGAAACCGGTGTCCTTGCAATTCAACAAGTTGAAGATGAAAAGCGTGAACAAAAAGAATTGGAAAAGGCAAATAAGAAAAAGGATAAACAATGATTGAATTGTATAATGATGACGGTATCAAGATAATGCGTCAACTTATTGATAAAGGTGTCGAAATTGACGAGAATTATTATAATATTGAAAAAGATAGAATAGAAAATGGCAAAAACTGATTTTGAAAAATTTGCATTGAGTAAAGGTATTGGAAGTCATTTGCTAAATGAATATGATAAGTATAATAACAGAATGGCATATGTTGACCCATATGTTATAGAAGAACGTGCAATGAATATCACAACATTGAGTGTCTTTTCAAGACTTATGCTTGATAGAATCATATTTATTGGAAGTGAGATAAACGATGAAGTTGCAAATATAGTATCGGCACAATTATTGTGGTTGGAACAACAGAGTGATAAAGATATAACAATACACATTGCAAGTCCTGGTGGAAGCATATATAGTGGATACCAGATACTTGACACAATGCAATTTATAAAACCCGAAATCTCTACTGTTTCTATGGGTATGGTTGCTTCTATGGCTTCTGTAATTGCAAGCAGTGGAACAAAGGGAAAAAGATTCATTCTTCCGCATTCAAGATTCTTGGTTCATCAACCCCTTGGTGGTACAAAAGGACAATGTTCAGATATACAGATTGAAGCAAAGGAAATACAGATATTAAAAGAGGAATTGCAACATGTTCTTGCTGAAAATAGTGGACAGAATTATGAAACAATAGAAAAAATGTGTGATAGAGATACTATATTAACAGCACAAGAGGCGGTTGATTATGGTTTTGTAGATTCTATTGTAATGAATAAGAAACATAAAGTTCTACCATAAAAAATGAAGATTTGGCTCAATAATCTGAAAGAAGGTGATACATTTTATATAATATTTGGCTATAATGTCTATAAATGTAAACATCTTGGTGATGCAAAAAACCCTAATTACCTTATGTCTCGCATTAAATATGAAATGTATGATGATAATGTAACAACAAACGGTGAACTATTTGTCAATCAATATGTCTATGAAGATGAAGAAACAGCAAAAGAATGTCTGAAAAGTCTTATTGATAATAAAATAGGTGATTTAGAATTAGATTTAAGAAATACCGAAATGCATATATCAGTACTAAAAGAAGAAATTAAACGAATAACCGGTATTAAAAAGGAACTATATAATGAGCGAAAAAAAAAATTAACTACGGATGGGATTTCTTTGAAGGTATATATAATGAGACAATAAGAAATGGTGAAACATTTTCTCATGATATGGGTGAGATTATTCAAAAAGAACTTGAAAAAATGAAACGTCAAAGAGATGAATGGTTAAAACAACAAAAAAAAGAAGAGTTAGTCAAAAACGACTAACTCTTTTATTTTAATTGGCACTTCTTCTGATTACTCTTCTAAGAGCACTTCTTTGATTGATTGGCTGTTGTTTTGCCTGCGGTTGTTTAACAATCTGTTTAGGCTGTGCCGTTGCTCTTTTTTTACCACAATTACATCCCATAATATATATAATATTTTAAATAATGTTATTTTCCTAATTTTGTATTTGACACTTTATCAAAAGTACCCAAAAAGACAAGTTTACTCATTTTTTCCTTGAAACCATCAACTAATGAAACTATACCGGATAATTTATTATTTTTGCTACATTCCGTTCTGACAATCTCAACCATATCAAGACAGTTCTGACAAAGTTTATTAATGTCTTCTTCAATTTTAATGTCGTGCTTTATTGATAATTGACCGAAACGTGGTTTACCATAATAACCAAAATATTGTTCAGCAAGTTCATCAGCAAATTCAATAATAGTATCTCTTACTTCATCGGCTAATTCGTGGCCATGCATACTATCAATTGAATAATGTATCATTTTTGCAGTATCGGCATAAAGATACAACTTGAAAATCATATCACAAGTTTCTTGATAACTCATTTTTGTTAAATTTCATTAAAATTATATCTATTATATAAATATTAGTCAAAAATTCTTTGTTTATCCAATTTTTTGTATTATATTTGTCAAAAAGAATAAAACAAAAATTATGAGGTTAACAGAGGGAAATTTTAGAAATATTATTCCAATTGAACAGCAACTATTGTTTGATTCTCTTTTAGAAGATATAAAAGATATAAACATGTATAATGAATGTAAACTTTATGTTGATTGGCAAGATTATCATGATGAATATTCGTGTGAAAGAACAGACCCTTGTCCTGACTATTACGGATATTATACATTAAGGTTTGAAAATAAGCCAAATGAAACAGTTGGCACTGTTATGACAATACAAGAACTTGATAGTGCTTTATGTATATTATATAGTTATAATGTTTTATTATATGGAGAAAAAGAGTTTTGAAGATTGTATTGAATCAGTGGATAAAGTTAGAAATATAGCCGAAAATATTAAAGTACAACTATTAAATGAGAACAAAAAAGAAGATATTGATATTTTTATAATAGTTGATGATTTATGTAAGGCATTGGGACATGCCGCACATTGGGCAGAACAATTAAAATGGGAATTATTGAAAAAACAAAGTTTATGAAAACATTTCAACCAGCAATTAAATGGAGTGGAAGCAAAAGAAGTCAAGCTTCAAATATAGTAAGTTTTTTTCCACGGGAAATTGACACATATTATGAACCATTTTGTGGTGGATGTTCTGTATTAAGAGCGATTTTTAATACGGATATTAAGGTTAATAATTTTATATGTTCTGATATTAATATAACGTTGATTAGCCTATGGCAAATGATTAAAACAAACCCAAAACTTGTTGTAACAGAATATAAAAAGTTATGGGAACAATTAAATGCAATTGCTGATATTGAAGGGCAAAAAAGGTTTTATGAGAAAATCAGAGAAAAATTTAATAAAGAAAAAAATCCATTGGATTTTATGTTTTTAGATAGAACATGCTTTAATGGTTTAATAAGATATAATAAAAATGGAGAGTTTAATTCACCATTTCATATAAATAGAGGGGGTATAAAGCCAAATACTCTTGAAAAAATCATCATTGAATGGTCAGAACTTTTAAATAACCATAACGTAGAATTTAAAATGTTAACTTATCAGTGGATAAGACCGAAAGAAAATGATTTTCTTTATCTTGACCCACCTTATGCTAATACAAATGGGATGTATAATAACAATTTTGATAATGATAGATTCTTTAATTGGCTAAACAACATTGATTGTAAATGGGCTTTATCATATGATGGTAAAAGTGGTAATAAAGACAATACTTTTGAAGTGCCAAAACATTTATATGATGAACATTATTATCTTTCAAGTGGAAACAGTTCTTTTAAAAGACTAAAAGAGACAGATAAAAATGCAATGGTTTATGAGAGTTTATATATAAAAAACTAATATAAGATTTTTATGGATGCTTTAATACCTGATAGTAGAGATTTTTTTACAGAAAATGAAATATCTAATTATGTTAGTCAACAGTTCTTCAGATGTGTGAGACCATTTCTTAGTTGGATGAAAAAAGGTGAAACATATTGGTTTGAATATCACAATGATGGAGAATATGAGGTAAGGAGTGATAATAATCTTGGCCAAAAGTTTAAAATGACAACGCATCAACTTCTTGGTAATTTTTATCCTGTTGAGTGTGAAACAGATATATGTGCTGCAATGGATTATGCGCATTGGCTCGGTGAACTTGGCTTCCATCACGGCTATATTGAAGAAATTTCAATGGAAATTATGAAGCACAAACAATAACAAAAAAAAAGAAAAATTATGAAGATAGTTTATGACACCGAAAAGAATACTGTAAAAGTTGGTACTAAAACTTTTGGGGTTGACATGCCAATTGAAAAACAGAATGTTATATTATCATTTTTTAATTATTTTGTTAAAAAGAACACTTCTTTAACTGACTTTAATGGTTATGAGGAAGATTCAATGTGGATGTCTTATCGTTATTGTATAGGAAGGCATACAATAGCAGCACATATGAGAGCAGGCGATATTGGAACACATTGTTATGGACGAATGACGAATGAACGTTCAATTTTTACTGCATTTGATATTAATAGAGAAATTGAACAGAAGTTGCAGTTTGGAAATGGTCCTGAGTGGCATTTTCCTATTACATCAATGAATAGGATTTATACAAGTGCAATAGACATATTCTGTCAGTTTATTGAAGATTATGATATTAAGTCAAAAGAAGACTATCTTAAATATTATACAATTGACGTTATTCTTACAGATAATGAACGTGGCTATAAAATTGAAACAACAACTTGGGAAGAAAAAATTTCATCAATGATTCCAACATTTCATGAAATATACGGAGATGATATAGAGGAATATAGTGTTGATAATATTATAGAATGGATAAAATATAAGCAGAAAAATAATATTGATAATATAGATTCCAGAATCAGATGGGTTATTCGCACTTATCCAAATCCTGATTATTTTTATTTTCATGATATTGATGATTTATTTGTATGGAATGATTTAGTACATTTGTTTGATTTAGAACATCATCATAAATCAGTGTTAACAAACGGTGAAGAGGTTGAATGGTATTGGACATATACAAATGATAGCGAACAAAGGGAAGATGGACTTTGGTATCGTAAGGAAGTCGGTTATAAGAAAATCAGAGTACCTGTTGATGCAAAAATTGGAAGTGTAACAACATGGATACCTGACGAAGCAATAATAAAGGATTTGTATTAAAAAGAAAATTATGATTTATGTATTATTATTTATTTTAGGCTTAATAATTGGTATATTGTTAGTGCCAATTGTGATTTATCTTAGAGCAAGAAAGACAGGATGGGACGATAGTAATATCTTTAATGTATTTAGAGTTTTATGCCATTTAGCATTGCACCCCAATGATTTTATAAAAATGCAATATGAGGATGGTAAGAAACCGTTCTGGTATCTTACAAAAGACGAGTTTTCAGAGGTGGTTGATAGCAGACCTTGAAGAATTTTTAAGATTTTTACAATTTTTAACAAAATAAATTTGGTGGTTTCAAAAATTTGACTTACCTTTGCAAACGAAATCAAATCAGTAGTGGTTTCAGACTTACTTCGATATTATGAACAGGCTTAAAAAATTGATAACAGTCTGAATGTTTTTCTCTGATTAAATTTCAAATGAGAGTTAGTTAATTTCTTTTAATAACAAATTAAATAGTGTAACGAATATGGGAAAGTACAATTCAAAGAAAGAGAGTGTTAAGCCAACAGAAGTGAACTACATGGGTGAGATGGCATTTAAGTTGGCAGATAAGGAGTTGTTGGTGTCAACTGTAATGACTACATTTTTGCAGAACTCATACTATGAGCGAGAGGGTGAGATTGTTAAGCGCATTACAGACCTTGTTGATAAGGTTGACCCACTGTTTGCTGCTAAGTTGGCAATCTATGCACGTAACGAGGGTAATCTTCGTTCAGTAACTCACCTTGTATCTGCATTGCTTGCAAAGTATGTTGGTGGTACTGATTGGGGTAAGCGTTTCTATAACCGAATCGTTGTGCGTCCGGATGACATGAGTGAAATCGTGTCAGCATATGCTAACCTTAATGGAATGGGACTTAATGACCTTAAGAAGATTCCAAATTCAATCAAGAAAGGCTTCAAGGAGGCATTGGAACGTCTTGATGCTTATCAGATTGACAAGTATAAGATGCAGAATCGTGAGGTTTCACTTATTGACCTTGTGCGTCTTTTCCACCCAAAGGGTAATCAGAAGAATGCAGAGGCATACAAGCGTCTGGTAAACGGTGAAAGTCTTGCAGACCTTTATGAGAGCAAGGTTCTTGAAAAGGAAATGACTAAGGCAGGACAGACAACAAAGGATGCTACACAGGAAGAAAAGATGGAGGCAAAGCGTGAGGCAATTACAGCAGTTCTTGACAATGTTAAGGGTATGCCTGTTATGAACCTGCTTCGCAACCTCAGAAACATTCTCTTATATGCTCCTGATAAGGTGAATGATGCTTGTGAGCAACTGACAATTGAAAAGAAGATTCTCAATTCAAGGCTTCTTCCATTCCGCTTCGCAACCGCTTACGCTGAGATTGAGAAGGTAATGTATGCTGATACAAAGACAAAGCCGACAACCAGTATTGTCTTTGAGAGCGAAGAGTCAAAGCAGCAAGTTAGTGAGAGTAAGTTTAATGAACTGAAGAAGAACTTGCTTGATGCAATTGAGACGGCCATTGAGATTGCTTGCCAGAACATTCCTGTATTGGATGGTAATTGTGCAATCCTTGTAGATGATAGCGGTTCTATGCGTGGTGATGCTGGTGGACATTCACGTGTCTCTGCATTCAGCAAAACTAATTCTTCAATGATTGCGCATTTGTTCGCAAGCATGATGGCTTGGAGACAGCATGATGTGTATGTTGGTTTGTTCGGTGACAGACTTATCCAAGTACCTTACAAGCGTAATGTGAAACTCCTTGATTTCAATAAGGAATCATATGAGATTGGTGGACGTTGCGGAGGTGCAACTGAAGCGGGTATTTACACATTCCTTGAGAATGTTGTAAAGGAAAGAAAGAAGATTGACAATATTATTGTCTTCTCAGATTGTCAGATTGGACGTGGTGGCCCATTTACCGCTTGGTATGGACATACATATGGCGAAAAAAGTGAGCATTTCCATGAACTTTTCAAAGAGTTCAGAAAAATTAATCCGAATGCCAACTTCATTGTGGTAAATATTCGTCAGAGTGGCGGAACGAGTGTATTCGACAAGTCACAGCGAATCCTTAACATTGCTGGTTGGAGTGACAAAATTTTTGACACTATCAAGTCTCAGTGCCGAGGTTGGGACGCTATCATCAAAGAAATTGAAGCAATTGAGATTTAGACTTCAGTGAAACTTCTATTGTTTGCTCACGGAACAGGGTTACTTCTGCTCTGTGGGCTTTTTAAATTAATGGTTTAACCAAAAAAAAAATGAATAATCTATTTACACATATTTTTATTGAATTTTATTATAGGAATGGAAAATTCCTTAATGAACATAATTCAAAGTTAACTTTCAGAAAACTTAATGAGAGTTATGGTGTTTTTGATGGCTGTTACGAACTTGCAAAACAAATTTACAACAATATTAAAGAAATAAATTTGAAAAGTGGCGAAAGTAGAGTTTTAAATTTGCACACAAAAAACTGTAAGTGGATAGAAACGTTCGAAATAATGGTTTATTATGATGAAAACTCCAATACAGGTGCCGCTTATAATACGTCTTCACAAATTGTTAAGTCAGTTAATAATACACGTAAATATTTGCCATTAAAATTAAGTGTGAATTTAGCATCCAATAACATTGTTATTAATCTTATGCACGAATTGACACATGCTTATGAAGACTATAATAGAAAAATAAATGTTAAGCCAAGTATTACTGACAAAGCATTAGATAACGGATATTATTTAAACAATTCAGTCGGAAACTATGATAATGAAAAGAAATATATATCATATATTTTATATTATCTTACAGATTTTGAAGTAAATGCTCACTTATCGCAATTAAAAGGTGAATTGCAAAATTGTGATAAATATTTTGTTAATATACAACAAATAGTTGATTTTCTAAGAAAAACTGATGTGTATAAACGTTATAGTTTAATAAAAAGTTATATAGATTTTTTCAGTAATATTAGTGATGAAAAATCACAAAATATTGTTTTATCGTGGGTATCAGACCTTTCTAATCTAAAATTCAGAACTTATAAAAATTTTGTAAATTATATTAACAAGAAATATAAGGAAATAGAAAGACATATGAATAGGTTTATACCAAAGATTGCTTATGAGTATTTAGATTATGGGAATACACTTAATAACTTTAATGGAAAATTACCGGAATTAAAAGGTTAAAATTTATGCATAATGAGCAGGTTTTTACTCCAGAACATGTGGTTGATACAATGTTTGAGGAATTGGAATATAAATGTGATAAAATAAGAAAGAAACATATAATTGATAATAGTTGTGGCAATGGTGCAATATTGAAAAAAGTTGTCAGAACATATATCAATGTATGTATTATGTGTGGTTTACCGAAAGAGGAAACAATTAAGGAACTTGAGACATATATACACGGAATCGAGATTGATGCAAAATTAGTCAGAGAAACCATTAATAACCTCAATAAGATAGCCGAAGAATATTCATTGGGTTCAGTTGACTGGGACATCATTTGTGATGATGCGATGTTTGTTAGTTATTTTGACAATAAAATGGATTATGTTATCGGCAATCCACCTTATTGTAATATACATGATATATCAAAGGTAAAAAGAGATATCGTAAAAAAATATAAGTTTGCCAATGGTGGAATGACGGATATGTATCTTGTTTTCTTTGAAATAGGGATAAGCATGTTAAATGAAAATGGAAAACTTGCATATATTACACCAAATAGTTGGCTTACAAGTACAGCAGGAACTAATTTCAGAAATTATCTTAAGGAAAGCAAGACATTGCTTGAAATATATCAATATGGACATTATAAAGTTTTTGAGGGGTTTAACACATATACTTGCATAACGCTGTTATCCAAGACACCGAAAACGAATAATATATTTGTCTGTTATAGAAATACGTCTGATACAGATTTAAAATTTATTCAGACAATGGAAAAACTTGAAGACTGCATGGTAAATGGAAAAATATATCTTACAGATAGAAACACATTGAAAATGCTTTCAGATATTGAGAATATTGATAAGAAAGATAAAAACAGAATAAGGGTTAAGAATGGTTTTGCAACATTGAATGATAAATTCTTTATTATTGATGATTATCCAAATAAAGAAGATAAAAACATTATAACTGTTTATAAAGCATCGAATGGTGAAACACATTATTTCTTTTATCCGTATGATGAAAATGGAAAACCTTTGAGTTTGTTGGACATTGATAATAATTTGGTTGATTTCATGAGAAACAAAGCCATAGAAATGGAAGTCAATACTGAAAATCCTGCTTGGTACTTATATGGCAGGACACAAGCATTAAATGATGTTAAATATGATAAAGTAGCCATTAATAATCTTATACGAAACAGTGATGATATAAAGTTATATTTTATTGTGGGAGGAGAACAAACAGGTGTATATAGCGGCTATTATATACCATTATACAATAGAGACGTTGAAACTAAAGTTATGGAAAAAATCAGACTTGACCTTTCAAATGATTTTGTTGAATATATCAAGGCTGTTGGCAAATATAAAAATGGTGGTTATTATACATTTTCTTCAAAAGAACTTGAAATGTGGCTTAATTATTGTACAGAAAAACACTTTTTTGACAAAAGTTAACTATTTATATAGAAAATAAAGGAGATAAGAAAACAATATATGAAGAGAACAATTAGACTTACTGAAAGCGAACTCAGAAATATGATTTCTGAATCAGTGAAGAGAGTATTAAAAGAAGATTTTGAACAAGACTATAATACAGCCAGACAAAATTATAATAGACCTCTTTGGGGATTTGAAATGAAAAATCAAGAAGGTGAATGGCAGTATGGTGAAATCGAATATGACCCCAACAAGCAAACCATGTCATGTATGGGAGTTACAATAGAGGTTGACCCAAGTCTTAGTGTTGACCAAAATCTTGAAGCTTTATATGAAGAGTTAATGAATAATGGCTTTTCTGATGGTGATGAGTAAAAAAATTTTCTTAATTTTTGAAACTTTTTGAAAATTGCTATATATTTATAATACGATAATTGATTTCAACAAATAATATTAAAGAATGTTTAGTTTTGATAATACATATGGTTTTATTAGTAGAGGAACAGAACAGTTAGTTCCCCAATATTTACCATGTACATTGCAATCAGAACCAAAACATTTTTGGTATAATGATGCAAACAGTGGAGGAATAAAAAAGGTATATAAGAGAAATAAAACAAAACTTAGGATGATAGCATAGACAATCCGTTTTAAACTCAATATATATTTCCCTGAAAGCCTTGAAAGAAACTCCCACAAAAAGTTGAAATCAAGGTTTTCTTTTTGTATAAAAACGTAAAGAAACGTTAAAACACAAATAACAAATGAAAAAAGTTAATGAAAAGTTTGGCCAAGTCAAAAAAATGACTTACCTTTGCAAACGAAATCAGAAATGATAAAGAGTTCTTTGAAAAACGGAGTTTAGTTCAGTAGGTTAGAATGCTGCATTTGGATACAGTCAACAAAAGACTGAAAAAAATGAAACTGTATATAGAATATATTTAGATAATTCTAATCCTCATAAGGATTAAAAATGGTTGCGATTACCATTTATACAGCGATGCAGTGGTCGTGTGTTCGAGTCACACAACTCCGACAAAATTGATTGTATTAAGGTTTTTTAACATAAAATATTTGGTAAATCCAAAAATATGTATTACCTTTGCAAACGAAATTCAGAAAGACAATGATTTAATGGCAACATTATTGAATGTAAGTTCTTTCGAAACGTTCTTTGACATATTGGAACAAAATTATATAAATTAAGGCATAATTCTTTGAGATTTTGTTGTGATAACAATGGTCTCAGAGAAATCCGAAAAAAGGTTTATAGTAGGAAGACTTCAAACCAAGAACCTTGAACCTTATCCCAAGCCTTGGATTTTACCAAGAGAAAGCTTGAAGGTGACAGACCATTGGGTAATTCCATAGGAGCGTTGTTAGGAAGTCTTATTTCGTGTTGTTGTGAGGGTGAGTTTGAATTAAGCGATGAAGAATCCTGAGAACTCAATGGGCATACTGAATTGACAGTTGAAAGACCTTATAGTGGCAAACACGTGATTGAGGTCAGTGTGATACGTAAAGCAACGTGATGGAGACTGTGAAAGAGAAAAGCAGTGAGAATCTGCACTTTTAAAAAAGTTAATTGCTCTATGACAGATGTAGCAACAATACATTTTAAACAGATATTGGAGAGGTTAGGTGAAAAACCACAATCCGTTACCAAGAGTTTTTAGACTTCAACGACATCATTAGATGGGTAGCATAAAACTATACGTTGATATAATGCAAGAATTTTAAATTGGTGTACGGATTTAGTTCAGTAAAATTAGAATTCCATTGTTTGTTTTAAACAATGGGGAAGTAGCTCAGAGGCAGAGCAACTGACTGTTAATCAGTAGGTCGGGATATCGTAATTCCCCTTCCCCGCTTATAAAAGCCATAAAATGAATAAGGATGAACACAACAGCCCATCAAGCAAGATGGAGAAATTTGCGTAACGGAAACTTATTTTTGGCTTTTTGAGTAAGTACAGACCACTTAGTAGTGAACAAGGTAAGTTTTACATTATACTAGTCAATTGTGTGAAACGTAGTCATCGGCACTAAATGTGACCGTCAGCTTGTTGAAACGTGTTGATTACCGTGAGGTATCATAAGAGGCAACGCAACAGATGAGGTGTGTTTTTTTTCTGTAAATCCTCAACAGTCCGTGGCTCGTAAATTTACTTACTCATTTAATAAAAAAAAAATCCATAAAGGAAACATCTGTCATTGTTCAAGTTGGAATTGGGATTTACGGACTTGATAAATTTACCCATCCTTTTCATCCCCACTTGTACAAGAATTTCAACTTTTAGATAAACAGAAGAAGTTACTGTAGGCAACGCTTGATTGACAGTTGTACAGGATAGTGGAATGTAATGGATTTCCTTTTTATGCCTAAAAAATAAAACCGATAGCGGAAGATAGTCTTACTTCGATGAATTTGTATAGTGGTTAATACGTAAGTTTTTTGGGTACTTAAAATCGTGGGTTCGAGTCCCACATTTATCTTTAAAATTAGACTTCTTATTATTCTTCGGTTTTTTATATAATAAGGGGGGATGACGCAGTAGTAGCGTGACTGTCTCATAAGCAGTAAGTCGTAGGTGCAAATCCTACTCCCCCCACTAAAAGAATATAACAGTAGTGGTAAAAAAACTTACTTCGAATATAATATCGGTTCGAATCCGATAATTTCTACCATAAAATCAGAAATTTGGCGAAATGGTATACGCAGTTCTTGGCAAAAAGAATTTATAAAAGTCTTCAGTTTTTTTAGATGTCCTCTGTTATTTTTTACAGCATATCAGTAGTGGTTTCAGACTTACTTCGAATGATAAAGAATGGGTTTTTATAGTATTAGATTATAGTCTGAATGTTTTTCTCTGATTTTTTGCAGGTGTAGCACAATGGCTAGTGCGTCTGCCTTCCAAGCAGAGGATGACAGTTCGATTCTGTTCACCTGCTCAATTCTATATATAATGTAATATAATAATATGGAAAGGTTGATGATAGTAGAGACCTGCTTGCGAGTCATTGTTTTGGTGGTTTTAGGGGCTGTATCTCCGCAGGTTGAAATAAGTGGAGAGTGGTAAGGCCGTGTAATCTGTATTATCGTATTACATTGTCATTTTCAGTTGGTTATTGAAAGTAGCAAATTTCCATGCACTGAGAGTAAATAACGATTGTTGGGGAAAATATGGAAACATCACTGATACATTTGTATTAAATGAAACCCGTGAACAATGGTTTAGGTTAAGGGAATACCTAACAACGTTGGACTACCAAAAGAAGACCGAAGGTTCAACATTTCGGGTCTTTAACTCAGTTGGTTTAGAGTGTCACCCTTACAAGGTGGAAGTCGTTAGTTCGAGCCTAACAAGACCCACAAATAATTATGAAATGTATTTAGAGTAGTGCATGACAGTTGAAAATTAGCGTGAGATACCTGGAGAACAGGTTACTGTCTGCGTACTTGCAAGACTACTTTAAATATTCATGGGAGTGCGCCAACGATGGTGAGTTGGGACGGACTGTAAATCCGTTGCCTTTCGGTTTAGGGGGTTCGAATCCCTCCACTCCCACATTATAAAGATTAAGGACAGTGGTTTCAATTGGGAAGAATCCGCAGGTACAGAGGATTCAAGATAGAATGCGGTAGAATTGGCCAAGGGCATTCTAAATACCCAAACGAAGAGCAACAGGGTAAAGGTGTTTATCTCACATAATGTGACTTGAATGGTTGCAAACATTCTTGATTTAAAGTAATCTGAAATGGTTATTTAAGTTTCCTTCACATTCTGAGTATTGATACCTGTTGTGATGTAATTACTGTAAGTTCCGACAGTACAAGCGGAAATTGGAATTAAGTTTTATCGGTTTGTAAAACCGAATATGCCCAATACCATAAATTCAGGAAGGGCAGTTGTGACAACGCAATTCTTAGCCACAAACTACAATGCAGTAATTAATTCGTCATAAGAATTTATTTTAGCCGAGACATTGTTTTTATCTTTATAGATGCTCCCTTCGTCTAATAGGTTAGGACGTTGCCCTTTCACGGCAGAAATGATGGAGTTCGAGTCTCCCAGGGAGTACACAATAATTAAAGTCTTGGTGGTGTGGTGCGCAACACTTAATAAGGCTTCGGCTAACCATCATAGTCTGTGAGACGTGCGTCTATCGTTTGTAGCAGACATTTTTTGTTTCCTTGACCGAGCGGTTAGGTAGCGGTCTGCAAAACCGTTCAGATTGGTTCAACTCCAATAGGGAACTCATAGAAAAAAAAAATAGATAAAGGGATTTGGAAGGGTGTTCAAGTTGAAATTTATCTTTGGTTCGGTTAAGGTCAGAGTCAGTCCGGAATAATAACGTGTATTGGAACACTGCCAAGGGTAATCTTGCAAGAATTTCAATAAGGACATTATATACAATCCGAGATGAGTTTGTACGTTCTCCTTATCAAAACGTACAATTGGGAAGGTAGCAAAGTTGGTCAATGCACCAGACTGAAAATCTGGCTATGGTGGTTCGATTCCACCCCTTCCCACAAGATAAATTTGCCGGTGGAGCACGATGGTTGTGCAACTGATTTGTAATCAGTAGGCTGTGGGTTCGACCCCCATCACCGGCTCAAAAATAATTAAAAGGTTTAATATTATGGGTAGATGTCAATGTAAGGTTTGTGGAAGAAAATTCATTTATGGAGATTGTCAATCTCCAATGTTAAAAGACAAAAAGTGGGAAGAAGTTGTTCATTTTTATGGTTTGGAAAATTATGAAAGGGAAGCACATAATAAGTTTATCGAACATTATTATAGAAGTGGTTTGAGGGCTAAACATAAAGATGAAGAACATTTATATTTATGCTATGAATGTATGGAAAAGGCATTAGGTAGGAAGATTAAAAGAACAGATTTAATCAGTAAAAATGCACCAATTAACGAAAATTTTGAATATATGTATTTTGATAAATAGTTGGCCGAATGGTGGAACCGGTAGACACATTAGACTTAAAATCTGAGGGGCAGTAATGCCTGTGCGGGTTCGAGTCCCGCTTCGGCTACTGGGCTCCAAGAACGAAAGCCGGGAGAACATTTAAGGAATAATTGGGTGTCGTTGACATTTGTGGGTAGTAAATAGCAAGAAACCCTCATTTATATAATGGTCACGTATATCAGTTGGTTAGATTACCATCCTGATAAGATGGGGGTCGGCAGTTCAAGTCTGTCCGTGACCACAAAAAATAATGGAGCGTGTAGTGTAATTGGCTAACATATCACTCTGTCACAGTGAAGTTCGGAGTTCGAATCTCCCACGTTCCGCTTTTTGTACTCATAGCTTAGGGGTAAAGCCCGTGACTTTTAATCACGTGACCTGGGTTCGATTCCCAGTGGGTACACATATCTAATAATATGGTGACGTTGGCTGAGTGGCTTAAGCGCAAGTTTGTGGCACTTGTTTACGTTGGTTCGAATCCAACACGTCACCCTTTTTAAAACAATAGTATATGCAAAAACGTTTAACCCGAGAATGATAGGTTGGCAAAATGCAGTAGCCGTAAAACAATAATTACTGTTTAACAATTCTGCACAGGGTTCACACCTTGAATCAATGGTGATGTTTCAGCGAAATCTGAAAAGTATAAAACTATAGGTGAAAGTCCTAAAAAACGTCCTATCTATATGCTATTTATTTCCGTCTGACTGAGGTTTAAGTTGAAATACCGCCCTCGTTGCTTGCGCAGTTGTGTGCCTTGAACACAATGAAAAACTTATCGGTACACGAAAGGGAATACGGTTGACCTTTCATTTTTATATGTTAGAGAAATAACGACACATATTATATACTGAGCAAAATGACTTATATCGGGCGGGTAAACTCTCTACAGAAGTGATGGTAATAAGGGGAGAGGATAAGTTATAAATGTCTAATTTGAAATTATATTCCTCGATGGCAATGGGGTATCTAGCAATTGTACTAGGTAGGTGTTCGAATCATCAATATTCTTGCAAGAATTTCATTTTAGGCTCATTCAGTATACAAAAACGGAGGTTGGGTCGCACCCAAATATCCAGAGAGTAGTTTCGGGATAAACTTTGGAGAAACAATTAAACAAATTCCCGTACAAGGAAGTATAAGCCTAATTGGTAAGGCAGCGGTCTTGAAAACCGCTAGTAATCGTGAATAACGGTGTGGGGGTTCGAGTCCCTCTACTTCCGCAAGAAAGGATAGATGCCCCGGTAGTTTAACGGATTAGAATACGACACTACGGATGTCACGGTAAGGGTTCGATTCCTTTTCGGGGTACTTTGGAGAGTAAACCTTGACGGTGATAGGGACAGATTGCTAACCTGCTTCGCTCAGTAACATGGGTGTGGTTCGACTCCACTGCTCTCCGCAGATTTACTTTAACAAACTTTTGTAAATTATTGATTTACAATGGGTTATGGTGTAATGGTAGCACCACAGATTTTGGTTCTGTTAGTTTCGGTTCGAATCCGGATAACCCAACGAATACTGCACACATTTAAGATATGAGTTTTCGGAGTGTATAGTATATTGAAAATATCAAGTAGTACTACAATTGATGTTCAAACTAAAACCATATTAAAAGCATTTTCAATGACCATAGGAAGAGATTATTGCAGTTGCTCTTTAAAAAAGGAAATCCTATGTAGAGAATGTGTAATGCTCCAATGGTGGAATTGGTAGACACGCTTGATTCAAAATCAAGTCTTCGGGTGTAGGTTCGAGTCCTACTTGGAGTACAAAGTTGGAATTTAATCATGTATGAGTATAAGTAGGGGTTGCCATTAAGTTGGAGGACCGAAAAGAGGGGTACAGTGATTATCTTGCAAGAGTTCCAACCTTTTATATGCTCTCATCATACTAATCGGTTTAGGTGGTTGCCCTCTCAAGGCAAAGATATGAGTTCGAATCTCATTGGGAGTACAATTTGCTCACGTGCTGGAAATGGTAGACAGGCTTGGCTAAGGACCAAGTGTCGTAAGGCGTATGGGTTCGAATCCCTTCGTGAGCACAAAATAAAATATAAAACGTTTTGATATTATGGGTAGTTTATTGGAAGATTACAAGAAGCAACTTAATGATGAATCTCTAACTGATGAAGAGGTTCTGCAAAGGTTCAAGGAAGATGAGAAGAAATTTCATAAGGAAGTCAATGATAAAGTAGGTGAGTATGAAGCTTTGGATATGGATGCCTTCATTAGAAGAATTGGCGGTCAAGAACGAATTGATGCTATGAAGAAAGTCAATGAAAAATTAGACAGGTCAGTGCTTATCAATGGCAATCTTGTTGAAAAGAAACAACCCGTGAACGAGAATCTTGATGAATGGAAAAAAGGATTCATGGAGGGTTATGACGAGGCATACAGAAGACTAATGAACAGATAAGGTCAGTGCCTACCTAATAATAAAAGGTACAACTTGATGTGGTAACATATCAAGAGGTGGCAATCCCTGAAAAGATACGAATTGCTCGTTAAAGGAATATGGCGAGAATATAAAACCGGTTATTGTTTCATGCCTGAAAACAAAATTTCTTCCGATAGTTCAATGGATAGAACAAGGTCAATTTTTTTGAATTAAAGATGTATTTTACACTTATTGTTGATATTTATAAATAAATAGGAAATATAGTTATTAATATGCATAGAATTAATTGGCAAAACGAAAAAGATAATTTGCGTGCCTTAATAGAAAAAAGAGTTCCTTATCAAACAATTGCCGATTTATACGGTATAAAAAGAGGAAGTCACATAAAGAAAATTGCTATTAAGTTAGGTATACAAATTATAGATAAGAAAACAAAACAATTTTACAGTTATGAAAAACCAAAATATGTTTGTAAGTATTGTGGCAAAGTTTTTGATAATAAATATAAATTGGGGGGTCATGTAACATATTGTAAAAAGAATCCGAAGTATATTGCCAATCTTGAGAATACAAAAAATGCCAGAGAACATATTCACAATGATACATCAGAATATTCATGTAGATTTTGTGGAAAAAAAGTAAAAAATCCTGGTTGTTTAGCAATACACGAAGAAGCATGTTGTGAAAATCCAAATAGAACAAAATGTCCAAATCGGAAAGGAAACGGTGGAAATGCAAACGGACATACAATATGGAACAAAGGAAAAACAGCAAAAGATGATGTTAGAATATTGAAACAAACGGAAACACGTAAAAAATCTTTTGAAGACGGAAAATTCAAGATTAATGGCAAACCACACACAGAAGAAACAAAACAAATATTGCGTGAAAAAATGATTGAATATATTAAAAAGAATGGTAATGGAGATTTTGGACAACACTATTCAAAGAATGCATGCAAATATATTGATTTTTTGAATAGTAAAAATGGATGGAATTTAATACATGCAGAAAATGGTGGAGAAAAACAAGTTTGTGGCTTCTTTCTAGATGGTTATGATGAACAACTAAATATTGCTTTTGAATATGATGAACCGAAACATTATAAAGATGTTTATAATAACATATTGAAAGAGAAAGATATAAAAAGACAGAAACAAATAATAAATGAATTAAAATGTAAATTTTATAGATACAATGAAAAAATAGACAAATTATATTGTGTTAATTAAAAGCCCCTATAACTCAACTGAATAGAGTATCAGACTTCTAATCTGAAAGTTGTAGGTTTGAATCCTACTGGGGGTACATGGCTTAATATTCGTTTAAATGGGCTGTATGGTGTAATTGGCTAACACACTTCCCTTGCACGGAAGATTTGCGGTTCGAATCCGATACGGTCCACAGTCTGACAGCACGGAAAGACGTGGATAATGTATTTCGTAACTTTATCTGTAAACAAAGTGAGGTTATTTTCTTGCATCCTTAAAAAGAAACGTTTTGAATGTTGTTTGGGTGTTATAAACGACATTTGTTGTCTGTGACAAAAGTAATACATAGACAGTCTCAAATTTCTCTGTGGTTTAAGTGGAGACTAAAGGTAAACCAACCACTTTTTACTTTCATCGTTGTGAAAGTTTGGCCTATAAGATGACAACTTGTAGGCTTTTTAAATAGATAGTTTTAATTGGTAAATCGAACCAAAATAATTTTCCAAATAAGTTCGATTTTTGAAATTTACGTAATATTTATAATAAAAAGGATTATAGATATGAAACGTGAATACGCAATAGATAAACTTATTGAGAATGCTGACAAATGTGTTAATATGTTAGACCTTTGTCATAGAATGGGGATTAAAAATGTTGGTGGTGAAGATTATAAGGAAGTGCGTAATTTAGCAAAAGAGTTGGGCATTGAATTAGTTTTTTCATATAAGAAAGTTTATTGGAATAAAAATAATCCACCAATGGACTTAAAGGATATTTTAGTGGAAAATAGTTCATATAAAAGCACAAATAGACTCAAAGAAAGATTAATTAAAGAGGGTATTAAAAAATATAAATGTGAAAATCCAGAATGTGGGTTATCAGAATGGCATGGAAAACCAATATCATTGCAATTACATCACATTAATGGTAATCACCATGACAATAGATTGGAAAATTTACAATTACTATGTCCTAATTGCCACAGTCAAACAGATACATATGCGGGTAAAAATGCTAATAAAGAGAAAACAACAACTTATTCTAATAATATTTCTAAAAAACACATAGAAAAAGAAAAATGGCTGACTTTTTTAGAAAATAGATGGTCTAAAAATCATCCTTCAAAAGAAACGTTGTGTGAAATTTTTAAAGAAGTTGGTAGTTTTAGGGGTGTTGGTAAGTTATATAATGTATCAGACAAAGCAATAACCAAATGGTTTGCCCATTATGGTTTACCAACAAAGAAACAAGAATTAAAAAAATATTTAGGTTTATAAAAACATTCGCAGATGGGGGAGTGGTTTAACCCAGCAGTCTCCAAAACTGCCGTAGCATTGCTACCGTGTGTTCGAATCGCACTCTGCGAGCATAACATATTAAGGTGGTGTCTGGATTTATAGACAGAAACTAAAAGGATTGTTGTTGAGTTAATCAGGCTTAAATCAGTAGAAACAGGCGCCCTGAGCCACCTTATTTTTCAAAACATCTTGATATATGTCATAAAATTACTTGTAATTGTTAAAAACAAGCGTTATAACTTGTTTGTGTGCGAACACAGAACTATTTATATATAAAGTTTATAAAGATTTAAAGAGGAAATCGGCTTAATGAGTTCAGTTTTGTCTAATTGTTAGAAAATAATTTTGTTAAATAGATAATGATTATGACAATTGAGATAGCGTATTTATTGGGTGTATATACTGTTGCAATATGTGGCAGTCTTTATTACACTTTTAAATTTCTGAACAATTTAGGAAAATAACTTTTTTAAACTTTTAAAGATGATAAATATTATGAAGAAAATTTTAAAATTTTGTAACAAGACATGGCAGAACGCCATTTTAAACAATGCGTTTTTGCCAACAGGAATGATACCTTATAATGTTAATAAGGTTGATTAAAAAAAAAAATAAGTTTAATTTAAAAACGATTTTTATGAAGAAAATTTTTAATAATGTTAAAAAACATTTACGTTCATTACTTGAAATACAGGGTGAATTGTTAATGAGAGGGAATTTGACAAACTGACGTTGCCGATTTCCTCTTAATTTTTATTAAAAATATATATTTCTTTGATTTTTTCTTCAAAAATATTTGGAAGTTTCAAAAATAAGCATTATATTTGCAAATGAAAAGAAATCAGTAGTGGTTTCAGACTTACTTCGAATGATAAAGAATGGGTTTTTATAGTATTAGATTATAGTCTGAATGTTTTTCTCTGATTTTTAATAAATAAAAACAAACAAACCGATAGCGGAAGATAGTCTTACTTCGTTTAATAGTCAAAATGGTAAAGACGTAATTTATGGGAAATTAAGATTGTTGGTTCAAGTCCAACTTAAACATTTATAGTTTTAGACTTCTTATTATTCTTCGGTTTTTAAAATATACATGAGTGGCGGTTTAAGAGTTACTTCGATGGCTTAATGGATAAAGCAAAAACCTTTTAAGTTTTAGATTATCGGTTCGATTCCGATTCGGCATGTTATTACATGTTTGTCTCTCTTAATAATTTTCCCTCATTTTTAGGTTTATAATTTTGTTCCAATATGTATTAAGAATACCAGCCTTAACGGCTGGTATTATCTGTTTTTATATAAAAAGTTAAAATGTATTTAATATGGAAATGAAGGTTTTTGTAAAAAGAGGACATAATAAGGGAAGTGGCAGTAAGTTTATACCTTCTGACGGTGAACTTGCTTATGGATATGATACAAATGAATTTTTCGTTGGTGATGGAAAAACTCCTATAAGTGAATTAAATGGTTTTAGTAATGTATGCAAAGCACCAAATGGGGATTTGTATGTTGTTAGTGTTGATAATAATGGTGTCTGTAGTAGCAAAAGAATGAAAATGAAAGTAAACGGTAATGAAATTTTGCTAAAGGTACCGGAAGAAAAATAAGAAAATAAAAAAGAAAGAAAATGTTATTAAAAAGTTTTAACGGTTTAACCAAACAAATGTTTGATAAACCATTTAAGGATATGTTATTTACAATATATAATTTTGCAGATGAAGAGAGATACACTTATAATCTTAGTAAATTAGGCTATGACAGTGACATTGACAATCTTGAATTTGCGATACTTGATAAAGTTGAAGGTGTAAATCTTAACGATTTCAAAAGATATATTGAAAGTGAAGTACAAAATGATAATGTTATTATTGGGGTTTTATTAATTGATTCAAAAAAGGGAAAAATACCTGTTATTATAAAACCAAAAAATGTTAATATAACTTCAATTCTTAATGGTTAAATGATGCAAGCAATATTTTGTTGTTTGCATTTTTTGTATTATATTTGTAAACGTAAAAGATTTAATGTAAAATATGGAAAAGATTGATAGGTCACAGATGGTTGGAATTACTGAAGCGTCTGAGGTTTCTTTTAACCTTGATGTTTTTGATAGATTATATAATGCAAACATTATTATAACTAAAAGATTGACCAATGCTTTAATTGACAAACTGGTGCAAAACAAAGATAAGATAATACTTCATCTTACTGTTACAGGTTGGGGAGGAAGTGAGTTAGAACCTTTTGTACCGTCTGCTGAGACAACAAGGAAAAAATTCGGTCAGTTATTGGAAAAAGGTTTTCCTATTGAACAATGCGTATTGAGAATTGACCCTATAATACCAACAGAAGAAGGAATTGACCATATGTTTGGTGTATTAAGACTATTTTCTGATACAGGAATACAAAGGATTAGGTTTTCTGTTTTAGACATGTATGACCACGTTAAAAAGCGTTTTAAAGAGAAAAATATAGCGTTACCATTTGATACATTTCATGCGCCTTTGGAAATTAGGAAAAATATTTATGACTTACTTGTTGATATTGGGTTACAATATCATTTTGATGTTGAAGCATGTGCCGAGCCTGACATTGAGAGTATTCCTTGTTTGTCTCAGAAAGATATTGATATACTTGGTTTAACAGATAAGATAAAACTTATTGGTAATAAGGGGCAAAGAAGTAATTGTGGTTGTCCGAGTAATAAAAAAGAATTAATTAAAGAAGGTTTCAAGAAAAAATGTGGAAATGGTTGTAAATATTGTTATATAAAATGGTAAATTTTTTAACTTTTTTCCAAAAACAATATATTTATTGCAAATGGAAAATATTTTTTTTTTTTATTATGGCAAGAAAATATACAAACAAAGAGTTTTTGGAATTGTTAAATTCTGTTAGGGATGATGTTGAAATACTTGAAGAATATCATGGTATGGATGAAAGGACACTTTTTAAATGTAAAAAATGCGGTTATGAATGGTATTCAACGCCAAATCACATTGTCAATTCAAAAAGAACTTGTCCTAATTGTACCGGTACCATTAAAACAAATGAACGTTTTGTTAAAGAAATGGCAAAAATATCACCGGACATAAAAATAATGGAAGAATATGAAAAAAATTGTAAAAAAGTTTTGTGTCATTGTAAGGTGTGTGGTTATGAATGGAGAGCAACACCAAACAATCTTTTAAATAAACACAGTGGCTGTCCAATGTGCGCTATTAAAAAAGTCAATCTTAGCAATAAATTGACAACCGAAGAATTTTTTCAACAAGTGCAAATAAAGAAAAACCCAAATATAGAAATAAAAGATAATCTTTATTTGGGTTATAATGTCAAAATGATGGTAAAATGTAAACAATGTGGTCATGAGTGGTTAATGTCTCCTCCAAATATATTACAGGGTAACGGATGCCCAAAATGTCATTTATCTAAATTAGAACTTGGATTAAAAGATTTTTTAAAAGAAAAAAACATAGAATTTGAATGGCAGATTAAAAATGATTATTTTGAATGGTTAAATAGACAAAGTTTGGATTTCTATTTGCCACAATATAACATCGTTATCGAATGTCAAGGAGAACAACATTTTAAGCCAGTTAAACATTTTGGGGGCATTAATCGTTTTGTGGACACAATAGAAAGAGATAAAAAGAAAAAGAATTTAATTATTGAAAACAATCTTACCATATTTTATATGATTGAAAAACGATTTAAAAAATATATAAATTCTAATATTATTTTGAAAGAAATTTATGGTGATGCTAATATTTTGTGGGTTCAAACGGACCATTATGGAAACCTTAAAAATAACAAATGCCTTTATTGTTTTTGGGCGGATAAAAATGGATGACAAATTTTGGTAATATTGAGAAATTGTATTATATTTGTAAACGTAATAATAAAAATAGTGAATATGGTAAACAAAAAAATAAATATTCAAGAAATTGAAAGTAAGAATAAGATAGTTGATAATGCTATCATTATTTTGAAAAAAGAATTTGTTGGTATAGATAAACAGATTGATGAAATTATGGACAATGTACGTACTTGGTACATATATCCACAATTGCAAGTTAGACCGTTGGTTGTCAATCTATTTGGAATGTCTGGTATTGGCAAAACAAGTTTAGTTAAAAGAATTTCACAGTTGCTTGATATTGAAAAAGATTATGTTTATTTTAATTTTGCTTCCATAAGTGAGAGTTCTTCTTGGGAGATAGAGAATCAGATAGAAGAAGAATTATCAAATGAAAAGAGCAATCGTATGTTTGTATATGATGAGTTCCAATATGCAGCAACCATTAATCCAAAAACAGGTGAGGAAAGAGATAATAAGAGTGGTTTAAAACCATTTTGGGAGTTATTGGATAGTGGTTTATTACATAAAAGGGGTGAGTTTTGGAATGTTAGATTGCCTCTTAAAGTAATAGAGTATATGGTTAAAATCAGCATAAAGAATCAAATGGAAATCAAAAATGGTGTTTGGGTTAACGCTGATGAATGTTTGTCATATTTTAAACCATATGATATTCAGAAGTTTAGTGAAGTGTTTAATTTTGAATATGATACAAATAAAATAAAGGAAACAACACCCAAAAATAAAATATTAAAACAAAATATTATTGAAAATGGTGAAGAACAATCATTAAAGGGTGATATTTTAAATGAAGAAAAGACTATTTTACCATTTTTTATTAAAGAATATTATCTTGAAAAAATAATTGATTTATATGATACAACAACAGGTAAAATTTCTGATAAGATAGAAGTTTATCATAAGTTGGAAAAAATGAATTATGATGAATTGATGGAATTTATTTCTTTGGTGTATGAAAATGCAAGAAAGGGATATGACTTAAAGTTCAATGACAGTATTATATTTGTTATAGGTAATTTGGATGAAGCATATGAAATGAGTTTCAATGTAAATCCTGATATGTCACCTGACCAATTTAGGAAAATAACAGAAAAAATAAGTATTGTTGATATTAAGGATGCACTAAAAAGACGTTTCAGAAATGAACAGATTGCTCGTTTGGGAAATATTCATGTTATTTATCCGTCTTTTTCTGAACAAAACTTTAAGGATATCATAGATTTATCGCTTAATGCTTATAAGAAAGAGGCTTTTGAATTAAGTGGATATGAATTGTCATTTGATGATACAATTAAGAAAATTATATATGAAGAGGGTGTATATCCTACTCATGGGACAAGACCAATATTTTCAACAGTACACGAAATTGTTAAGAGTAGGTTTCCAAATATTATAAGGTATATTTGTGAAAATAATCTTAAAGATAGAGTTTACAAAATTCAATACACATTCAATGATGAGACAAACTTAATTGTTATAAATTTGTATGATATACATGGGTTTGCTATCAGTGATATTAAATTTGAAATTAAGTTAAGGTTAAAGAAACTTAGAGACAGTGACATTAATGATGAGGAACAAGCATTATGTGCTTTGCATGAGAGTGGACATTTTGTTATGTACGCCAAGTTGTTTAACAAATTGCCAGAAAAACTTGTTTCAAGAACTACGGATACTAATACCGGTGGTTTTATGATGGAAGACATTGATAATTCCAAAAGGAAGATTTCCAAAAAAGATATGCTTAATGAAATACAAGTTCTTTTAGGTGGCTATGTTGCAGAAAAGGTTGTATTTGGCGAACAAATGACAAGCGGTGCTTCAAATGATTTGTATCGTGCAACACAACTTGCTTCAAGATTGGTAAGAAGGTTTGGAATGGGAAATAATACAAGCGTTACCACTAATACTGATGCACCGGATGACAACTTTGGATTTTTGCTTAATGAAGATAATCAAAATTACATTAATAAGGAAATTCGTGATATTATTGAACAGTCTGAGTTGGAAGTATTTCACACATTGCAAGCAGAAGAATGGAAGAAAATGTTGAAAGAAAGCGCAATATATTTGTGCGAAAATTCAGCAATGCCAAAAGATAAAATGAAAGAAATATATGACAAAGTGTCAGATACTGTCAAAATTACAGGCCGTAATGAGAAATTTTATCATGATGCAATATTAAATATGTAATTTGGCATGTTATTTGTATATAGTATATTAGAAAATAAATTAATAAAAAATAGTTTAAGTTATGTTTGAAACACTTTTTAATGAACTTTTTGGCGATATTGATTGGGAAAAGTTCGCTGAGAAAATGAAAGATTTTGAAAAGAAAAACAATGCAGAAAATGATGGTAAATCTTATTTCCATGCAATCGAAGATGAGTATGAAGACGGTAAACATGTTCTTCATAAGGAAAAAGAGGTAAAAGATGGTAAAGTAATTAAAGACATCAATGATAATTGTCTTACAGTTAAACAGGGTGAAAATAAGGCAATTGAAAATCAAGAAAACAAACAGTTCAATACAGAGAGACAGATTAGAGAATTGAAGGCAGAAAATGAACGTTTGCTTAAAGAAATTGAAAAGAAAAATGAGACTATTAAACATCTTAAGGATTATAATCGTGATAATGAGTTAACAATTGAGAAACAAAATAACGATTTGGAAAGTCTCATTCATAAAAATAAAGAACTTACTAATAAATTGAATAATATAAAGAAGTTATTTTAATTTAAAGAAATTATGAGTAAAGCAATAGGAATTGACCTTGGTAGCACACTTAGTGAAGTAAGTGTAATTGAGGGTGGTAAACCAAGTGTGATTGCAAATGAGGAAGGTAGTTATACAACACCTTCCGTCATTTCTCTTAAAGAAGGTAATCCAAAGATTGGAAATTCAGCAAAGAGACAAATGGTTGTTTCACCAAAGGAAACTATTAATCTTATAAAGAGGTTTATGGGTGGAACTTATGATGAGGTACAAGATGCAATTAAACACGTACAGTATGATGTTGTAAATGACAATGGTCTTCCACGTATTTTAGTTAACGGAAGAAAATATTCGCCTGAGGAATTGTCTGCAATGATTTTGACAAAAATGAAAAAAATTGCAGAAGACTATCTTGGAAGTGATGTCACAGATGCTGTTATTACCGTTCCTGCATTTTTCAGTGATGCTGCAAAAAGTGCAACAAAACAAGCGGGCGAACTTGCTGGCTTGAATGTACTTCGTATTATTTCAGAACCAACAGCCGCTTTACTTGCTTCTAATATTGACAAAAAGAAAGATGGTAAATATCTTGTTGTGGATTTTGGTGGTTCGACTCTGGATTTTTCGGTTGCTGATGTATCTGATAATGTTGTAGAAATTCTTGCTTCTTATGGCGATGTTTATCTTGGTGGTAGTGATATTGATAAACTTATTTCTAATTATGTGGTTGCTACATATAAAGAGGAAAGCGGAATTGATTTGACAAGTGATTCAATGGCAATGTCACGTATATATGAGGCAGTTGAGAAAGCAAAGATAGAATTATCCAACAGTTCAAGCAGCGAATTAAATCTTCCTTATATTTGTGTTAAGGATAATGCTCCACAACATTTAACAATGACCGTTACAAAAGCCAAGTTTGAACAAATTATTTCACCAATTGTTGAAAAAGTAATTAATTGTGGTAAAACAGCACTTGAAAAGGCTAATTTAAATGCAAGTGATTTGGATGGTATTTTACTTGTCGGTGGTTCTTGTCGTATACCAAAAGTACAAGATGAATTAGTTAAAAACTTTGGTGACAAACTGATTAAGAGTGCTAATCTCGACCTTGCAGTTGCGGAAGGTGCTGCAATACAAGCGGATGTTCTTGCTGGTAATACAAATAGTGAAATTCTGCTTCTCGATGTATGTCCTTTAGGTCTTGGTATTGAGACTATGGGTGGTGTTATGACAACATTGATTGAATCAAATACAACAATTCCCTGTTCAAAAGAACAAATTTTTAGTACAGCAGTTGATAATCAGACAGCAGTAACTATTAATGTATTACAAGGTGAACGTCCAATGGCGAAAGATAATAAGCAAATTGGACTATTCAATTTGGATGGTATTGCACCTGCAAGAAGAGGTGTTCCTCAAATTAAAGTAAAGTTTGATATTGATGCTAATGGTATTCTTTCGGTTAGTGCTACAGATAATGCAACTGGTAAGGAACAGCATATCACAATTGAGAATAAACATACTTTGTCACAGGATGAAATTGATAGAATTAAACGTGAGGCAGAGGAACATGCAGCAGAGGATGCAAAAACAAAAGAGCGTCTTGATAAGCAGAATCAGATAGACGGAACAGTTTATCAAGTTGAGAAATTTGTCGAAGATTATAAGGATAAGACGGACATTCTTACTGAGGAAGATAAAACTTATTTTGAAAACAAAATTAATGAACTTAAAACTGTTCGTGATGGTGATTTGGCAAATGCTGACAAATTGATTAATGAGGTTAATCAACGTCTTGCAAGTGTTGGTTCAAGGGTTTACACCAATGGTCAACAGAATGGTTCAAATCCGTTTGGTTTTGGCCAACAAGGTTTTGATTTCAAAAATTCTAATTTTAATGATGTTTTCAATAGTGGAAACAATCAGAAGACAGAAACCAAAACAAATGTTGAAGATGTTGAAGAGGTATAATTTTTAAGGCTGAACATTATGTGTTTTTAATATTTTTTAACACATAATGTTTGGCTATTTAAAGAAAAATACGTATATTTGCAAATAAATAATTTAATAATGGCACAAAATAAAGACTATTATAATATTTTAGGTATTGATAAGACTGCTGACGATAAGCAAATCAAATCTGCTTACCGCAAGTTGTCGTTAAAATTTCATCCGGACAAAAATCCTGGAAATAAAGAAGCAGAAGAAAAATTCAAAGAGGTTTCGGAAGCATATCGTGTTCTTTCAAATAAAGATTTACGTCAACGTTATGATACATATGGTACTGTTGATGATAATTTTGGTGGAATGGATATTAATCCGGAAGATATTTTTGCACAATTTATGAAAATGCATCATGGTTTTGGTTTTGATGACGAACCACACCAACGTGTTTTCAAAGGTAGGGATAAAGTTCTTAAAGTTAACGTTACTTTAAAAGAAATATATAATAATGTTACAAAGGACATAACATATAATGTAAATCGTAAATGTGAAAAATGTAAGGGAAGCGGAAGTAAAAGTGGTAAAACAGAAGACTGCCCTTACTGTAATGGCACCGGACAGATTCGCCAAAAGCAACAGATTGGTATCGGTAGTTATATGGAAAGCATAACAACTTGTCCTCATTGTGGCGGTATTGGAAAAATTGTAAAGGATAAATGTCCACATTGTAATGGTAGTGGTGTTGTTGAAACAAAAGAAACATTGACAATAAAAGTACCATCGATATATGAGGTATTACAGCAATCATTTATACACAAAGGTGGTGGACACAGTTGCGAACATGGCCTTGGTGTCAATGGTGACTTAAGGTTTACATTCAATATTGTTAAGGACAATGAATATGAAATCAGTTCAAATAATGTATTGGATGTTATTAAAACAGTTAAAGTACCTATTATAGATTGTTTGCTTGGGACAAATCTAAATATTACACATCTTGACGGTAAAACTTATAGCATTAACATTAGTGAATGTACACCAAATGGTAAATTATATAGGCTACAAGGAAAAGGTTTTAAGGTTGGTAGTTATGTTGGAGATTTGTACATTAAAATCGAACAAATAATGCCCACATCATTATCTGAAGAAGATAAAAAAATATTAAATAAATTAAAAAAATCAAAAATGTTTAAGTAAATTATGATTTATAGTGCTGGTATAATTCCTTTTCGCAGAAATAGTAAAGGTGAAGTAGAATTTTTTGTTGGTCATCCTGGTGGAGTTGGATGGCAATGGAAAGATTATTGGGCTTATCTTAAAGGTGGTGTTGAAGGAGAAGAAACTTGGGAAGAAACTGCTCTTCGTGAGTTTAGGGAAGAAAGTGGTTTAAAACTTGAAGGAATAACAGAAAAAAATCTTATTCCACTTGGAACATCCAAACAAAATAAACATAAAATTGTTGTTGCTTTTGGATTATATTATCCGAATATAGACCCAGAAAAATGTTTTTCAAATATGGCTGACAATGGCTTATGTCCAGAGATTGATAAATATGCTTGGTTTACATTTGATGTGTTGAAAGAAAAGACCCATCCAATGCATATTAACTTTTATGAACAAATAATAGAATTAGTCAGTTAACTATTTTTAACTGAAAATTTTTGTTTATATGGAAAAATTATAATACCTTTGCATAAGTTTTGAAAATTCGTAGTAATGGTTAAAATTATAAAGGGAAAAGAAGCAATTTATGACGTTGAGGATTATGACGTTGTTTTAATGGGTATATCAACTCATAATACATTAATGGGTAGTTTTCAAGGAAAAATGAATGTAAAATATCCAATTATTGAAAAGGTTATTAATAAAACACCATATGGTGATTTAAGAAAATTAGGAAAAAGAATTACAATAGACGAAACAAAGCCAATTATTTGTTTAATGTATATATGTACATATCCTTCGAGAAAAGACAATTTTATTGATTATGATGCATTAGAAAAATGTTTAAAGGCAGCAAATGTTGAATTTAGTGGTAAAAAAGTATTGTCAACTTTATTAGGCAGTACAAAATTTGATGGCCGTGGTGATAGAGATAAGTGTTTATCCATTATAGAGGAATGTACGAAAAATCTTGATTTATATGTTTATGATTATAATCAAATTACCATAAAAGAAGAAATTAGGTTACAAAATTCTTATTTCAGAAAATATAAAGAAAAATATAAAGGAAATAAAGAAATGTTAAAAAAGATAAGAGAAACCGCAATAGAAATGAGAAAAAAAGCATTTTTACCAACTGATTCTTATCTTACAACAAAAAAAGAGAAAAAAGATGATGATATTCTTAATTTTTAGTTAAAATATGGCAAATAACAACAATTCATTTAAAGAACCACGTATTAATAGGGAAATTACAGGTTATAACGAAGTACGTCTCATTTATAAAGAATATAGAGACGGACAATCTGAAAATGATTTCAATAAAGTTGTAAAATGGAGTGAGGCAGTTTCACTTTCGAAAGAAAAAGGACTTGATTTAATTGAAATCAATTCAAAAACAAACCCACCGATAATCAAACTTGAAGATTATTCAAAATATTTGTATGAGTTGAAAAAACAGTTAAAACAAAGAAAAAAGAATACAACGACATTAAAAGAAATACAATTATCAGCAAATATTTCTGTTCATGATTTGAATATTAAGGCAAATAAAGCAAAGGATTTTATCGAGAATGGTGATAAGGTAAAGGTTGTATTGAATTTAAAGGGACGTGAATTAAGCAGACGTGAAGAATCAAAAAAGTCTTTCTATCAGTTCATATCCATTATGTTAGACAGTGGTTTGGTATCTTTTGATTCTGCACCACGTGATGAAGAGAGAAAAAGTATTGTAATTTTTAAAAAGAAATAATATAAATATGAGTTTTAAATATAAATTTGATTGCGGAAGTAAAACAAGTTTCTACGTTAATCGTGATAATAATGTAGTTGATACATATTTCAACGAAATAAGACGTTATCCTGTTCTTTCTGAAGAGGAAGAATATCAGTTATTCATGCAATTAAAGAATGGTGCAACAGAAAAAGAACGTCAAGAAGCAAAGGAAAAACTTATCAATTGTAATTTACGTTTTGTTATATCAATTGCCAAAAAGTTGGGTACACCTGAGACATTTTGTGATTTGGTAAGTGAAGGAAACATTGGTCTTATTAAAGCAATTGAAAAGTATAATGCTGATAAGGAATGCCATCTGATAACATATGCATTGTCGTGGATTGTTGCTTATATAAACAATTACCTAATTACACAATTAAATCCGGTAGTTCCGCCAAATGCATTAAAAATCCATAATTATGTTAGAAATGTAGTTAGGGATTTCTATGCAGAAAATGAGCGCAACCCAACTACACATGAAATCGCTGATTTAGTTAGAAAAAAGTTTAATTTCAATATTTCTAATCTTGAAGACATTGAATTAGGTCGTTCAATTTCAATTGATGAAAAATATAGTGTGCTTGATGACGATGATACAGTAGAGGAATCACCATTTTATGTGGAAAAAACAAGTACTAACAATATACAGGAAAATATTGACAAGGAATATAAAAAGCATAAGTTGGATTTCTTTCTTGGTAAACTCAATGAAAGAGAAAGATATATTGTTGAACATCACTATGGCATTAACTGCATACAGGAGAGTTTTGATACAATTGGTATGAAGTTAGACCTTGGAGGTGAACGTGTTAGACAAATCTGTAATGTTGCTGTTGGAAAAATGAGACAGTTTAAGAAAATGGTTAACGAATAAACTTAAAAAACGTAAAAATATGGGTAATAAAATTAGTTTGGTCTTTACAGAGGACATTATCAAGTTTATTAAACTTATGAAAGTTCAAAAGTTTAATGACAGTAAGGTTGGTTTTGATAATTATGGACTTTATCCTGAATCACATCTATTTGATTTTATGGCTTTGGTTCTTGGTTTGCAAGACCATAAAATTGCGGGTACAGAGGAAAATCCTCTTGGTGCTGAATATGATGAGGAAGCAACAAGAAAAATGCATGAAATTGACGGATTTATTGTGGAAAATCTTGAATTTATTGAGGAAATCCTTCATCAGTTCTGTGACGTTGGTATTAAGCCTGGAAAGTATTCTTGTCTTGCTTATCAGCGAATATGGAAATATGATGGGGAAGTTGAGACAGTAAAACCGCAATGTTTGGGTGATGGTGGCATTGAGGTAGAGGCATAAGAAAAGCAGTCGTAATTGACTGCTTTTTTGTGTTGAATCTATTTTCTTAATTTTAAAACCCAATATTGTAAATATTGGTCTGCCATTTCTTCATATTCTCCACCATATTTTTCCCATATTTTATCATATAAAGTTTGTCCTTCTTCTTTTTTAATAAAATTTAAAAAGGATGTCATTGTAAAGACTCTTCTAGCAGTTTCAGATGTTTTTTTGCTTTTTTTAAGGTCAATAACAATACTATAATCACGTAAAACAGTTTTAAAAGCGTTTTTAAAACGTGTAATGTTTTCTTTATAGTTATTTTCTTTATCAACTATTGCCCCATATTTGGATAATAATTCTTTTCTATAATCTTCACCATTATAAGAATAACCATCTTCATTTATTTTTTCTTCGCCATAGTCTCCCCTTTGCAGAGCATTCCACACATCTGGATTAATATCGCCCGGATAATATATGTCTTCATCACCAGGAGGAATATCGTCAGGTCTACTTTTTTCAGAACCTAAACGTGGATAATTATCATTTTTATCAAACCTTGTTTCTTTTAATATCTTTTTCACGGATTCCGAAATTATATTTCTGAGTTCGCTTTCCGTTAATCTGATAGTTCTCTTCATATTTAAAATTAATATATTTGCTATTTATCTCTTTCTGATTGCTTGATAAAGGGTATTTATATCTTCATCATTAAAATGACGTACAACACCGTCATTATCAGGTGTACCAGTTGCCATTTTTGAAAATAATGAACGAGCAGCGTCCTTATCCATGTCAGGCCAAAGTGTATATGCTAACTGTGCGTGATTGTATTTAGGGTCTTTTAATGCTTTCATTACAGCATTACGCTTCATCTCAGTGTTTTGGTCATCTGATTCATAAAGATTGTGTTTTATTACGTCCGAAACAATGTTATTTATTCTTTGTTCCATTATTGTATTTTTTAATGTGGTTCTAACACATTCATCAATCATTCTTTTTAAATTCATTGTGTTATAAGATAAAATACTAATGTTTCTTATAAATATTGGTTAAAAAACAAAAATAAACATGTGTTTAACAAATTTTAAACATATAAATTTGTTTGTTTCAAAAATAAGCATTATATTTGCAAACGAAAAATGATAAAACGTGTTTTTAAAACATCAAAAATACATTTTTTAACAGAAAAAATTTGGAAGTTTCAAAAATAAGCATTATATTTGCAAACGAAATTTAGAAATATTACATTTAAATAAATAAAATAATTGTTTAACTTTTAAAAAAGAATAGAAAATGAAGAAGTTTATTTTTATGATGATTATGGCATTTAGTGCCATTGTAGTGAACGCACAGACTGCTGTGCAGACAAGTAAGGTTCTTGACAATACGTATGTTGGTATTGAGGGTGGTGTAGCGACACCTTTGGCATTTGACCATGTTTTCCCTCTTAATTCAACCGCTACGCTTCACGTTGGTAAGTTGTTTACACCTGTAATTGGTGCAGAGGTTGAGGGTACTGCGTGGTTTGGCAGTCATGATTTCGGTGGAACACTGTCACGCTTTGATACTTATGGAGCACATAATGCATTCCGTGGACTTTATGTTGGCGTAAATGGTTTGGTTAACCTTACAAATCTTTTGTGTGGTTATAATGGAACACCACGTAAGTTTGAGTTGAGTGCTCTTGCAGGTACTGGTTGGATTCACACATTTACACCTAATCAGAGTGATAAGGCTAACAACGGACTTGGTGTAAAGACTGGCTTGGATTTTGCTTTCAATCTTGGTAAGGAGAAGGCACACACAATTAGTGTACGTCCTGCCGTACTTTGGAATGTAACACATTCACACACAATGCCTTTGACATTCTGCAAGAATAGTGCTCAACTTTATCTTGGTGTTGGTTATACCTATCATTTCAAGACCTCAAATGGAACACGTCACTTTAAGGTATATGACGTTGGTGCAATGCAGGATGAGATTAACCGTCTCCGTGAGGAACTTGCAAAGAAGCCTACTGAGATTGTACGTGAGCGAGAGATTGTTAAGGAGGTCACTAAGGTTGTTAATGGCAATGAGTATGTAGTATATTTCGCTTATAATAGTGACGTGCTTACTTCTGATGCAAAGGCAACTCTTGACAATGTTAGTGGAACTGTAAAGGTTAATGCGTATGCTTCACCGGAGGGTACTGAGCAATACAATAAGGATTTGTCACAGCGTAGAGCAAATGCAGTTGCTGATTATCTGCGTGGAAAGAATGTTACAGTAACTGAGATTGTTGGACGTGGTGTAGTTGGCGAGGCTTCTAATCGTGTGGCAGTTGTTACCGTACAGTAATTGGTAATTGAAAATTGCAAAATAATGAGGTGCGGTATGTTATATCGTACCTCTTTTTAATTTCTTCTTATTATGAGTCAGATAAAAAGATATTGTGTATTAAATGAAGAACATAATGGAGAAAACGTATTTAGGGTACATCGTGGCTATTTATTTGGCAACCCTTATACCCACATTAAAAACAAGCACACAAAAGCAATGATTGTTGTTAAAACAAGAGAAGAAGCCATTGAAAGATATAAAAGATATTTTGAAAATTGTCTAAAAGAAATTCCTGAGTTTAGGGAAGAATTTGAGAAAATGGTGGATGCTTGTATGAAATATGATGAAGTTTGGATTGGCTGTTATTGCAATTTGAAAGAAAGTTGTCATGGTGATTATATAATACAGCGTTTAAGACAAGAGTGTACTAAACGTATGGTAAAAGATATAATACAAAAGAAAACTAATGTAAATTCTTAGAAAAGAACGGGTTATTTTTCATTACTTCAATTAAATGTTCAAATTTCTCACATAATGGTTTAAATGAAATAATGTCTTCAATTGTTAATCTAAACCATTCTCCGTGTTCTCTCTTTAAATGAAAATTGTTATGCAACAATTGTTCAATTCTATATGGGTAGTAAGTTTCGTGGTAATTAACAATATGTAATTCAGTACCATTACCAGTTTGGAGTTGTTTCATTCTTTTACTATATAGATTTTTAGTAACTCCAATTTTAAAAAGGTCTTGCGCTGAATCACAAATTAAATAAACATATGATTTCATATAGTTTTTCATACATGATAAATATAGATGATTTTTTCGTTTTTAGCAAAAATTAACTTATAATATTTTGATATTTGAAAATAATGTATTAGTTTTGTAACGGAATTAAAAACATATAATTTTAAAAATATGGATAAAAAAGAAGCACAAGATTTGGTGAAGGTTTTAAGTAACCTTGTTACTGTATTAAAAGAACACAATAAATACATTGATAAACAAAATCAGTCATTGCGTGACAATACAGAAGCAATGAAAGAATTGCGTACACGTTTGGGAAGTGTTGCGAACGCTATTACAAGTGGTGGAAGTGTTGTAAATCCGTAAGTTTAATTTAAAACATAAATAAAATGAAACAAATCTGTCCAATTCATCGTTTTTCTTATAGTGGTGACAAATGTCCGTTCTGTGAACAAGAACGTCTTGAACACCTCGCTAAAAAATTTGTAGTTATTGACCATCTTGACGTTATTGGTAATTATAAGCCAAAAACAAGATATGATATTGATATTACAGAAGAACAATTGAAAAAATTAACAGAAAAATTTAATGTTAAGAAGAGATGAAAAAGAAATATATCATTGAAATTTCTGAGGTTTATACATTTCAGATTGATAATAATATGACAGATTGCTGTTATGCAACTATTGATGATTTGGATAATAAAATCCTAACAATGATTGATTCTGACGATATTCATTCGTGGATACCAGTAGGCGGTAAGGAATTTGTCGATAAATTTACAGAGTTATATGGCGGTGGAAATACCAAACCGATAGAAACAGAAGTATCGTTTGGATATGATTATGAAACACAAGGTTTAATTGATTTTTAAAATTGAGAAATGAAGAAATATACATTGGTGGTTGTTTATTTTATAGATTTTTTTGGAGTATAACACTATTTATAAGAAAATAATAATGTTTTTATTTGTATTATAAATGTGTAAAAAGAGAGTGAAAAGAGGATATTGGACTATTGAAAGATGTTTTGAAGAAGCAAAAAAATATGAGCATCGTTCAACATTTAAAAAAGAATCAGGAAGAGCATATTCTGTATTGTATAAAAATGGGTTGTTGGATGAAGCATGTGAACACATGATTAAAATGGACACCATTACAAAATGGACAAAAGAAAATTGTATTGAAGCAGCCAAACAATGTAAAACAAAAAGCGAGTTCAATGGTAAATTTTGTGGTGCAATGACAATTGCCAAAAAGCGTGGATGGTATAATGAACTTTTACAATATTTTACGCCCGTTGGTAGTAAATATAAAAGATGTATTTATGTGTGTGAATTTTCTGATAATCACGCATATGTTGGGTTGACGTATAATTTTGAAAAACGTAAAAAAGACCATTTAAGAGATAAAGATAGTAGTATTTTTAAATATATTTCTTTAAGCAATTTAAAACCATTATTCAAACAAGTAACAGAATATCTTGATTATCAAGAAGCAGCAATTAAAGAAGGGGAAGTTCTAAATGAATATAAAAATAATGGATGGCTAATGTTAAATAGAGCACCTACCGGTGGGCTTGGAAGTAAAGATGAGATTATACGTAAGTGGACAGAAGAGAAATGTATTGAAGTTGCAAATACATGTTCTTCATATAAGGAATTTTATGAAAATTATGCCGGGGCATTAAATTATTGTAAAAAGCATAATTTAATTAACAAGATAAAAGATATGTTTCCTCTAACAATCAGAAATACGTATCATAAAAAAGCAAAGTGGAATAAAGAAAGTGCATTAGAAGAAAGTGAAAAATATAACACAATAAAAGAATTCATTAAAAAGAATAGAGGTGCGTATTTATTTTTAATAAAAAACGGCTTTCAAAAAGAAATGCGAAAAAACAAAACTCTTTTACAGCGTGATGAATGGACTTTTGAAGAAGCACAACAAGAGGCTCTAAAATATGACACCAAAAAAACATTTAGAGAGGGTTCATGTGGCTGCTATGGTGTTTGTCAAAAACGTGGATGGATTGATGCTGTCTGTTCTCATATGCGTGATTTAAATGATGAAAGAAAAATATATAATGAAAGGAATGTTAAGGAAGTTGTACAAAAATACAATTATATGCAACAATTAAGAGAAAGTGATGATAAATTTGTAAGAGGTTGTTATTGGTGGTTAAAGGGACAAAAAAGAATCGAAGAATTTAAACAATATCTCAATAAAGATGATAGCAAAAAGAAAAATATACCTTGGACTGATGAAATGTTAGAAAAAGAATATAAGAAATATAATTCATATAAAGAATTTCGTGAACAATCAAAAGCATATCAAATTTGTGTTAAAAGAAAAATATTAGAAAAAATAAAGCATTATTATGAAAAATTATAGTTTTGAAGACATTGTAGAAAATGGTTTACTTTTATACCATTACATCAGGGGGTCAAAAGCATATGGTCTGGATTTAGAAAATTCAGACACAGACCACGGTTTTATATATTTAGCACCACCAGAACAATTATTGGGTTTGGGGTTGGACTATCAGGAACAGATTTCAAGTGAAAAAAATGATGACACCGGTTATGAACTTAATAAGTTCTTCCAATTGTTGCTTAAATCAAACCCAACGGTGCTTGAAAGTTTGTTTGTACCGGAAAGATGTATTAAATATGAACATCCTATTATGACAGAAATTAAGAAACATAGGGATAAGTTTATTACAAAGGAATGTTTCAAACCTATTCTTGGTTATTCTTATGAACAGATTAGGAAGTGCCGTGGTCTTAATAAACGTTTCTTACAGGAAAAGATTGAACGCAAGGGTATTCTTGATTTTGTGTATACCTATCACAAGCAGGGTAGTAGCAAGATTCAGAATTGGCTTGAATACAGAAATCTTAAACAGAAATATTGTGGTTTGGTGAATGTTCCCAATATGCACGATAACTATTCTGTGTTCTATGATTGGGGAAACCATTTCCTTAATGAAAACGTGACATTTAAGGATTTGAAAGAAGCCTATTTGGATGATAATGTATATGATACTATCAATATTGTAAAACGTCTTAAAAATGGTGAGAAGAACCTTAACTTGCTTAAGAAACTCCGTAAGGCACAATTCAAGAATATGGTCAATTTCATAATGGAGAAATATGACTTATGTTCAACATCAGCATATTTTCCAAAAATGAAAACATTAAGAAGGCTTAATGAATGGTTTAACAACCAAAAACCAATCGGTTATAAAGGTATGACCAATGAAGAGGAAACTTCAAATGAATTGCGTTTGTCTTCTGTTGAAAAGGATGTTTTGCCAATTTGTCAGATTTCCTATAATAAGGATGGATATTCCAGCCATTGTGTTGATTATAAGAATCAAAAGGAATGGGAGGCAAACCGCAATCCTCAGAGATACCTTGAAAACAAGGGAAAGATGTTTGACAGAAAGAATGTTGCACATTCTGTGAGGTTGTTGCATATGGGTCTTGAACTTGCAAAGACAGGTCAGTTCAATGTTGACAGAACAAACATTGATAGGGATTTCATTCTTAATATCCGTCTTGGAAATACGTCTTATGAGGAAATCATTGACTATATCGAAGGTAAGAAAGACGAAATGGAAAAGGCAATGGCTGAAAGTACAATTCCCGATAAGATTGACGTTGAGTTTGTAAATGACTTGTTGCTGAAGATAAGAAAAGAACAACTTGGATTGTAGAAGTTATGGGAAGTAATTTTAAGAACTATATGACAGAACAAACACGTGAAAGAAATGAAACCGCTTTGGAATCGGCTCTTTCACGTGGTTACAGAAGAGAACCAAAGAAAATGAACGTTAGACAAATTATCTGGAAACTCATAAAACTTTGGTTCAAACACGGAAACTTGCCAGTTAGAACGTGGGTGCAATATCAAGGATGGTGTGATTTGTATGAACCCGAATACGAAGGACATATATTTGGAGAGGGAGAATTTATTTCAATTTATTAAAGTATGAAAATAGTAATTTTAATTGTTTGTGTAATATTACTTTTCTGTTTTTACAGAACACAGCACATATATAAGTCAGAGATTATTGGTATATCAAAATATAATATTGGATTTATATTTGGTACATTACTAACAGCAGCAATTAATGGTTTTGCGTGGTATTATATATTCAAAATGATGACAATTATAGAGTAGAATTATGGAAAAAATGGAAATTAAGGATACTGCATTATACAGGACGATAGAATGCACAATTAAGGACATGTTGAAACGGAACATTGATGACATTTTGGATTCCATAATGCCGATATTCGAACCGTTCATAAGGGAACGTTTAAACCAATATGAAGAATATCGGAAATTACAGGTAACAGCAACCGCACCAATAACGCTTGTTAATAATGAAGCATTGGATAAGTTCAAGACGCTTCAGCATATTACTGGTGATATGAAATCAACCGTTGAAGATTGGGGATATACACCTAATCTCTACCACTTTGACGGAAGTTGGCATGTTGATTGGATACATTGTGAAGATGGTGATTCTATAAAGGGATTTGATGCAGATACGCCCGAAGAGGTAATTGACAAGGCTTATGAATGGTTTCACTCAAAGTTTTGTAATGGATAAGGAAGAGGAATGGAGGGATTGCGAGTTTTATCCAAACTATGCAGTATCAGACCAAGGAAATGTCGTTCGCAAAAAAGACGGATTATTATTAAAACAATACTTACAGAAAAGTGGCTACGTCTATGTTTGGGTTGATAGAGGTTGGGGAAGGCATTCAGTTCCTGTTCATCGTCTTGTTGCTATTGCCTTTCATGGAGTAGAAGGTTACAAGAATGGACTATTTGTTGACCATATTAACACAATAAGAAGTGATAATAGAGCGTGTAATCTAAGGTGGGTAACACCAAAGGAAAATTCAAATAATCCGCTTACATTGGAAAATAAAAAGAAAAAAAGATGAATAGAAGAGAAGAACTTGTAGTCCTATCAGGACAAATAATTAATGGAATTATGTCTTCTGACAGTTCATTCTTGACAAAACTGTTTGACAGAACATTACATGAAGGCGCAGCAAGAATAACAGTTGACCTTGCCAGTAAAATACAGCAAGAAATTGATAAAAAGTTAATAGATTAACATTTTTTAACATAAAATCTTTGGCCGTTTGTATTTTTATTTATACCTTTGCAATGTAAAATTAAAAAATTATCAAACAATGGAATACGAATTTGTAAGGTTTAAAAATTTAGCAACAGACGAAGAAAGTCACAAGTGGTGGTTTGCAGCAAAAACCGCAAGGCAAGTTATGGAACATGCCGAGAAGTTTTTCAAACCAACGATGCAAGAGGGATATAATAGTGCTGCACATGATGCTGTGGAAGCAATTTTTAAATATGGTGGGATAATGAATCATCCCACAAATGAGGTTGCTTCTTCAATAGAAGCCATTACAGAGATTAAAGGATATAAACGTTCTTCACCATTGGCACTTTTTGATACTGCTAATGAATTGTTATTAACGGCTATTAAAGGCAGACTTAAAGATATTGACAAAGGTGAGGCTGTCTATCTTGAAGATGGTGTCAGACAATTTGGCTACTCGTCAAAAAATCAACATTTTGAAATTGTTGAGAGATATTATACTGATAAACTGGAATATCCTGACTTTAAGAAACCAACATTAGATGACGTAAGGTTTATTCAGTGGGATGGTGGTGAACATTGGTATGCCAAAATAAACAAAGAGGATATTACCGATGAGATTGGCAGACAGAAATGGAATACAAAGGGTGAGGCTGAAAAGGCTGCAAAATGGTACATAGAAAAATATTATTGAGTTATGGAAAAGTGGCGAAAATTGTTATCAAAGGCAATAGATTATAAGAACGAGTCAGAATCATTTTTAGACAAAGCCGTTCAAGAATTAATGAGGACAAAAGGCTTCTCAGAAGAGCAGGTTGCATTATTTGACGCTTGTTTTGCCACTGGTACTGAAACCATTGTGGCATTTAATCATGACGGAGAGTTTAATGATTTGGGTTTGGAGAATTACTGCACAATGACAAAGGAACAAATTATTGATTATATGTCAGAATATTGTGGACCAGAAACTGTTAAACTTTTAAGAAAAGAATAATATGACGGAGGATAAGTTTCATAAAATTGTATTATATATAAAAAACCTTATCAATGGTACAAAGTTTGATGGCAAAACCTATGTGGTGGGTGGTGCTGTCAGAGATTTGCTGATGAATAAGGAAATCAAAGATGTTGACATTGTTGTTGAATTTCCAAATGGCGGTATTGAAATTGCCAAATGGATGGAAGAGAATGGTTATACACACGGAAGCGTTGTAACTTATCCTACCTATGGTACTACAATGTTTCGTCTGAATGAATATCCAGAGGTTGAAATTGAATGTGTTCAGACAAGAAAGGAACAATATAAGGACAAGAATAGCCGTAATCCAGAAACAGAATATGGAACGTTGTATGAGGATGCAATGCGCAGAGACCTTACAATCAATGCTTTATATTTGAACATTAGTACAAATCAGATAGTTGATTGCTGTGGCGGTCAGAAAGACATAAAGGAACATAGAATTAGGGTTACTTCAACACCTGATATCGTATATGACGATGATGCCTTACGCATTCTTAGATGCGTCAGATTTTATTCAAGGTTTCATGCTGAAAATAAAGATTGGCACATTGAGGAAGATACACTTAAAGGTATGTGCGACAAGGTTGATAGACTTAGAATTATCACAAAGGAGCGTATTGCTGATGAGTTGAACAAGATGCTTATGTGCGATGACCCTGTTTGTGCAATGCGTTTGCTTGTTGATATTGGAGCAATGAGGTATGTTATTCCAGAACTTTACGATACTGTTGATGTTTTACAGAATGAGTATCATGAAAATGACGTTTGGGAACATACGTTGAATGTACTTAATTTGGTTGCGAAGAGACCTTTTTATGGAGTTGCCTCCCTTGATGTAAGAATGGCTGCACTATTGCACGATATTGGCAAACCGTATGTAAAAAGTGTTGATGATAAGGGTAGGGTACACTTTTATGGACACGAACTTGCAGGCGCTGACATTGCCGAAATCATTTTAAGAAGACTTAAATATTCAAACGATTTTATTGATAGGGTTAAGTTTCTTATTGAGAATCATATGAGAACAAAGCAATGGGGTGATACTTGTGAGCATATGAAGGACAAGACACTTAGAAAACTTCAATATCAGTGTGGTTATGTAAGGTTTTTTGAACTTTTGACATTAATTGATGCAGATAACAAATCTCATGCTATTGACCATTGTCTTCCTAATCAAGTGTATATAATAAACAAACTCACAAATAGAATGGTTGATGACAAAACAGACATGTTTGACTATAAGTTACCTATCAACGGTGATGATGTAATGTTCATAAAGGGTATTGAACCTGGTAGAGATGTCAAGGATTGTCTTGAATACGCAATGAAGTTAGCATACAACAATCCGAAGATTACAAGAACTGAATTATTAAAACATATAAAAGGCTATAAAATAAAGTGATTATGGAAGGAAAGAAATACGTTGAGGTTAACGAGGTGGAAATTGTGCGTGAACCGAAAGTTCTTGAATATCAAGAATTTGTCAATATTATGGCTGCTTATGTTTATCGTATTTATTTTGACGGTAACAATGGTAAAGATTTGACTCTTCGTGCCGAAGATTATGAATGGAAATTAAGCACAAAAGAAGAGTTTGATAAGGTATGCTCAGATGTAGTTAAACGTTTGTATAGAATTACGGTAGATTAAAAGAAAATATTATGATTATTAAGATTGACGTAGATGGTGTTATAAGAAACATCAACGAAACATTATGTGGATTGTATAATCAATTGTTCGATGAAAATCTGAACGTTGAGGATATATTCGACTATGATGTTGAAAAAGTTTTCAAGAGGATTAAGGAAGAATACGGAATGACTGCCGTTGATTATTTTTTCAATTGGTCTTCAAGGAATGTTTTCTTACACAGCAATCCTTATGATGGTGTCAGAGAAGCGATTCAGAAACTAAGGGATGCCGGTCACAAGGTTGTCATTGTGACTTGGCAATTCACTTTGCAAAACAAATATTACACATTAATGTTCTTTGAAAAGAACAAAATACCTTATGACGATATTTGTTTCACAAGAGACAAATGGATGGTACAAGGTGACTGGTTGATTGATGATAATCCTGAGTTTATAACAGACGAAAGGGAAAAGTCGAGGAAGATTATGATTAGGATGCCTTATAACAAGAATTGTGATTTCTTCTGCACAAGGGTAAATGGTTTACAAGAGGCTGTTGATATTATTTTAGAACAAGAGAAGTTTTTGAAATCATTTCTATTAAAAGAAGAAAATAAACGAAGAGAAGAGGTTATTAAAATAGAAGTCCCTGAATTGAAAGGGGATGATTTTAAAAAAATATTTAATTATGATACAGATTGATGAATTAATTAAGGATGCGATGCATCAAAAGAACAGAGAGTTGTTGAATGTCTTGAAACTTATTAAGGCAGAGTTTTTGAAAAAGCAAACAGAACCTGGTCGTAAGACAAAGGAACTTAGTGAGGAGGAACAGATTAAAGTTCTTCTTAAAATGGCTTCGCAACGTGAGGATTCAATTACACAATATAAAAATGGTGGAAGAGAAGACCTTGCTAATGCGGAAATGGGTGAACTTGAAATCATTAAGACATTCATTCCAAAACAGCCAACAGATGAGGAACTTGCCGATTATGTTACTGAAGTTATTAAAGACTATCTATCAGTCAAGGGTGGTAATCTTTCAATGAAAGATATGAAGCCAATTCTTGATATTGTAAAGCAAAAATATGCTTCTGTAAATGGTAGAATTGTATCTAAAACGCTACAAAAGTATATTGCTTGATTTTAAACACATTTTTACGTATATTTATAAACAAGTAAACTATAAATAATAAAACAATATCGAATGAAAAAGAATGTATTTTTAGCATTATGCTTTGTTGTGGTAATTGCATTTTTTGTTGCAATTGCAATGGTAGTTAATCCGTCTACCCCAACAATAAAAGGTGATGTATTTGATGTTAGAGATTGGAATCATCCAGAGTACGTTGAAAACTGGACACAGACAGTACAAGGAACTGTAATTAAGGAAATGACTCCAAAGGTTAAGAACCAGTTTGATTGTATTATTGAAGTGAAAGATGATTCGACTTCTTCTTATTTACTCTATTTTGTTGATACCGTTAGACATCCTGTTGGTGAAGTTACAAAAGAACTTGTGGGTGTAAACATTGGAAGTTATAATTATGAGGAAAGTCCTGATATGGTTAGACAACTTGCAGTGGTTTTAAGTATGAACATCGTAAATAATACTGAATTGAAGTAAATAAAATGGATAGGAAATTTCCTATCCATTATTTTTTAATAAAAGTGGTATAACATGGTTATTTACAAAGTAATTAAACGTCATAGATTTGTTTTCTTTGAAAAATTTCCATAATTGTTTGCGCTGTTTAATACTTATAGTTTTGAATTGTTTCCATTGTATAGCACCATTTTTATTGACAATATTATAATCTAAATCATTTTCATTAGCATATGCTTCAAGTTCAAATGGATTCATTTTGTAAGCGAATTTAAAGCCATTAAATAATGGATTCGCCTTAAACCATTCCCATATATACAATAAGTAGAATTTCCACCATGAATTATTAGTTGATATTGATTGTTTCACATGTATGAGTTCATGATTCAAAACAATATTGGATTTTCCCCATTTTATATAGTTTTGCCATTTTTGTTTATTTGACTTTCTTATCCACATTTTGCCAAAGAATGTCATTGCAAGATATCCAGGAAATGGAAGTATATTATTCCACTTGATTTCAATTTTATCAATTTCATTTGGTTTTTTCATAAGAAATTTAGTTTTTGATTTAGTTATTAAGTCTTACACATTGGTCTTGTGGTAATTTCTCAAATTCAGTTTCATCAAAATTGCCAATAAGTCCAAATTTTATTTTTTCACTATCGGTTTCATTCATTACGACAACACCTGTATCTTCTTCAGTAAATAATACTACATAATTTTTACCATTAATTTGTCTAATCCCTAAATATGGATAACTCTCATTCATAATTTTATGTTTTTAATGTTTATAATTTCTATAATAGATAGTTAAAAATTTCTAATTTTTCAAAAAAACATTGTCAATATTTTGCGGTTTCAATATTTTTTATTATATTTGCAAACAAATAAGGAAATTAATAATAATGTAAAATATGGAAGAAGAAAAGAAAAATCTATTAAAAAGTTTCATTGATTTTTTTGACTATGAGGAAATATTAGATGAAATGGGTAAAGAAGATATAGTCGAATATATAGAAGATAACCCTTATATTCTCAATGATGTCAGTGATGAAACGCTATTAGACGGTGTTTCTAATCCATTAGAACAATATGACAGTGATGAGTTGATTGAAGAACTTACTGACAGAGGTTATGAAGTAAAAGAAAGGGGCTACTTAGAAAATAAAAATGAAATACTTGATAATTTAGGGGAAATTTGCAGAATGCTCTATGGTAAAGGCTATATCGGTAAAAAAGAGGCAAAATCAGTATTATCCGATTTCTTGGATACTTGGATGACCAATTCATTTTAATATTAAACAAAAATCTACCCCATACCTGTTTGAAACGCAGGCTTCGGATTTGACCACCGTATAAGGAGAATGGCAGGATAAGTCTCTATTGGGGTTTTTAATTTTTACAATATGTTATACAACAGAGAATTAGCAAAAAGGTTTATCAGTGATTACAAACTTCCAATTCCACTGATTAATGAGGAATATTTTTTCTATCATTTAAATCTGTATCAAGATGACTATGGTTCATTAGAAAAATACAACCAACTTCTTGATATGATTAATAAAAAATATGATGGGGATTGCAATAAGTTTTTGGAAGATTACTACAATGTCAGGGATAAAATTATTACTACTGTTATGGATAGTGAGGCATTCCAGAAATTTAACACAATGGATATGAATGTTTTTACAATTAAGGATAGACCAAATATAACTTCTAATAACATTTATAACAACGATAACATTGGCGAATTTTTCATATCAATTGACTTGAAAAAGGCTAATTTTCAAACATTAAGAAATATTGATAAAGATATTGTGTTTGGTGCTGATACATATGAAGATTTTATTGGTAAATTCACTGATTTGGATTATGTGAAGACGAGCAAGTATACACGTGAGGTTATTTTTGGAAAACTCAATCCAAAGAGACACATTACGGCAGAGAAATATTTTATAACACAAATTTATAAAAAGGTTATCGAGTATTTCCCATATGTTACAGATAAATGTGTATCATTATCAAATGATGAAATCATATTTAAGACTGAATTTCTTTTATATAATGATAAACTTACATGTTTTGCATTAAGAAGAGATATTGAAAAAATAGCAAAAGAAATCGGTTTTGATGTACATGTTGAATTTTTTCATTTAAGGGGCTATAATCTTGTGTTTAAAGAAAGCAGAAGCGTAAGGAAAACTTTCTTTATGAAAGATTATTTCTGTACTGATGGGAAATTCAAATTGATTGGTGTACCATTACAATATCACTCCATTGCATATAAACTTTATAAGGGGAAGGAATTAAGTGAAATTGATTACCATTTTGATTATGAGAGTATGAATGCAAGATTTTGTGAGGAATTTGATATTGAGGAAATAACAAATAAAAACAATAATAAAAAATGAAGAAATGCAGTAACTGTGGAGCAAAAATGATTGCAGACAGAAGCCAAGTTTTTACTTCTTATCCACCACAATATATGTACAGATGTCCTAAATGTGGTAATACTGAATATGGACTTTGTAGTGAAGATGACATTGATGAAGAAACAGAAACTAACGAAACTGTAAAAGATACTACGAATTGGGATGCAATACGCAATTTGGCTGCTATGTTTGCAATGAACGCTTTGATTACTTCTGATACAGAAATGACATTTAATGAAAAACAAATTGCTTCAATGGCAGTTTCACAAGCGAATGCTCTAATTACAGAATTGAAGAAATTATGATTAAGAAACTTTTGGGATATGTTAACATACACCCAGATAAAAACCAATCTTGGCTTTTAATGAGTCTTGTAGTAAGCGGTCTTTTAATCACTTATGCCCATCCCACATTGGTAAAGGAAATCATTTCAAACTTACCAGCACAATGGATTGCATTTGAAAGTTTGGCTGCTTCAATTGCAGGACTGTTAATAGGAATGTTTTGGCAGAAAAATGTGAGAAAAAAAGCAATAAGGTATTTTTTCTATCTTGCTTTTGCTGAATCACTATGCGGTTGTTTATTGGGATTTTATCTTTGTTTTATAAATTGGAATGTGTGGATATTTGCCATTGCTTCACTGGTATATACAACCATCATATCAACATTTGTTGGAAAATGTATAATGGCATTTAAAGCAAAATTGTGGGTTGAAAAAGAGAGGGAAATATATGATAACAATGTAAGCATTGTAAGCGGAATTGTTTGTATTATTGGATACGTTTCTGCACTCATTGCATTACCAAGTCTGAAAGTATCACTTTTCCTTTGGTCTGTATGCTGTATATTTGATGATATTGGTTGGTTAATTGTGTATACAAAGAATAAAGAAGTTTTAAAAAATATAGAATAGGTCATGGAAGCAAAAGAAGTTATGGTTGGGGATTGGGTGAAATATGGCAATAGATTTGCATTAATCCAAAGTATAACCCCTAATGAATGTTGTTTATTAGTTTCATGCGGTGGGAGTGATGAACTTGTTTGGGAAACTTATGATAATATTGAGCCTATCCCCATTACCTCAGAAATTCTTGAGAAAAATGAATGGGAAAAGAGAAATGATGCTTGTATTTACTATGATTCTGAACATGAATATCAAATCATTTTTATGCTAAAAGAGTACAATTATACTCACCTCTACAATTACATTGATGCAAGTATCGGTTGTATTACCATTAGAGAAATGCCAATAACATATCTTTATGAACTGCAACATCTTATGCGTTTATGCGGAATTAAAAAAGAGATTGAATTATGATTAATGTAAGTAGTTTATCAAAACAAGAGAAGAGTGAACTTCTCTCACAATTACTGAATGATAAAGACACACTTGAAATATCTGAAGCAGAGTTTCAAGACCGAATTAGGCGTGTTGTGAAGCGTCTTTATGATGCTGTTGAACAATATCTCAAGGAGGTGGATAAAGTGCGCTCAGACGAACGGAAAAACCTATGGACAACAACATATCAGGGTTGGATAAGTCAGGGACGTGCAGAGGTTTGTGCAAGAATAAAGACCATTCTTAATGAGATTGTTGAATGTCCGTCATTGAAGGAAGGATATGAAGTGCTTCAAACCATAAAGAAAAGGAAGAATCAAATTGTTAATAACGAACTTTCAAACTATTTCAGAGGACGAAGACAAGACTATCAAAGACTGTTCAAATTTGAAGGTACATGTGCTGATTCCCTTGAAAATGAATGGACTAATGCTTTCTATCTTGGACTTATGTGTAAGGATAGAGTAACTGAGGAACAACTCAAGAAGATTAGGGATAAAGAAAAGGAAATTGAGCAGAAATTGTTCAGTGGCAATTATGACAAGAATAGAGTAAGCGCAGAAATCTTGTGGAAGACTTATAATCATGACAGGGAGGTTATAGACAGGATAAAGGCCGTGCTTCCAAGTGAAGATAACCCGTATCATGACGAGATTATTGATTTTTTGAAAGGAATAAATACTGAAAAAGAAAATGAGCAGAATTGAAAAATTAGCACAAGCATTAGCATATTATATCTGTTATCCAGGAAATGGTATTGAAGTTGGTGGTGTTTCATCTCACCTTATTAATATTATCAAAATACAAACAAAGGGTAATAAAAAACTTAAGGAAAAAGTGTATGAATGGCTTGAATTTTACATTGAGGATGGTGATACGCAAATTTCAGAATATAAGGATAACATACAATTAGCATTTGATGATTACGATAAGGTTTTTATGACTAAACAAAAATATTATTATAAATGATGACGAGTAAAGATAAAAAGGCGAAGAAAAGAGTTGATGACGAAATCAAACTCAAAACAAAAATCTCAAAATTAATAAGAGATTTTTCAGAAGAATATGATGTTGAATTGGTTGGTATTGATATCAGGAAGAATGATTTCTATCCAGATGAAAGTCTTGATACACCAATGTATAACATGGATTTTTGTTGGAAATTCGATTATTTAGCACATTGAATAAGTCAAACCAATACGATTAAATGTTATGATAAAACAAAATATAGTACTTGATTTACCACTGAAAAAAGAGTGGTACGAAATGATTGAAAGTGGTATCAAGAAAGAAGAATATCGTGAGATTAAGCCATATTGGTGCAATAGATTGTTATATTCTTACCCATTAGGGATAAAATGCTATGAGGGACATATGTTCGATTGTGTTACAGAAACGAATATTGAAAACCCATTATGTCATAGTTACAAATATTTGATAAATAAGTATGGAACAAGGGCTTATACGCACATCCGATTCCGTTATGGATATACCAAACGAACAATGTTGTTTGAATTAAAAGGTATTACAATTGGAAAGGGAAAAACAGAATGGGGAGCACCAGAGGATAAGGAAGTGTTTATATTAAAATTAGGAAATAGAAAGGAATAAGTTATGAATAGTTATGATGAAGATTTTTTAAAGTGTTTCAATGAATGTTATCCGTTTGAAAGATACATATTTAAAGAACCAAAATCATTAGGAATGACATTTGATGATGTGCTTTTAACGGAGATTTTTGTCCCTTATACTGAAATAAAGCCAGTAACCAATGAAAATGGTTCATTTCTTTTCTATACATCCATACCATATAATGAGGTATACGTTAAAGTAGTTGGAAATGCAGGTGAAATGAGAATAGGGTATCTTGATTTTGAAGACCATATCAGAGAAATGATAAGATATAATTTCATTGAGGACTTTGGACAATATGAATATGAATGTCTGTATGTTGACCATGAGGATGAAGGTGATGACAACGCATCCTTAATAGCAGTATTAAAAAAACAGAAGACTTTAATAGAAGAAAAATATGGAGAATGTAATGTTAAACCTTCAGTAAGAGATAATCTTATAAATGAATGAAATATGGAATATAAAGTAGAAAACGACAGATTATTTAGAATTTTAGACGATGGTTCTAAACAGCAGTTAGGTTGGGTAACTGACAACGGAAGAGGTGATGCCATTCCTGTAAATATTGCCCCAATAAAGGAGAAATGGATAGAGGAATGTGAAAAGTATGGTATTCCGTCACATAAGGAAAACGAACCTATACCATTTTGGAATGATGGAGGGAATAGTCTTAGTATAGCATTTGACGAGTTCTACAAAACATTAGAAAATGAGTGAAATAGAACGTCTTTTAGCACACTACGGATGTGATAGGTATTGCTTCAACAACAACGATTGTAACAATTGTTGGTACAAACAACACGTGCAATATGAATTGGATAGGATGAAAATGCAACATCATGATTGTAAAACAGAAACAAAAATACCTTTAATATGGTAACACTTAGGATATTAGATAAAGAATTTGATGAAATAATAGAAAACATATCATTGGAAACTGCATTTATAACAATTGTTGGCTATTGTCTTGAACATATGATTGATGAACCAAAGGTGAGCGATATGTCAAATATTGGAAACACTCTTGTAATGTATGGCGATGACGTAACATTTGAAATTAAAGATTATTATGGAGAAGAAGAAAAAACTATTTGAGCCTATAAGACGTGGAGCACCAAGTTTGCCATTTGATTTCACGAAAGAGTTAAAGGAAATGGAAATTGAATTTCCTTATCCGAAGAAAATAAACGAAAATAAATATGAAATAGCACCTGGTATGTATTGCAATAAAATCGGACTGAATGATTTTTTTGAAGAATGGAAAAGAACACTTGGACAAAAGAAGAAATACTGTTTTGATTATATCAGGGAAGATGTGATGAAATGGGCACCTGATGTGAGGAAGAACGTGACCAAGCAAATGCTTTATATGCTTCCTTTAAGAGTAGTGTTTCCATTTATATCACCAGAACGAATAACACCCCCTATTGATTATTACGGGGAAGTCATTGACAATTATGATGAATGGAAGAGACAAAGGGAAGAATATATTGAGGAATTATATAAACAATTGAAAAATGGAGAAGAATAAAAAAGGATGTGGTATAGAATTTCCACTTTTCGGTGCATCGTATCCTGATGCTGTATGTTTGGATGGCTATCTGTATGATATGGATTCTTGGGACAGTGAGGGTTATTTTATTGGTGGTGACATTCCTTGTCCAATATGCAACACGGAAGAGTTTATTGAACTTTTTTTGGAAAATGGCGAATTTGAAAATAAAGAGGATGTATTGAAATACATAGAAAAAATAAAACGAAAATACATAGAACGATATGAGAAAGATTTTAACAGTTAAAGAATTGATTACCATATTATTAGATTATAACATGGATGCACTGGTCTATACTAATGCGAATGGCATTCCAACAGGCATATCATTGCCTAACGTATGTTATGGTGGTGGCGGTGAGGGAGAAACAAAAAAGGATTGCAAGGAAGTTATTTTTGACATACAGGATGAAGAAAGATATAACTACAAAAGGCCAAATATATGATTTTCGGTCATACATTGATTTGGGTAATTCTGAAGGTGATATTGGAACAGAAACAGTATGGTATGGAAATAAAATCGTTGATAATAAGAAAATAAAAGGGAACTATAATGACAAAGGATAGAGTAGTATTTTTTGCAAATGGTGATTTTGCAATTGACACGTTTGAAACATTGGTAAATAATGGCAGCAATATTGTTGGTCTTGTTACTTGTGCTAATGATAAAGTCAGGTTTCACAAGAAGACAATAAAACAAGTTGCAGAGGAACTAAGAGTTCCTTATTATATGATAAAGGGAGAAAAGTTTGAAGAAGATGCTTTCTTTATTGATTGGTTGAAAAGAATGGATGCCGATATCTTCTGTGTTATTTCATTTAAGAAACTGCCAAAGGAAATAATCAAACTTGCGAAGAAGTGTGCTTTTAATGTTCATGCTTCTCTTTTACCATTTCTTCGTGGTGCAGCACCAATCAATTGGGCAATCAAACTTGGTTATAAGGAGACGGGACTTACAGCATTCGTTCTAAACGACAAAATTGACCACGGTGATATAATTGCCAACACAAGAGTTAAAATCGCAGCAGGAGAGAAATATACCACCTTATACAAGAAGTTATCGAATGCTTGTGTGGACTTTACGGGACATGTCATTGAAGATGTCCTTCAACATGAAGATTGGAAGGATTGTTTGATTGTACAACCAAGTTGGAATCATGAACATGAATATGTTATTGACGCACATAAGATAAATTCAGATTATTTCCGTTGTCATTGGTCTCATTTTGATTGTGAAAGAATGCAAAGGTTGGTCAATTCTGTTGACAATGTTGGTTTACCTTGCATTATCTATGTAATTGACGAAGACAATAATGAGAAGAAATTTGAAGCCAAGATTTATGATGTTGAAGTTGTTAATAAAGAAGAAACACCAATGAACGTGCAGACTTTGTATTGTGAAAGTGATGGCAAAACGTTTGTGAGATTGAATTTGGCGGATTGTGGAAAATGTGTTTATATAAAGAGAATACAGATTGCCAGTAAGAAAATTATGAATATTGAGGATTTCCTAAATGGATTCAGATATTTCAGAGAAAACAAAACAGTAATAATAACGGATTTAATGGAAGCAGACAATGAGTGAGATAGTAAAATGTACAATGGCTACAACATGGAAAAGGGCATTGAACGCTGCAAGGGAAACAATTGGCAAAGAAGAAATAAATAAAGAGCCTACTAAGAAATGGTGGGCTTCTATATTATTGGCAGAACATTCTCCAATCAGACTTGTTGAATATGATTTCAAATGGAATAATATCAAGACTTGGGTTACTACACATCTTGTACGACACTACATAGGTTGTGAGAAGTTTGTACATTCCCAAAGACAAGACAGACGTGATAACCCTGTTCCACGTGATGAAATGCCGCAAGGAAGCCTTAACGATATGATGATGAGTTGCAACGCTCAGTCACTGATAAACATATCAAGAAAGCGTTTGTGTGGTTGTGCAAGCACGGAAACAAGGGAAGCATGGAAACAAGTAAGGGAAGCAATTAGGAAGATTGACCCGGTAATGGCTGACAAGATGGTTCCCGATTGTGTTTATAGGGGATTTTGTCCGGAGTTGTCTTGTTGTGGTTTCATACAGAGCAAGAAATACCAAGAAGAAAGAGAAAACTATTTGAAAAAGGATTATGAAGGAAGATGTGGTGAAGATATAGTGAAGATAGTTGCTGATAAGTTAATCGGCACAGAGATACTTGGTTTGGATACCAATGGTCAGTGGTATGATTCAATTAAAAATGGTGGAAAACCAATAAAAACCCCAAAATTATTTCGTTAAGTGAAAAATTTGAATTATATTTGTAAAAGGATAATAAAATGTTAAAATATTTTGAATTATGGAATGTAATGATGTAAAAGTACTTTTTTATGAGTGGTCTGATGTAAATAGACAGCCGATTGGTTTCTTGGACAACGATTGTTTCCTTGATTTCTGTAACAGATATAACATTATCGTTAATAAAAGAAATCTTGATTTCTTGAATGGAAATAACAATGTCTATGCAACATGTAAGATTGGCAAGAATGAACTTATTATGAGTGGAAATTACAAGAATCTTAGGAAGAATGTAAGCAAGCATCGTAATAACGGAGATATGGAAGTGTAAAGTATGGCATATGATGGAGTAGTAAAGAGTATTGGTTACAATCAGCACGAAATCTTATATAATATTATGCAACTGCATAATGATGGGAAACCGTTTGATTGTGACCCTACTTATTCGATTGGAAACTTTTATGGAAAGTTCAACATTACAAAGGACAATGGGGAAACACTTGAAATAGAGATACCTCAACCAAACTATAAGTTTGATGTTTGTCCGCAAGTTGATGGTGTTGAAAAGATTGAACCGCTTGGACCTCTTCCATTGGAAGACAATTCAATTAGTAGTATTTGCATTGACCTTCCGTTTGTTATTAGTTGCGGTCCAAGTATGAAAACACCTGATTATGATGAAAACGGTAATAAGGTAAAAAACAATCTCATATCAAGAAGATTTGCAGCATACTATCCTGTGGCGCAACTTTTAGAATCATATAAGCATTGGATTGAGGAGGCATACAGAGTACTGAAGGAAGACGGAATAATGTGTTTCAAGACTCAAGCAACAATCACTGGTAGTAAAATGCTGAATACTCCATATTATAGCAGAATGATTGCTGAAAGCCTTGGGTTTGACAGTTTGGATGAGTTTATACTGTTGGCAAAGAATAGACTGATTAGCGGAAAAGTTAAAGAACAACAACACGCAAGGTCGTTCCATTCATATTTCCTTGTATTCAAGAAATCATTGAAAAAAAAGATAACCTATTTTGATTTTATGGATGACGAAGAAATAGAGAATACATTGAATGGTTTAAGAAAATATAATGTAAACAAAAAGAGAAGGTGAAACATTAAATCCCCATACTTAATAGGTTTGGGGATTTTTTATATTTCTTTGTGTTTTTATCTGATATTAAAGATATTTATTATTAAGATAATTTTATAGTATTTTTATTACATATGATTATAGACCCAAACAATCCAAAGCATCTTATTGCAAAGGAAGGCAAAGTAATTGCAAGAATTAAAAATCTGAAAGAAACCTACAAAGAAGTTTGGTTAGGTTATCATATTGACGAAAACGGTAACAAAAAGATGGATACACGCTCAGATTTTACAGAACTTAAAATAAAATAGTTAAAAACACAATATAAAATGTCAGTACAACATTTATTCAAATTTCAAAAAGAAGAAGATTATAAAACAGCAAAAAGAAATCACTTGTTAGTCCCTAATATTTCTAAAATTGTCGAAACAGGTGAAACATATATTAATTCAGCATTTGTTCCAAAAGAATTAGCAGAAGCTGGCGATATTGTTGTTTATCATGAAGAAGAAGATGGTACAAAAACCGTCAAATACATGAAAGCACAGGCATATAATAAAGAAGATGATTATTGGAAGGCTGATACTATTGTTGTAGTACCTTATAGCCATACTGGTGATGGTACGGTACGGGTTATGGGTTTGAACTATGCAAGTGTTGAAACCCCCAATGAAGGTGGAAATGGTGAAGAAATCATATTTGGTGCAGAAATAAGTCCAGAAATCTTAAAACGATATGATTCCTTTGTAACATTTGATGCAATTAATGGACAAACATCTGAATATACATTTGGAACACGTGACTGTGGAACTATGCCTAGTGATGCTATTGAAGGTGTTTTAAATCCTTTCGATGCTGAAACAAACTATGATAACGGAACAAGTTTTCCTAATAACATATTACCTTCTCCTTATAATAATGATGGTTCAAAAAATGAAGCATACCACTCCATTGGCGATTTTTCAGAATTTACTGAAACACCATTTACTGATATGGACGGAGAAGATAATACAAAGAATATAGTTAAAAATATTAATGAAAATGCCATACAGGAAATACTGTATGCAGAAACCATACATAATGATGACAGTATTACTATAGGAGAAGAATATCTGACATATCCAGCTGCAATTGCTTGTGTGCGTTATGGTTCTGTATTAAAACCAAGTTCATTTGATAGAACTAAAAGTGTAGAAGAAAACTTACAGACAATGCCTTGGTATATACCATCAATGGGTGAAATTGGTTATTATTTCTCACGTAAAAGTAAAATAAATTATGCTTTAGAGCAAATTGGTAAAACATTATCCGAAGTAAATGTACCCATTGCTTCTTCAACATGTAAACAACAATCTGTTCTTCCTGAGACAGAACCTGTAGTGCCACCAACACACGAAATGCCGAATCAAACGGTAAGTGAAAACAAAATACTTTTTTATGGAATAGTAAATAACGGAGAAGTTACTACATATAGTGGTAATATTAATAAGGCTTATGTAATTCCTTTCTGCAAAATGTAAGAAAATTAAAAAAAAAAACTATAATAATGGGATAACAAAAAACGTTATCCCATTATTTTATGTTAACAAAATCAATTAAAAGTATTGATGCATATGTATTGTCCAATTTATGTTTTCTATAAATCCATTTGTTTTTAATTGTTGCATATAAAAATGGTAGCCAATCGTCAAGTATTCTTGGTGGGCATGCAGAAGAATATTTTTCAATACATTTGGGAAAATATTGAAAATTATAATCATATTCAAGATTATAAAGATTCTTACCATTCCAAAATAAGATGTTTGGATATTCTTCTTCCAGACGTTTGCAATCATCCTTAAATAACTTGACACTTAATGGTTTATATTTGTTCTTTGTTCTTACATCATGTATTACACGTATTGCAACGTCTCTTTTATCATTAAGCCATTGTAATGTCTGACTTATTTCGCCCCAAAATTTGGCATATACAAAATCATTATGAACAACATATGCTTCGCCATTAATGTATCTTAAACGTAAGTCAAAACACCTTACCCCATATTTTTCATATTGTTCCTCTATTGTTTTGCACTGGCATTTAGCAGTAAATGATAATAACCTCATCCACCATTTTTGTGGTTTTAAATAAGACCACGAATTATGTGACCCTAAAATCATATGTTCATTGTTTAGTTTTGTTATTGTGTAAAATATAAATATCCCAACGTAAGCAAATATACGTTGGGATAAGCACATTTTTCAAAAAAGGACTTATTTCAGTAAAAAACGTGGTATATTACATCCAATAAAGTTACCAAGAACAATAAAACTATATGTTGGAAGATATTCTAACAATAAGTTGTAATTAGCATTGAACATATAGAATGCATCAGCAATACTGTGATAGAAACCACACAGGATAAACAACGGTATTCCAAACAATGTAAGTAATAGGTTTTTTTCCCTACCGCCCATTACGCTTCCTTTGAACCATTCTAATTTATCTCTTCCACCTTGTACAATTAGTGTCATTATGATTCCACAACCGATACCATTCAATGTTGCTTGCAGAAATCCGGTATCAATCCTTGATTGAATTATACTATCTGCATTGACTTCATTCGGCAATATGAGCGAGAGCAAGAAACAGCCGATAATGTTACCGAAAAGCACAAAAATCATATAGAACCAATCTTTGTATTTCTTGAGGTTTATAAAACCTGCTGTTCCGGTATAAAGTGGCATTGAAAACTGTAACACACACAATAAACCAAATGCAAACATCACAGCACCAATGACACCACCGACTTTCATAAAGATAAGTCCACCAAGACCGATACAAATACCGGCCATAATGCTTGTTTTAAATGTATTCCACATAATTTTACACACTTAATAAAAATGGTTTGTGATTAATTTTTGCTAATTTATATTCTTTATCAGACATTTTATACACATCTTTGCCGTTCTCATTGCTTAATGATTCATCCATTCTAAAACTGCTATCGGTGACAGAAGTCCATTTACCAAAAGGAATACTCTCTCTGACACCATCGGCATATATGTTGAACTCATCAATCTGTATATTGTTTTCCTTACAGAAATCAATAACTTTGTTAACAATCTCAACGTGAAGATTATCGAATTTTTTCTTTAAATCTCTGTCCTGAGATTTCTGTAAAGGATAAATTTTATCTTCCATTATACATTACTTTTAATGTTGACATTATCTGTACTGCTTTGTTTAAAATCTTTGATGTCCCCTGTTGTTGTGCATGTTGTTGTCCATTGCGGTAAATCATCCCACCAATTTCTTTTTGGATTAGAATAAGGATATGTCACAGGATAAGTAATAACATTCGTTCCACATGAACAATTATTATCGAGTATTGTTTCTAAAATAGTAAGTATATCTTCCTTATCTATTTTATCTTCCTTGTATGTATCAAGGAGAATAACTAATGTTTTCTTTAAATTGTCAGTCATAATCATATTTTTAATTTTTTATTCTTTTTCCGGTTCTTCAGTCCAATATACGCCTCTCCATATATTGTCTGGCATATTTCCTTCTTCGTCAAAATATGTAAAATCAATACCAATGTTCCATGTTAGATGCTTACGCAAAAATTTATATAATTTATTATAATCATTCCATGCCTTCCAATCGTCCCAAGCCGTATCACCATATTTGAAAACTATTGCAACCTCAAATTCTGCATTCCATTCATCTTTGTGAAATTTATGCTTTTTATAAGCAACACGTTTGTCTAATGCGGCTAAAAACAATATAATTTTTGAGGCAATATAACCATTTATACGTCTTTTCTTTGCTTTTAGTGTTGCTGCAAATACATTATAATACCATCCTTTTAAATAAGCAACATATTTGTTTTTTGAAACATGTTGAAAATTGTATGAATCTTCATCAACGATGTTATAATAACTTTTCAGTTTATTACCAAATATGTCTTTCAATTGTTTGTTTACATTATCACAACTTTCGCCATATTTTATCAGTATCTCCCAATCAGCATATGACGGTCTGAATTTATCAAACGTCCAATCATGAATCAGAAAAACACATATTGTTAACGGTTTATATGTTTCAATACCATACCCACTTTTGTAAACATGTCCATCATATTCCGATTTAATATCCCATTCTCCGACAGCCCATATGCCAAGATGCCATCTTCCTGTAATTTTCTTATTTTTAAAATATAGTAAGTAGCCTTCTTTAATTGACATTTGTTCTATCTCATCATAGGAATATTTGAACTTTAAACTGCTCAAAATATTATATACTGTATCTACAAAATACTTATGATTCTTCTCATTCTCAAGTTTTATTCCCATAACTATTATTTTTACATTTACATTGCAAAGATAAAGCAAAAAAATCAATTAACCAAAACTATTTATATAAAAAATGTTAAACCCTTTAAAAAATGAATTATTTCAGCAAATTAGTCTCTAACAATACAGGTGTAAGTTCAAAAAATTTCTTTTTGGTTGTTATAACAATTATTGGCTGTTTGTTACTTTTAGTGCCAGTTTTTGCTTTGTCAATTGAAGCATTTTTCACTCACACAATCGCAACCGATTTATCTTCAATGGCCGCCTATATTGGTTCTGTTGCTAGTTTGTTTGCAACAGCTGGTATAACAAAGGCTTGGTCTGAGAAATACGAAAAAAGGTATAATACCCACTTTATGGAAAAACAAGATGAAGAAGATGCTACTCCCGAAGAAGAATAGCCTTACAATTCAACATTCTCGATTTCAGCCCTTTGACGTAGTACATTGAGGTAAACACCCATTGAAACAATTTGTGATGTGTAAATGTCTCTATTACAGGTTGGTGTGAATGATAATTTATCAGCATCCCAATCTTCAAGCATTTTCTTCAATTTGTTGTAACGATATTCAAGTTGATAATATTCTGCCTTGAATCTGTCTTTGTAATCTGAACTTGTCATAAGTTCAATAGTTTCATTTAATGAATTTACCATAACTATTTTATATTTAATGTGTTATTATATTTTAATCTAAACTATGTGTTTCATATATAGTAATCAATGGATTTGTTTCTTCAAGTCCTTTAAGGAATTTATCAAAGAAATTAATGCACCATTCCAATATTGAAAAGTTCCATGTATCCACTTCTTCGTATTTTTCTTCAGTTGCGACCCCATAATACCATAGACTTGAATAATATTGCATATATACTTCTTTTGTTGCAAAATTATCTATAAAATAAGAAATTCTATGCTCCATTCTGGCTTTTAGATATCTTTCTTGTTCATTGACAGGTTCAGAACCCTCAACTATGATTTCCCAAGCCCGTTTGCTTAATTCCATCTGTCTTGGATTTCTGTGTATTTTCTCCCAATCAATATCATTAAAACGTGCAGAGTAGGCTTTTCCGCCATTTTTTAAGGGAAATGGGTCTGAAAAATCTCCTTCTTCACCAGTAACATCTAAACGATGTTGTTGACAACGTTCATATTTATAATATGCATTTTCATTTCCTTCTAAATCAGCACTATACTTTCTTGCAATATCCGCATGATTGTCCCCAATTACCAATATGGTACGATATGTAATTTTCGTCATTTGTAAAATTATATAACTTTATATTATCTTTTACAAATATAATGCAAAATGTTAATATAACAAAAAATATGGGACAATATATTGTCCCATATTGGCTGAAAGGAGGTATGTCAACTTAGAGCGTGACAAAATGCTCAATATTCTTTACAATATAATTACCCTTGACGTTCAAAAGTGCTTCAACCGTTTCCTTGTTAAACTCACCATTGAAATCACTGATAAGGTGACAGAAAGGTGAAGTCTTGGCACGATGTGTTGCGATACGTACACCAAAATTGTAGTCATATGTGTCATTTGGGTTATAGATAGCCATTCCAATCGTCAAATCCTTTCCCTTACGTCTATATGGAGAATAATAACCGTCCTTATCAAAGGCATCCTTCCATATATCCTCATTACGCACGATAGCAACAAGAGTTACCTTATAGCCGTTTGGTGCATCAAGTACAATAGTTGGATTTACCTTTTCATCCTTCTTTCTAACAACCTTAGTAAGTTCATTCTTACTATATGTACCCCAATTGCTAAAACCCTCGCCAGTTTTCACAACATACTCAATCTTTACACGGCCATTTCCCTCGTCATGTACCTCACGACCCTTTACTACGCCAGTCTTTCCAGTTGCCTTGACAATTACCTTGTCGTTAATCTTAATCTTACTCATAATTTCTCATTTTTTTTTAACGTTAAACATTTCTTTTTCTTACTGTTTGCAAAGATAATACATATTTTTGGAACAACCAAATATTTTTTGTTAATTTTTGTTTAAAATATTAGCAGCAGTTTGATTAAACTTATTCCACCATATTTTATTAAGTTCATATTGTTCGTCTTTTAAAAAGTCAATTTCTCCAAGATTCTCATCATTATCATAATCAGTATATATTGCAGGATTAATACCTATTAATTTACCATTTTCAAGCAAAGGCATGATAAAATCATATGTTCTTGTGTAAGTTTCTTCCGTTTCACCCGGCAAACCAACGATAATGTTTGCAATTAACATCAAGTCATTTTCATTTGCTGCATCCACAGATTCACGAATAAACTTTTCACTACTTGGTTTCCTGTATTTTCTCAATATACTGTCATTATATGTTTCAAGCCCTATTTCTGCGACCTTTACATTTATTTCCCTAAACTCTTTTGCTTTCTTCGCAACTAATCCTGTCGTGGTTTGTACAATAAAACCATTGAAATCCTTTCTATCCGAATATTTTGAAAGTTCTTTTAATATTCTGTAATTTGGGGATTGTCCAAATGTTTTATCATCTATATATACAAGTCTATAATCCAAGTCTGTAAAAGATTTCATTTGTTGAATTATAACCCCATCCGGTATTGGTGTTACCTTTCCATGTGGAACTATGCAGAATTTACAATTGTTAAGACAGCCGTAAGATAGTGTCAGTCTTGGAATAACATGGTCTCCCCTAAAAAGACTATAATCAGTTCCAAACTTATAAGGTACACCCAATTGCATAGCGGTCTCTTGTGTTGTATCACAAATTTGAACGTTTGGAAGTTCTTTTTCCATCTCCCTCATAAACTTCTCATTATAACCGCCAACAAGGAATTTCTGTTTAGGACAATTCTTGATAACCTCATAAATCATATACTGGTTGGCATTCATCAATGACATCAGCACATAATCATAGTTACCATTCTTTATCTTCGAAATTGCTTCCTCTGTATTATATTTACAATAGAACATTTCCTTATTGTCCTGTGGAAGAAAATATGCAATTTCAGCCACCCACTTAGGTATCTCAAATACATATTTTCCCATATAATAGCCGATGTTCTCCCATTTCCGATAAAATACATCCCAATATCTATCACATTCGCCATGTCTTAAAAACATACTATTGGCAAACTGTACAAATAGTAACTTATTGATATTCTGCATCTTGTCTTATACCATATTTATGAAAATAACGCAATGGTCTCCATTTGTGACCGTTCACATAAAATCCCCATTTATGCCTTGGTTTTCCTTCAAACATTAAAGTCCAAGCACCACCTTTTGGAATGCTGAGATAATGTCTATCTTCTGCCTTTGAAAACCAAATTGAATTTTTCATATGAAAGAAATTGCGCCAAGAATTGAAAATTCCTTCAACATAACACCATTTTTCGTTCCTTCCCAAAACCTCACCCAAATCCTTTTCATATTGGATTACATTTACCATATCATTTGGATTCTTGTCATTGACAATTGGTTTTACATTCCAATATCTTCCCTTTAGTACAATGCTGAGAAGGTCAGCAGAATGGTCATGAAAAAATCTATTGTCATCAGATTTAATCCAATGGTGTATTCTCATTGAATATCCAAAAAAGATGAAAGTCCATCTAATAAGATATGGGTTATTTTCATAACCCAACCTCTCTGCCCATCTTATCTGAAATTTCTTAAATTTTTTCGTGTTACTGCTACCTTTCATATTTTACACATTTCATTGGTTAAAAAAAAAATGGCTTGGATTATATATTGCCGTGCGTGTACTTAACCGTGCCTCATTGTACCCCTTTTGTCACCTTTCCTTCAGCCCAAGGTTAGGAATAATTCTCAGATACCGTTTCCCAATTACACTTGAGTGTGACTGCCACTCATATATAACTTGCCAATTAGTCAGTGGGGAAGGATTCGAACCCCCAATACTTCACCGTTTCTCCCGTAACTACTTCCCAATGCATTCTAGACTACATCCAAGTGTCATTATAGTACATAACAGTTTAGTGACTTTCTAAAGCCCTCAGTCATGTTCAGCAGTGTTATCCCATCGTCATGGACACCGCCTCGACTGCGCTCTGCTCCAAATTGAGCTATCCCACCGTTTTCATTTGCAAATATAGTGTTTATTTTTCAAACAACCAAATATTTTACGTTAAAGTTTGTAAAAAATACCATAATTATTCTTCATTTGGGTTATTTTCCACTGACTCTGATTTTTCTAAGTCCTCTTTATACTCTTTGAGTATTTCGGCTTGTAACTCTTCCTCATTAATTTGTGCCAAGAATTGCGGATTATTGTCATTAAGTGCTTTAATCCTTATTCCATTATCAAAATATTCTCCCCAAAAATGTCCGTCAACATTTGACGTTTCAACGTTAAAGTAACTACGTCCGTCTTTCAGTGCTAACTCTTGTTTGTGAAACATCTTATAGTCTTTGATAAACTCTTCAAGAGTCTCACATTCCATAAATTTTTTCTTCTTATTAGTCTCACACTCCATAATTTTTTCCGTTTTCCTCTTCTTGAATAATTTTCTAAATATGTTCATAACCTTATTCTCCTTTCTGTGCTTTAATTAATGGTTAATGCCAAGCCCATATTCAATATCAAATAAAGGTTCGTATTCATCTTCTCGTATAGGTGAAAACATTTTGCATTTTTCACAATTGGCTTCTCGACACCTTTTCTTTGTATCATCAAACATTCTGCACATCATAACTTATTCTTTCATGTGATTTTTGAAATCTTTGAAATAATCACAGTCTTGCCTGCATATATGAGACGGAACGGTGTGAGGATAATGCCCGCAAACTTTGCAATAAGCATCACAAGCATTCTCAATAAAAACATCCTTGCGAACATACTCAATATCTTTTTCGTAAGAATGCTCAGTATGCCAACCGTGACTGAATCCTGAGCCAAAATCATCTATATAAACTTTCTTTGGTATTTTCATAACTTTACTGCTATATCTGACATTCTACTTGTTTCAATGCTTAAACAATGTTTATAGTAACTATTTGCAATATATTCTTCACAAGATTGTTTATTTGTTGTCCAACAAGTCTCAGGTGTAGTTGATTGATATTGGTCAGTACAAACAACTCTATATATTTCTTCTATTGTATATGTCATACCTCTTCTCCTTTCTTTACTTTCAATCCCAATAAAAAAGCGTGTTTGGCAATAGCCCAATAATGACCGGCAATTGCAGAATCCCTTTCAAACTCGTCAGTAGTTACAAAGTCCTTTATCTCTCTGTCCAAATCTGATAATGCCTTTTCTAAATCAAAGTTTTCTTGTTTTTTATCAGAATAAATAAACTCAAGTTCGTCTTCATCCCATTCTCTTCTATCCGGTCCTTGACCGTTCTCTTGATACCATGTAGGATATGGAGTTACATTAACCATTTCTCCTGTTTCAATTACCCTTGCTTTCATGTTTTTCTTCTTTTAAATTTACCATCATATAATCTCAATATGTCTCCCCATTCTGCAACATCACTTCCGCCATCCTCATAATGGTATTGGAAGAAAGTATGCTCATTATGATTGAGGGGATAATGGATGGTAATATCCACAATTTTATGTGGTCTCTTATCACCATCCAACCTCATTACTATGTCACCAATTTTGAAACCCATGACATTTTATACATTAATTATCAAATGCAAATACTACTCTGCATTCATGTATTCCGTCAGATTCAATCCCCTCACACAAGGACACCAAACCAAGCCATTCGGCATAATCTGAGTTTGGCATATACGTACCATCTTCTTGTTTGAAACAATCATCAAAACATTGTCTTAATTCCTGTGTAGTAAGCCATGAATGAGAATGATGGTCTGGGTCTGTTATTCTTGTATGGTTTTCGTCTACCCATTTTGAATAACCTTTTTCTACCCAACTTTCAGCCGACTCCTTGGAGCAGTAGTTTCTGCCCCAATCTATAGCACCTTTATCGTCTGTTACGTGCAGATAGAAACTTTCACAAGTAGCCCAATCGGTCATATCATCAGGAAGTCCACGTGGTTCAAACTGAACTTTATATTTATCACCATATGTTCTCACATTTGCCATTCGTGCAAACATTCCGTATATGCGGCTACTAAATTCACCATAAATACCAACATTATACCATTCGTGTCGGTCATTAGGATAAGGATTCACCCTTTTCCTTTTTTCAATTCTTAAATGTATATCACAACCCATAATTAAAAATTATTTTGAATAAAAATTAGTAAATGTTTCAAAACTTACAATACCATAAAACGGATTTTTAATCATATTCTCTTCATCTGAAAATGTTTCCGGAATATTCTTCATCAGAAATCCTTTATTTGTGCAACCGTCAAAATATTCATAAGGACTCTCTTTATATTTCTGTTTTTGAAGAAACTGGACAATTATCTTTGCCACAATTTCTGAATCATAGTCAAATTGAAAATTTTGCCAACCTTTAGTTGGACCATCATCAGGTTTCCACCCTATACAATACTTTCCATCCTCTGTTGTCTGATATACAATCTGATTTCCACTTGTTTCGTCATAGCCAAGCGCAAATTCCAATGCTGATTGCAACTGACTAAAATCACCCGATATCTTAAATTCTTGATTACTGCTAAACATACTATATTTTATATTCTGATTTATTAAATTGTTCCATTGTATAATTGAATGTCTCTTTAATATCGTCAATATGATTTAAACATTGTCTTGTTGCTCTTGCAAATTCTTCATCAAATTCATCGTCACGATAGTCTTTTTCTTTAAAAAACCATGCTCCCGAATCTACTTTTTTATCGTTACTGTCAACAATGTTTAAGATATAATATCCAAAATATTCTGAACCATTGAAATATTCAATATTGATGTTAATGCCATCATACTTTTCAGTATATGATGGTATATTAACACCACGAATTATGTCTGTATATTCAATATAGTAGCCATACTTATATTTACTAAGTATATTGTTAAGTGTTTCAACAATTTTGTCATTGTGTTCAGATTTTGATAACAAATGTAAACTTTCTGACAATGTGTCTTTAACACACAGTCTATTATCATAATCTAATTTTAAGTTTTTATCTACTTTTTGAAGTATTTCTTTAATCTTATACATATATTATTTATTTTTACACTGCAAAGATAATACGTATTTTTGAAAAGTCCAAATTTTTTTAGTTAAAAAAAGTTAAACAACTTCCCACTCATAATCTTCTATTTTCCACTCAAAACTGTCACGTATTGAATCAAGTGGTTCAGCATAAAGTTCTTTAAGTGCATTAGTCATATCTTTCATTAACCTACGTTGATAAGCATATCTGAAATAATTTCTTATCCTAACCCTTTTGCGTTTACTGATAAAGGGCAAATGATATGGGAGAAACTTTGATAAAAAAGTTTCCAACTTTGTTGCCCTATATACTATGCAATTGCCTAAACTCATGTTCTACTCTATAATATAATGAGGGTTGCTTTCAGGTAAATCACCACATTTGACAACTTGTTTACCAAGTCCGTAAATAATAGAATCCACATGAGCAAGTAATAATGCAGTTTCTACCTCTTCTTTCCACCATTGTTCTATGTCATTTAATTGAAATGAAGTATTCTCAATAATCCATTTCATATAAAATGGGTGCTTGCTTAAAAGCCAAAGAATATATTTGCCTTTATATTTTCCAAAACTCATTTGTCTTCCAATAAGAAGGTCATCATCACAAATACTTCTGTCATCTATTTTGTTTTGTAGTACTTCTTTAATATCCATAACTTAAAATTGCGTTGTACCTAATTCTTTCTGTAATGTTACATATTCCTCAAACGTCTTACCACCTGTTTTATTCTTAAAGTGATAATATAACTTTTCAAGTGAAATCGGTTTAAAATCAGCAAGTTTACCATCTATGCCAACATCCACACGTAAGTCACTACTTTGTTCGTTAAAGTCATCTAAATGTGAGTGACAGTGCCCGTGCGCATTTACAACACCATGATGTTTTCCGGGCCAAGTTACCATCGGATAATGGCACATAAATACCCTAAAACTATCCTCTTCAATAAACGGAAAGTTTTTCTTTTTGAAAACCACTTCTTTCATTTGTGTTATCTGTGTAAAATAGCCTTGAAGATGCTCAGAGGATTTGTCATGGTTTCCCAATATAAGATATTTCTGGCCATTAAGTTTTGGAAGAATTTGTTTCTTTATAATTTCAGGAGAGGCAAAAGAAAAATCACCAAGAATATATACAATATCCCTTTTACCGATTGTTTTGTTCCAAATATCAATCAGCCATTTGTCATGTGCTTCAACATCATCTATATCAAAACCACCAATCTCAGCACGTTTGGGACAATGTTTCAAAATATTCCTATGTTGTATGTGGCTATCTGACGTAAACCACACTTTAACACCGAATATTTCTGACGGTTTTTTAATTTCCTTTTCCATAACTAATCATCCCATTCGTCAGCAAGTTCTCTTAGCATTTTTGCCACTTCTGAGTTACCTACATAACATTTGTTTTCAATTAACAATTGTTTAATTTTATCTTTTATTTCTTTCATTTCTAAAAAGTGATTTCCTTATAGTTTTCTTCTTTACATTTTGGGCAGACAAATGACCATCCCATTGATTTGTCATCGTCCCATTGATACAAGTCCTCTACTTTACTATCGTGGAGGTGTGCTCCACAATGTTGACAAACAAAATATCCCATTTGTCTTTACATTAATATTTGATTGAAATACTTAACATCTTTACTGTCTACTTGTGGCACAAGTTCCATAATGTTATCAAAACCGATTTTTTTCGCATGCTTTAAAACTTGGCAAATGTTCTCAATCTGATTCCACTCAAGTACGGCACTAATTGCAAATGACGATGTATGTTCTCCAACAGTCTGCTTATATTTCTTTTCATAGTGTTTTTTGATAGTCCATTCATTGTAACAGCCACGTTCACCATGCTTCAGCCATTTCTTGGGAATCTTATAATCACGCCATTCTGTTGATGGATGCGGATTCATAAATGTTGGCATTTCCTCAATACCAATACGAATATGCACATTTTCCGGAAGAATACTTAAAATACTATCCATACTAAATCTTCAACTTTTCAATTTTTTGCAAGAAATTTTCAATTTCCTCATACTCGGGCATTGTAAATAACTGGCAACCTTCCTCATCAGTAGCCAATTCAACACAAGTACGAATAAGTCCTATAATTTCATTGTCACTCATCATTAATCAATATTTATCAATACTTTTTCAAAATCGTTGTAGCCTTCTGTACATTCGTATACAAGTCTACTTATATATTTTATTTCATCAAGCGTTTGGTTCTGTTCTGACAAATATTCTTCCATTGAATGAATATCTTCCCACAACTCAGAACTAAAACCACCCTCTTTTAACATCTTGTAATCTATTTCAAGGCGTTTCTCTGTTGATTTTATCTCACATTCCAAATCATAAATTACGTTTTTGCAATCTTTACTTGTAAGTTCTGTATACTTTTCTTCCATACCTGCATATGCAGGGTTTAAAGTTTCATTGAAAGCACGATATATTTCATTGCTTCTTGAATAACTGAGGAAAACAAGTGGTGTACCGGTTGATAACTCTACCTCTATTTCTGTATGACCATCATCTTTATTGAAATCATACTTTTTTCTTGTCTTCTTTGGTACAAGATAAAATGTTAAATAACTACTCATATTTTATATAAGTTTTAATTCTTTTATAATTTCAACCGCCTCCTGTGGATTTCTTGTAATGAGTTGTTTTAGAGAATTTACGGCTCTCTCCTTTGCCCATTCTTTTTCGTACATTCGCAATTCGAAATCTTCTTCTGTTTCCCAATCTATCCAAGATACCATAAGATAACACTCACCAAGTTCATCATACTCAGATGCATCAACCCAAAGGTCAACTTCTTCTTTGTCCTTAAATTCTTTTTCAAGTTCACTGAGTTTCTGTATCAGGTCACTAAATTTGTAGGCAGCACCAGGACCGAAGAAAAAAGCCTGCTTGTTATAACGTTTTTTCTGTCTGTTTTCAAGATAAAACTCTTTTGTAAACTTTTCCATATTTTATACTTTTATTGTTACTATTCTTTTTCCATTTGCAAATATAAGATAATTTTTAGAAATTACAAAATATTTTCAGTTAAAAAATTATAAAATTTACCACACATATCTGATATTTATTATTAAATGATGTTGAAGTGATGGCATTCTTGCCCTTGATAAGTGGAATCTCTATTCCTAAAGCATTTTAAAAATGATTTGAACAGTTTCTTTTATATATCTGTTTTAAGGGTGTATAGTGTCATTATCTCAATTAAAATAAAATAACCTTTAAACGTCTATATAAAATGGCAAAAAATTTTGAACACGTATCTCACATTAAAAGTAAACTCCCAAAAGAAAATATTAATCCTGAAGAGTTTTATGGTTTGACACCAACAGTAGATAATAGTGATGCGGAAGGTAGTTCTCCTATTAAAGTCAAATTTCCAAAACTTCCAACCAAAGATAATCTTATCGAAGGTGAAATTGCTGTCAACTATCTAAAAGGGCATGAAACACTCTCAATTAAAAATTCAGAAGATGAAATTGTTGGTTTTGTTAATGAAAATGAATTTTTCCAAGCCCAAGAAATAATTTCCAGTGCTTTAGGACAAGAAAAGAATGATAGAATTGAAAGTATTTCCAAACTTGAAGAAAAAATTGACAAACTCAATGATATTAGTGAGGAAAACGCTAAGAATATTGACGATAACGAACTTGTTATCTCTGCCGCACTTAATGATTTAAATGATAGAATTAATGATATTGACGGTGGCGGAAATGCAAGATATGAAGAACTTAATAATAAAATTGACAATCTCAGCGAAAGTGTCGATAACAGGTTTGATACTTTTGACGAAAATGTTGAAAAACTTGAACTTGTTATTTCTTCTTCATTAAATGACTTGAATACAAGAATAAGAGAATTAGATGAAGATTCAGACGCTGCATTTGAAGATATTAATTCTAAAATAGATGCCATAAACCAAAGAATTGATGATGAGGCAGAAGAATTTAATAAAGGTATCGATGATTTGGAACTTGTTGTATCTTCTTCATTAAATGACTTGAACAGCAGAATTGATGAATTGTCAAACAATAGTGAAACACAAGCAGAAGAAACAAATGCTAAATTTGATGAAGTAAATCAGAGAATTGACGATAACGAACTTGTTATCTCTGCCGCACTCAATGACCTTAACACTCGTATCATAAAACATAATGACGAAACATACACCAAACAAGAAGTAAATGATTTAACTTCTAATTTCTTTGATAATGTAAGATATGATTCAAATAGCAAAGAAATCATTTTTAGAAATGGGCTTGATGTAATTGCGACAATTGATGCAACTAACTTCATTAAGGATGGTATGGTATCAAATGTTGAGATTTCAGAAGGTAATCTTGTCATTACTTTCAATACTGATGCGGGTCAAGAACCAATCTCAATTGCACTTACAGACATCTTCAATCCTGCAAATTATTACGACAAGACAACTGCTGATAGTACATTTGCAACACAAACAGTTGTGAATGAAGAAATTGCTGCAAGAACTGCCGCAGATGAAGCAATTAATTCAACACTTGAAACAAAAGCAGATAAGGTAGATACGTATACCAAATCAGAAGTTGACAATCAGTTTGACGAAATCGAACATACAGTTTCTGCTTCACTTAATGACCTCAACACAAGAATTGAAGAATTGAGTACCAACACCACAAATCAATTCACTACCATTAATGAAAGAATGACTGATTTCGATGAGGGTATTGATGATTTGGAACTTGTTGTATCTTCTTCATTAAATGACTTGAATGATAGAATTGAAGATTTGAAAAATACTCAAATCGCAAATGTAGAAGCAAATATTCAAACATTAAGAAATGATATGGAAGACGATGAACTTGTTATTTCTTCTTCATTAAATGACTTGAATACGAGAGTAGAAACAAATCTTTCATCAATTAATTCATTATTAAATAAAATAGACGAACTTACACAAAGAGTTACCGCTCTTGAAAATGCAAGCACTTCTGAAGGATAAAAAACACAACTGCATAAAGTATAAAATATGGGAGTAGTTATAAATTACTCCCATTTTTCATCCATATAAACCAAGTATTAAAAACAAACACTCTGTAACGAATTGATTATAGAAAAATGCATTCTCCGTGTATTTGAATAATAACCATTTCATAATTTTTGCCTTTTTGAAATTATTCACTACATATAAATAGTTGTGCATTATTCAATAATCTTAATCGGAATGACACCAAGTTCCAAAAGTCTTTGTTTTCCACCACTTTCGTATAATTCAAACGCATCGTGCGCAAGCCACACATTTCTCAGACATGTATTCTCTTCATGATTTGGTAATGGCTTTTCGATTTGTTCCTTATATATGAAACGTCCGTATTTTTTATCATCAGAATATTCGTTCCAATCAATTCCTTTCTTTTCGAACAACAGTCTAATTTGTTCATCTGTATGTTTTCCCATAAGTTCTTTATGCGAAAGATATGTTTGTGCTGCTTGTTGTTTTGAATTTCTCACACAATCTATCTGCCTCCAAAGGAAATATGCAAACACATCATTAAAGTTATCTGTATTCCACACTTTGCAGTCAAATTGTGCAAGCGACATATGTTTGATGATTTGTTTCATGTCTTCTGTTGAACAAGGTGTATCAAGCAGATTCAATGTTACCAATTGGTTAAACTTTGCCGTTGCAAGTGACGGTATAATTGATAACATTTTGCATAAACGATAATCAAAATATGCACTTGTTTCTTCGTTTTCAAAATCAGTTAGAACAAATGTAATTTCATCTGATTGTGTATATGCGAATTTGCAACCTTGTACGTTCTTGCAAACATAAATTGCCACTTCATTCATCATATTAATGAATTTATCATCAAATGGTTTTTCATATTTGTTTTTAATAAGACGTGAAAAGTTCTTACCATCAATCATTGCCATTGCGTATGTTTTCTTTGGCATACTGACATCATATTTTGCTCTTAACTCTTGACATTTTTCCTTTAATGTTTCCATAATTTTCTTCTTTTATAATAATGGTAATAAAACTTGTGTAATATCTGGTACTTTAATTTTTTCATAAGTACCATCTTCTTTAAGCCAAATAAGATTTCTGTCAACAATTTTCAAACCCAATTGCATTAACCCTAACTGATAACAATTTAATTGAATTACATAATGGTAATATGGTTCTTCATAAAATCCCATTTCATCAAATGGTGGAAGCATCATTACGCCATTACTTCTGCTAAATGCTTTATATAAATCCTTATTTGTTTTGAAATCATGAATGCTGTATACTATTTCCCCTTTATATCTATATGCAAGTAGTATATCAAAAGTACCTGCATATGGTTGTTTCATTTTAAACGTCTTGTTATAATTAGTGTATATTTTTGCCTCCGGCATTACAGGATAGACGTTTTCATTGTTCATTATATCCTCATAATATTGCGTAATCGCCCATTCTTTCGGACAATATGGTATAAGATAACCATCTTCGGTATATTGGAAAGGCATATTCTGTTTCGCCAAATCCTCCCTACCAATGAACATATTCATTGCGTTTTCACCGAAAAAGTGCGTTTTTGAACCACAAGATGTACTGATTATATTGTTTTCATGCCATTGCCTTTTCAATTCTTCTGTTGGAATACCCAAACTTAATGCTTTAAGTTCAGCCTTTTCATCCCAATCAACTTCTTGTTCCCAACGTTTAATAATCGAACTTACACTTGGTAGTTCAATTTTCTTTTTTCCTTTTGGCAAAAAGTATTTATGAACGTCTTCAACAAATTCCAAATCTTTAAAGGATTCAGTAATCAGATTACGTGTTTCCTCAATTTCCTTTGGAATATGTTTATTCTCATTGCTTTCTTTTATTCTATTTAAGTTTAACATTATATTATTTTTAAAGTTTTATTCCTCTTGGGAAAAATCATTATATACTATAATCGGTCTATTACCATATGATGAAGTATAAGGTAATGCTCTCACAGTATTATAATCAATAAATTCCATTGCTTCCTCATAATTCATTCCGTCTTCTTCCATTAGGCATTGAATCATTTTTTCATATGAATAACATAGACCACCAACATCACTTATTCCAATTATTGCTTTAATATATGAGGGATTTTCAAACACAACAGTGTCCCCATATCCCATTTCTCTTAATAAATCCTTTAATTCTTCAACATCTTTAAACATAAAAAATTATATTATATCAAATTTATTTTCCGGCATCCATGTTTATAAATGGTACATTCTGTTTTTGCGCATAATCATTTAGTTTGTTAAAATAATCAGTTGCTTCTTTATTACTTTCGAAGTATCGTATTTCATATGAATGATTAAAATCAGAATACCATAATGCAACATGTGGTTTTTCAAAAAATATTTTGGTTGCACTATTATATTCATATTTTTTGTTAAACCATTCTTCTCCTAATAAATCATTTTCAATGTCAGTGACTATGTAGCAATCACCTTTTAGACGAAATTTGACATAACTTGTTGTAACTTTATCTTTGCGAAACAAGTTCATAAACCACTGTGAAAAAGTTTGCCTTGTTACCCATTTAAAATCGTCAGTTTTTTCTTTTTTCCTTAAAACAATTTTACAAATATTGTTTAAGTTAATAATGCTAGCCATATATGTTATTTTTCATCTTTTATTTTTAATGGAACAAATAGGTCATATCCATCATCATCTTGAAAATGATTTATTGTTTCTGGATAAGTACTTCCGAACTTTGTCCGCATATATGTAAATTTCTCACCATCCCAAACAGCTTCTGTTGCGTTCCTACAATCTCCAATATATGTTTTGCCAACTATCAGTTTATCTTTTGGAATGCCTCCGCATCTTATAATGTTTGGAACAATTATTTCCTCATAGTCTTTTGGCAATACAATTGGTATTGGCGGAATATCATCCTCGTCTCTGAAAGGTTTTCGTTCTTTCCAATGGTTGAGAACAGTATTATATCTTTCTTCTTTTTCTTTTTTCAATTTGTCTTTAACCTCTTGTATTTCCATTTTCTTCTTGCTTAATGTTTTCCATTATTAATTCATATTGGTTTTTTGGCTTTTTTCCAAGTTTAATCTGTTGCTTGTAGAGTTCTACTTCATCATGATTATACCAAAACCAATCAATATTTTTCATTGACCATGTGATATATTGTGTATCGTTGATAATGATATCATTAATATATTTTCCTTTATATTTTCCAAAAAAGAATTTCCTACCCTTATTGTCCATTTTCGTTTTTTAGTTTGTACAACATTTGTAATGTTTCATCTAAATCAATTTTAATATTTATTAGTTTACGTTCAACATTCTGGAAAGTTACTTTCATACTTTCATAAATTTCTTTTGCTTGTCCTATTTCCTGTTCGGTTGCTTCTCTTACACATATGTAACTCGGCAGTCCCAAAGTTGCATTCTCATACATTCGTCTTTGTTTTTTAGAATCCAAATCAACAAGAAATTCATAAGGAATTGACATGTTGTCCTTTCTATAATCGTAAACAATGTCATGAGACGCTTTAAATACCGTATTACTGTATATATAAAATTTGTCTCTTTGTATTAAATCAATGTTTTGGAATATTTCTTGTTTTGCCCAATTATAACCATAGCCCAAATCATATAGACGGTTAAACATAACTTTTTTTTCGTCATAGTCAGGTTCATGGCAATTTTCAAAATAATATTCATGACCCTTTACAAACTTATAATCAACATATAAATTATCAGTTCTAAATTCAAAATAACAATTATCACTTATTTTTAAATAAAAAATCTTATTTTCTTTACATGATAAATTACGAACCAAATACTTATATTTCTTAATATCTGTTTTATGTTCAATGTGTAGAAATACTTCTTTACGGTTTAGCATTTCGCCCTTTTTATTGAAAGCATAATAATCATTATTCTCCAATTTTTTAAACCACACTATGCCATCATTATCTGTTTTAAAGTGGATATACTCATTTCCATAATTGTCAAAAACATGGTCATTTACATCACCCTTTGTAACACGCTTATAATCAAATACTATTTTTTCTGTCATATTTCTCCTTATTTATTTTACTACTGCAAATATAATACAAATATTTTAGTCGGCAAAAATATTGATGTTAAAAATTGAAAAAAACTATAAAAACATTATATTTATTATAAATAAATAACAAAAATTATAAAAATATGACAAACGAATCTTTACTTGGAATTAAAGAGACAGCCAAAATATTAGGTGTAACACAGCAAACTTTAAGAAATTGGGACAAATGGGGTAAATTGAAATCTGTACGCACACCGACAAACAGACGGAAATATAGAATTGAGGATATTGATAATATAATTAACAACAAGTGATGTGATTATGCAACAAAGAGTAACAACAGAGGAATTTATAGAACATGCAAGAAAAGTACATGGTGACAAGTATGATTATTCAAAGGTGGAATATGTTAACAATAAAACAAAGGTGTGCATCATATGTCCCGAACACGGAGAGTTTTGGCAAACGCCAAATTGCCATTTAAGTGGTAAAGGATGTAGAAAATGTAAATACGAAAACCATAAAAAGCGTTTAACCAAAACAAATGAAGATTTTATTAAAGAAGCACAAAGGGTGCATAATAACAAATACGATTATTCTAAGACAATCTATATTGATAACACTAAAAAGGTTTGTATCATATGTCCAGAACATGGTGAATTTTGGCAAGAAGCAAATTCACATATCAGAGGTTGCGGATGTCCTGAATGTGGAAAAATAAAATACAAACAAAAATTAGCCTCAAACAATAATACTTTTATAGAGAAAGCAAAATATATACATAACAACCTGTATGATTATTCTAACGTAAATTATATTAATAACAAAACAAAGGTATGTATCATATGTCCAGAACATGGTGAGTTTTGGCAAACACCAGACAAACATTTACAAGGAAATGGTTGTCCAAAGTGTCAAAAATCAAAACTTGAAAAATATTTATCTAATTTTTTGTCAGAGAATAAAATATATTTTATTGAAGAAAAGACGTTTAAATGGTTAAAAAATAAAACTAATATGAAATTAGATTTTTATTTACCGGAATATAACAGTGCAATTGAATGTCAAGGAATACAACATTTTCAAGCAACGTCATTTTCTTCAAACATTTCAACAGAAACAAAAATATTTACATTTAACGAATTAATAGAACGAGATGAATTAAAATTTAAACAATGCAAAGAACATGGTATTGATGTTTTTTATTTCACTGACCAAAATGTACCAACTACTTTTAAAAATAAACACACATATTATGCAGATTTAAACGAAATGTTATATGACATTAAATACAAGAAAGATGGTGGAATACACTAATAGTCCACCATCTTTTAAGATTTCAAATGTAAACTCAATCTACATTTTCAAAATTATTCTCAGATTCTTTACTTTTATCTTCAACAGCTTTTACCTCTTCTTTATTTTTAGCAATTCCAAACAAATCTTTAAATTGGTCTTTAACTTCCGAATTAATTGTTGCAAGAACCGGGGCGAAATTCTTTACAAAACTACTTGCAAAAGATGCTCCCGTATTTTCGGACCCCCATACCGTCACATTACCCAAATTGATATGTTCAAGTGCGTGTGCCTGTGCTTCCGCAATACCCTTGTATTGGTCAACCATCTTCCACTGAACAGCCATATCAGGGCTTCCAGAAGCCTTAATCATATATTCAAACGCCATTGCTTCTGCAAGTGCTTTTTGCTGCTCAGCTTCTGCTTCTGCAAGTAATGATGCCCTCTTACCTTCTGCCTGTGCCATAAGGATGTTCTTTTCACCCTCTGCTTCTGCATTCTTAGCCAAACGGATTTTCTCTGCTTCTGCCTCTGCTTCACGAAGAATCTTAGCCTTTGTTGCTTCTGCTTCCAATTCAGCCTTCTTCTTTGTGGCTTCTGCGAAAATCACAGCCTTTTCCTTTGCCTTCTCTGCCGGTACAATCTCAGTTGCTCTCAGTTTTGCTTCCTGTGCCTTTGCCTCTGCTTGATTTACCTCCAACTGACGTTCTTGACGTGTCTTTGCAACTGACATTTCTGCCTCTACCTTTGCGGTCTCTGATACCTTTACAGCATCTGCTTCTGCTTGTCCTGCCTTGGCACGTGCCTTGGCAACATCAATCTTTGCTTCCTGCTCTGCAACACCAGCCAACTTGTCCTGTTCTGCCTTGCGCTGACGTTTGTTTGATTCATACTCAGCGGCCTTTGCTTCCTTTTCCTGTGTTGCCTTAATAGTCTCAGCCTCTTGTTCCTGCTTTGCTTTGGCAATACGTACTTGCTTTTGTGCTTCTGCCTCATTCTGTGCGGCTTCGGCATCGGCTTCTGCCTTTGCAATGTTCTTTGTCTGAAGTGCTTCATATTCGGCCTTTTTAGACTCTGCATCAGCATTAGCCCTTGCAATATTGGCTACCTTTTCAGCCTCTTGGAGAGCAATACCAGACTCACGCTCCTTATCGGCTTCTGCAAGTTTGATTTCCTTTTCTCGGTTAATCTCGGCAACCTTTACCTCTTGTTCCTGCTTTGCTTGGTTAACACTAATCTGCTTGTCACGCTCTGCTTGTGATACTGCAATTTCCTCTTCCTTGCGAGTATTGGCAATCTTTACATTACCTTGCTTGGTCTGCTCGGCAATATCTGCTTCAGCATTAGCCTTTGCCTTGGTTGCTGCTTTCTTACCCATATTGCGGATATAATCTGCATCATCCGTAATTTCTGAAATGTTAATATTGGTAAGTTCATAACCAACCTTGGTTAACTCTTGTTCAAGTGATTCACGGACCTTACCCAAGAATGTGTTACGGTCTGCATTGATTTCCTCAATAAGCATTGTTGCCATGATAGCACGTGTCTCACCAACCAAAATCTCAGAAATCTGTCGTTCAACCTCGGCAGGGTTAGCACTCAAAAAACGTGTTGCAGCATTTTGCTGAATAAGTTTGTCTTGCGAAATTGCAGTAGTCAATACAACTGGCAAATGCATAGGAATCGCCTGTGAATCAATACCGTCAACATTAACCTTAATCTGAATAGGCTTCATTGACATTTTCTTGAAGTCTTGAATAATTGGCCACACAAATGCACCACCACCTTGAATAATCTTTGAGGGTGTCACAATTGTCTTACCATCTTCAGTCTTCATCTTTCCCGCCTTACCAAAGACAACCAGCAACTCATCAGGTGCAGACCTCCGATAACGTGAAAGAAGCCCCCAAATAGTTCCAATTACAACTATTGCAGCAACTGCAATCAATACCAAACTAATAATTGTTCCTGTTTCCATTTTTTGTTATAAATTTTAAAAGTTAATTAATTAAAAAAATATCTCTTATTTTCCTCATCCCATTTCAATATAATATCCTCACCAATTTTGTGATTCTTGTTTTCTGAATATGCTGTCTTTTTGAATGTACCATTTGGCGTGTCTACCAACACTTGATATTGTCCGTCACCATCAATCAAATATATTTTACCATTCGTATTATTTAAATTTGGGTTATCACTTGTATAATGGTTTAATTTAAGCATAAATTTGTATAAGTAGAACAATGATACCATCATTACGATTCCAACGCATACAGCGAAAATATAAGTGCTTAGAGAGAATGTATACGGTATGGCTAATGAATGTGTATTCTCATAACCAACAGCCGTTAGAACTGATGAGAAGCCCAATAAGAAATGTAACATACCTTTAAAGGACAACATTCCACTTACATCAATATCAGTGTCACCATCAAAATCAATATCCACATCAACATCACCTATAACCCATGATATAAATGATTTTAGAAATAGGATAGCAAAAACGCTAAAAAATAAAATATTAAACCAAGTCATTTTGTTCTGTTTTTAATTTCTGTTTGCAAAATTAGTGTAAAATTTTTAAATGACCAAATTTTTTTGTTAAAATAATGTTAAAGACCACTCTGTGTTGTATAAAAACCATCACCGACAATATGCGCTGAACGATTGTCACCTTCACCTTCTATAACATATACAAACTCACCAGTGTAATCTGGAACTATACAAGCACACCAATCGTGTTGTTTAATCCACTCCTTATCCGTTTCGCTCAATGTACCATAGTCAAACACGGCAACTTGACCGCTATCAGCACAAAACTCACCATAACAGTTTGCTTCAATAAATTCTTTCTTTGTTTTAGCGAACTCTTTGGATAAATTCTTCTTTTCTTCTTCATTTAAGTCACCAAAATTGTATGTATTGAAGAAATTAAAATAATAATTGTCCCACTCTTTTGACTTCTTCTTTGCCTCTTCCTTGTCACCTTTATAACACATACAACTCCAATCACCATAGATAGTACTTCTATCAAGATACTTTGTTACACCAGGTGATTTTTTAATGTAACAAGGGTCGGTAATGACCAATGTAATACCTTCTACTTTCATAACTTAATTATTTTTTCCTTTATATACAAATAATTTCTCTACTTTTGTGTTCTGTTTCTTTCCTTTCTGTGTACCAAGAGAATCCTTTTTTTCCATTTGCCAAATACATTCGAAATCGTCTGGTGCGTCATATTCCGACACATAAAGTTTCTTCACTTTTTTACTTGCTTCCCTTGCCCACTCCCAAAACAGATTATTGTCAAAATCAGATTCATATTTCTTTGTTGAAGCGTATGGTGGGTCACAATACACAATATCGTTTTTGTGCAGCAATACCATATTATATGTACAATGCAGGAATACAGTCTTTTTAAGACCAATAAAGTTTTCAACTTGTTTTTTCAATCCATTATATGCCTCCTTGATGTGGTCTTCATTTTTGTTTGGATTGAATCTTGCATAGCCATTGAACCATGAGCCACCAAAACTGCAACATGTACCGACATAGCCAATAATATAGTCTTCATATTTGTTGCTGTGATTTATGTAATCTGATTTTACATCATTATACATTTCCTCTGATACCTCTGTTGGTATGTTCTTCATGCCGTTTTCTTGCAGTTCTTTCCATAATGCAATAACATACTTATTATAATCAACAGCAATTTTCACTTCACAAGGAATTTCACACACAACATTCATACCACCGCCAAACAGGTCAACAAACAGCGTATTTTCGTCCATATCCTTTGTCAAAATAGGAAGAAGATACTTCATAAATTTTCTTTTACTTCCGCAATATCTCATGATAATTCTTCAATTTTAAGTCTGACATTCATTTCTTCCCTATTTCCATCTTTGTCAAATAGACCAACATCTGTACCATAAGGGAAACAAATAAAATATTGTTTAATATTTGGGTATATTAAATGAATATCCATTTTCCCCTCATCAAAAGATATTCTACCAAAATAATCTATTGAATTGTTATCATAGTTTTTGTCCACCATTAATTTTTGACACATTACGTCTTCTTCAATAATAGTGGCTTTTACTGTAATCACATTCTCCGGATTAGCACCCCACATATAAGCATGTTCTTTAACTATTCCAAAATTTTGATAATAGTATTTACCATCTTCCTTTCCTGATACTCTATGTTTTTCTTTTGAACATGTTATCTCAAAAGATGTTCCAATTTTGTAATCTTTTATTTCCATTTTACTTAGATGCAGCCACCACAGCAACCATGTTCAACATTTTCGTTAACTACACGTGTAATCTCTTCCTTGTAAGGTTCAAGTTCAGGATGCTCATATAAATTAACCTCCCAATCACCTTCTTCAGCCCACATATCCCAATCTGTGCTGGGACCGCCACAAATATGGCCACCGCTTGACATAGCATGATTGAAACGATAAGCCTTTCCGTCAACCTTAATTGTAAGAGTCCCCATACACAGACAAGGGTACTTTCCGTCATAAGATACAAATTCTACCATAATTGTCAATTAATCAATTTTCTTTAATTTAATTCCTCTATATGTTTTTTCACCTTTTAGGAATGGAAATAACTCATAGAATCTTTTCCAAGTCGCATTTGAACGTTTTAATGATGGAATACGAATAGTGTTTTTATTACTACCGCCATTACTATCATTATATACAAACTTCTGATTATCCTTATTAACAATCCGTTTCTGATAACCGTTCCATTTGCTATATAAACGTTTTCCAATAGTTCTCCGTCTTTGTTCTTCAATATATGCAATTGCATCTTTAAGCGGAACTAAATTTGATTTTTCATCAAATAACACATCCCACATTAGTTGGTCATGGCAATATTTTCGCAAATCATCACCGACAAGAGTTGTTTTCTCTAATATCTTTTGATAGTCTTTTTTGCAGCCTTCAATACGTCTATCAAAAGCGTTATTTATCTTTCCGACATATTGCTCAAGAGTAAGGTTTTCTCCTTTGGCACAACTATTATGGGGTTCTTTCTTATGCCAACACTTACGCATATCTTTTAGATAACCTTTGTTCTTTCTCATAAATTTTAAATTTTCAGTTTGACAGTGCAAATATACAAATAAAAACTGAATAATACAAAATTTTTATATTAAAAAGTGTTAATCAACTTCTTTTGTGTCAAATTCAATATCTGTACAATACCAAGTACGGTTTATACAGAACTCTTCATCATAAAATGTAACGAATAATCCCTCTTTTCCTTCTTTGTCAATAACCGGGAGAATTGACACAACATTTTCGGCTGCAATTATGTTATTTTCTGTGTTAATACAGTTATTAAGTTTTAATAATGTAACTTTTCTCATTTTTATTCTAATTTTTTACATTCTTCCTCGCTATACATTGAATGGAGTTTGTCAATCCACCATTTTGTCTTAAATTTGACCTTTGGCATTCTCTGTCCCTTTAACAAATGGCTATTACGGCAAACAACACCTTCTTTCACACTTGGATATTGGGCGTTTTCATTTCCTACCTCGTTGTTCCAAATATCATTGATAAACTCCTTTGTTAATTTTCCATGATAAATCAAGTCTGGTGTTTCTATATTGTCATTCTGACCGAAAATTTCATAAAAATCCTTTGGTTCAATATAACCTTTCTTTTTCAAAAAGACATCAATCAACGCAAGATGCATCGTATCATTTTCGTCATGCCTACCTGCAAAGGAATGTTCTCCATACCACTCAAAATAAAAAGTTATTTCATCTATCCCCTTGAAAATTTTTCCTTTACCACTATTTTGTTTAATGATTTCTTTAAGTGTATCTGGAATATTACTTGTTTTAAAATAACGAACCGTATCACCAAATTGGTCAGAAGTCTCATCAACCATTACAGTTCTGCTGCCAAAATTTTTAAACTCCTTTGTTTTTGGAGAATAGTTAACACAAAAATTTTGTCCGTCAAGTTTGTTAAATGCCCAAATATCACAACCAAGAAGTGTTCCATCATCTTGAATGCGTGGTATTGAATCATAATGTTTCATCTTCTTTTTCTTTCTCTTTAAGATAATTTACTGTTTTATTAATACCTTTTTCAATGGCTTCTTCATATGTCTCACATACCATTGTTGTCAGTGGCAATTTATTATACATTACATCATTATAAGTGTAAACTTCAGATAGCCAAAAACATCCTTCAACAGTTATATATGGCATTGCGGTAATATGAATACTATATTTATCTCTAAACCATTTCCTTACAATTTCAATATCTGGTGCCGCACATACATCGTGGTCTTCTTTATCATTATTCTTAAACCACATATTATATAGCATTCCGTAGTCGATGTATTCGATTTCATCACCACGTCCTTCGGCACGAAGTTCATATTCTTCATCACACCCAAGATATTCACCATTATGCATTACAGCCACACCATAACAGTTAGGACAAATAATATCAAAACCGAAGTCTTTTAATTCTTTTGCGGTTTTAGAAGAAACTATTGTCAAATCTTTTTCCATATTAAAGTTTATTTTTGAACCATTCTCATTTACAGTTGCAAAAATAATATAAAAAAATAATATAACAAAATATTCTATGTTAAATTTTCTTAAAACAACAAAAAAATGGAAGCATTCCTATGCTTCCATGTTAAGATAATTTATGTTAAGGTACTAAGCCATCCAAAACCACAAATTATTGCGAGAATGCCACAACCAATCAGTAAATACTGTAGTTTCCAATCTAATTTTTTCCAAAGTTTCTTCATAAGAATAATTCTAAATTATTGATTAGTTTTTATACAAATAAATAGTGTTTAATGTATAAAAAATGTATAAATATACAAAAAAAAATGAGGGATTTTTATACTCCCTCATTATTTCCGTAGTTATCAAGCATTTCCATATCAACTTCTCCCTTGTCAATTTCCTCTCTTTCTTTAGAAAGGAATTTTGCACATTTAAGTTTGAATGCTTCTGCAAACTCATCATTATCAATTCTTAGAACGACCCCCTCAAATGGAACTTTATTCTTACAGATTGGGTCATTTTTCTCCATATTGAAACGTTCCTTTTCATTTCTCAATGCCTCAAGGACATTTTCATGCCAATGGTCCATATAAGAAATATTTGGATAAAGGTCTGCAAGTGTGCCATGATACAACAAGTCAATAACATGGATTCTATCAGCAATTTCTGGATGGTCTTTGACAAGTTTCTCAGTCCATTCCTTAACTTCTGTTACATTCCACTCATGCTTCGTTCCATCTTCATTATTTGTAGTGATACGATATATCATGAGTTTGTTTTTACCCTTATTACAGCCATAGTCATAATTCTTCTGAATCATCTTATCACTATCAGTGAGATAACCAATGATTTCACCATAGATAATCATTCCTTCAGAAAGGAAAGGATAAATGAGATTACCATACTCAGACCATACATCAACACCATAGTATCCGTCAGAGACATTTTCATTGATATATTGGTTTTTGATTACTGTACGTGAAGCAGTGACATTACCGTAATCAATAACATAATCGGTAATACGATGTGCCTTGAAAAGTCCTGTCAAGTCAACAAACTTATTCCAAATCCACTTATAGAATGGAAGTTTAATTGGTGTCTTAACGTGGAGTTTACCAATACAAATTGAAGTTCCATGTAACTTGCTTGTTATTGTTACGACATCACTTGGCTTTAGTCTTCCGATACACTTTGGAAGTGGTGCAGTATCATAATGGAAAGAAAACTCACCTTTCACCATACGGTCAAACTGTTCAATTTTCTTATTTCTCTTTTCCACCTTTGAGACTTGTCTGCGTTCAGGCACAAAGGGAACATATGCCTTGATAAACAGTTTGTCTTCAATTGTATCAAAATCCTCCCCAACATATTGGTTAAGAGAAATATTTTTGACATTGGGATTATACTTTGCAAGTTCATCAAGAGTGAAAAGATAACCCATTGATTGTACACCACCAAGACGAATTGAGCGGACACGTCCAGTCTTATTAAAAAATCCTACATGTCCACGAATATAAGCAGTGGTTTCATCAATTTCTTTTTTAATAATATCAAGTTGTGTTTTCTTCTCAGCACAATATTTCTGTGCTGTTGTCACATAGTCTATTAGTGTGCTATCCTCATTAAAACTACCACCTATATACTTACTTATTGTCTTGCGTGAATTATTAAGACGAGTTTCCAACTCACTCTTCTCTTCCTCATTGTCTCCTGCTGCAATAACAGCACTATCATAGCCAATCAAGAACTTAGAACAAACAAAAAGTTTCTTTATTACCTTTTCAAGATTTTCTGCTTCTGCCTTAAGTTCCTTATTCTTTAAAATATAAGGTTCAATCTCATTTGCATTACTATTAAGTTGGTATGAAGAACTTTCAAAAAGATTGTTTGCTCCAAGGAAATCCTTGTCAAGTTGTGTTTCATTGCTTGCATAAAGCAAAACATCACCTTCTTTAATTTGGTCTTTACGTACCACAATTGTCTCACCATTGACAAGAGTGTAGCCAATTTTGTCCTTACCCTCAATTGGTTTTACTTCACCCACACGGATGATACTGCAACAGTACTCACTCTTGAACGAATCACTCTTTGTAAAAATGTTATTTGTCATGTTTTTCTAACTTTTTATTGTTTCTAATATTTTGTTCCTTATTCAATTTTTTGATTTTTTTCTTAATATCAAGGCACTGTTTTTGCAAAGCATTAAGAAGTACCTTATTTTCAAAAACAATTTGTTCAAGGTATCTTATATAATTTTCTACATATTTATGTTCTGGATATTGTTTATCAAGATTTTCATACCTTTTTAAATCATTTCTACTTTTTTCTTGAATACGTTGTCTCTCATTAAACCTTTCTTTTAATAACTTAAGTTTAAGTATTGATTCTGAAATCTGTTTTTCTTTCATCATAAATCTTTTTTTTTTACGTTGCAAAGATACACATTAAAATTGAATAAGCCAAATATTTTTAGTTAAAAAATATTAAATGCGCATACTTTTTACATTTTCAATATGATATTTACGTTTCTGTTCATTAATAAAGCCTCTCATAATACACAGAACATGACTTGAAAGATGCTTATCAAAAGTATTATCATTCTTGAATAATGTCTTAAACCACTTTTTTGTCAAATCAGTTTTCTTTGAACCATAGAAACTATTAAACAATCTTTCACGATACATTTGTGGCACATTTTCCATTTCTTTCAAGAACGTAAAACTATCAGTTAAGAATTTACCACTTTCTGACACAAATGTATTGACCATTTCATCACTGCATTCCTTTGCAAGAATGTCCTCAATAACGTCCATGTTGTTAGAATTGACAACATACTTTTTGAACGTATCCCTTACCTCTTCAAAATTATTCTTCTTCATAATATTACTTAAAAATTATTTCATTTATTGTTTTCTTTAACTCTTCCAATGGTGGTTGCATATAGAAACTCATTGTATGATATGTTTTGCTTTCCATTATATTTTTATTACGTATATCTGCTAATGCTTGTGCATACATTCTTGCCAATTTCCTTGAGTATCTTGAATATGCTTTCTCTCCAATAGTAATAATTTTCTCAAAAGAGAGATTGTATTCTGATTTGCAATGTTGTTTTGTTGTTTCGCCAATACGGTTGTTTGCCATTGCATTCTGCATAATGTTAAGATAATACCTCAATGAGTGTAATGACTTATATGCATCGGTTTTCTCGTATGCCCCAGTAATGTCATTACCTTTTTCATGCTCGGATATTATATAAGCATATGCACCATTCAAAAAAGCATCTTGCTCAAATTTATATGTAAGGTACAATACCGATGCAATTACTCTGACACTTTCACTACTACTTACAAAATTTCTGTTTGCTGCTTGATACTTTGCCTTTATATTATCATTACTTAAAAGTTCGTCACCTTTTAAATGCGTTTGGAAATTATGAGTCAATTCATGTGCGATAGAATCTTCCAACGTATTACTGTCAATTACCCCTCTTATTGCCAAAACAACAATGGAAAGTGTATTTATACTTTTATTGTAACTTGTCCTCATTGGGATTTTCGTTATAGCATCTTCTTTTGTCTGTTCATCAGAAAAACTGAAATAATACCATTTCACATTTATTGTTTTCTTTGACTGAGAAACATTACCATCAACAGAAGTTGTCACATCAATTTGAAAGATACCATTTTTATACGTAGTCATATCAAAACTTGTTGGACTACTAGCCGTGTTTTTTATTAAATGTTTTATCTTATCCGCAATAACCGTTGTATCTGTTTGGACATTGCGGATAATCCCCATTTCTTCAGTCAATAACTTATTAAAAGTACTATTAAACATAAATTGGTTTTATCATTTATTAATTGATTCTTGTGTCTGATTGGAAATAATGCAGCAATCAACATTTTCAGGATTGAAATCACCAAGATACATACAATTTGTGTAACTCATTGCTGACTGCATAAAAGTAACCATGTTTTCACTCCATTTTCTCAGATTGGTTGTACAATCAAACATTTTTTCAACCCCTTCGCTTGTTTTCGTTTTCTCCCCATTAATATCCTCTTGTCCTCTACGTGAAGCCATACCATAGAATACTTTATGAAGATTATCAACTATATATTCCTCATCAATATCAAATGTTCCATCAGAATATGCGTCAATCTTGTGTTCAAACGGGTTGATTTCATGTATTGAAACACCGTCTTTATCATAATAAAATGTCGGTGCAGCACTTTCAACAAGTTTTGAGAAAAGACCGCCAATCATAACATAATCGGCACCTGAAACCAATGCTTTATTTACATCATCATAATCCCTGATACCACCATCGGCAATAATCATCGGTGGCCATTCACCTATCTGTTCTAATTTCTTTTTAATCTTGTATGTTTCGTCAATTAATGAAACAATTGGATAATGGATACCTGTGAGTGTGCTTGTTATGCAACCACTTCCCGAACCAACTGATAACCTTACGTAATCACATCCAGCCTTTGCAAGTTCATAATATGTCATTGGATTGGCGATATTACCTGCCATAATCTTGAATCTGAGTGACCATTTATACTTAACTTTTGCATCATGTATCAGACAATGCAACTTAGACATATGACCGTTTGCAATATCAATAAGGACATTAACATCAGGATATATTTCCATATCCCAATCATTGTTTATAAACAAGGTTTCAAATTCTTGAAGTCCAACAGCAGCCCATTTTCCACGTCTGAGGTAGTCAATACGTGTTTCAAGGTCAAAGTTTCTTGGAAGAATTGGTATAATATGGTTTTTTTCAAATAAGTTAAAATTTTGCTCGTTAACAACAGTGCTCATTGGCGCAGTGAATATTGGTAAGTCACTATTGTTGAATTGTCCTGTAAACGGATTACATTCTGAACGATGTTCAATATTACTCTTGATAGCGGGTACAATGCCAATATCATTGTAAGAATATTTCATTTCCTTTATTAACATATGTCTTTATAAATTTTAAATGTTTATTATGTTTTAATCTTCATCATCTTCGTCTTCATCTCCCCACCAACTATTGTTCCATGTTACACCAAAATTTTCTTCACAATATTCTGGAAACTCCCATCCGCTAATATGACCATACGCATATCCATCTTCGTCTGGCTGACATAGAAAATCTGAATACTTCTTTGTGTAGGTGGTTATAGTTTCTTTTACGTCATTTGTTTCCTTATCCCAACCACTTGTAATAATCTTATATTCATATTCTTCATCTGTAAGTAGTTTAGGACAATTCTTTTCCACCCATGATTTTGGTGCTGCCACACAATAGTTCATGGACATATCAATTGCACCACACATTACGCAAAGTTTATTTTGCTTGCACCATTCATCATCCCTAAACTGACAATCCTTAATCCATTTGTAGAAAATCTCATCATTTGGATAGTCTCTGCCTGCAAACCAATTGTTAATTTCAAAATATACAATTTCTTCCATACTATAACTTATTTTCCTCTAAAAATTTATTTAATCTTTCTTTTGAATACTCAACTTGTTTCTCAGAAATCTCACTACCAATGCACACCATATCATTACTCATGTTATTAAATTTCTGACAAGCTATTGCCGTTGTGCCAGTTCCCATAAATGGGTCATAAACAATAGAATTGGTTTTTGCATATATATTTAATAGTTTCTCACACAATTCACTTGAATATGTGGCTTTGTTGATACTGCAAGAACCGTCATTATTTGGTGCTTCAATGAAGTTGTATACATTTTCATAATATTTCTGTCCAGTTGCACTTTCCTTTGTTACTTTTTTATTTGCATTGAAAGTTTTAAATTCATCCTTTCGACAAATAACAAATACAAACTCAGTAATACGTGTCAACTTGTTATGACTTACATTGTTCGGTAGTGCGGATTTCTTCTTCCATATAATTGTATCAGCAATCATAAAATTGGTATTACGAAGAATATCGCAAATTGCAAGCCACATTACATCTGGATTTTCAGAACCATATGAAAGATTATAAAGAATCACACCATTTTTGTTAAGAACCTCATCAAATTTATTGAACAAGTTAACACTCCATTTACAATACTCTTCATTAGTCATATTGTCATTATATTCATCATAACGATTATTATGAGTATCTAACGCTTTTTGCGTTTTAACCTTTCTGGCCGTATTATAAGGGGGTGAAGTCAATATAATATCAACTTTTTTCCCTTTACTAATGAATAAATCCATCGTTTTAAAACAATCTTCATTCCTAAATTGAATCTTTGTCATATGTTTATAAATTTAAAAGTTCACCTTTTGTTTTGTATTCATTAAATGTTTTTTCAATTTCTTGATATTCTTCCTTGGTGATTATCTTCATGCTGCTATGTTCTCCACCGTAGGAAATTTCACTATATGGGCATTTAAACCAATATTTATTAATTTCTCTTCCAACTTCTTTTTCAATAGAGAATTTGTTTTTTGACCTGTAAACATTAAAGACATCATATTTAGTACATAAGCCATATACAGGAGTTTTATCAACATATAAAACAGTATACGAAACACCGTTGTGATTTATTGATACGTATTTACCAATTAAATCGTCAAACCATTTTATTTCGTTATCTCTTCGAATTTCTTCTTTTTTCTTTAATTCCTCTTCTTTTTCTTTAAGGCTGTCGGCAAATTCTTTAAGTGTCATTCCGGGATGCGTTTCCGAAAAATAAATTATCTGTTTGTTATCCATATTTTCTAAAAATTTCTTTCGTGCATTTCACACATTGAATGTCCGTTATTTGGTAATTTTACAATTATTGTATCATTCTTTTCAAATACTAATTTACATACAAATCCTGTTGGTATTCCACAAGTCGTTAATGTGTAACGATGCTTACAATTACAGCAACAATCACCATTCCCAACCAAAGAATATCTCCAACAGTCTTTTGTATTTGTATTTTTAATTAACATTATTATTTAATAGTTTCTGAAATGAAATCTTTTTCAATAGTTTTTTTACCGATAATGTCTACCATTTTATCCCAAGTCAAATCACAATATTCGTCTTCCCAAGAATCAATATAATATAACTTGGTGCTGCCTTCTATTACGCCAAACATAATAGGGTCACGTTTCTTTTTTTCCTCTTCCTCTTTCTCTTTATTTGTTTGAGCATAAGAAACACCATTTGGGTCGTAATGAAGAATTACATAATTATCAAAAATTTCCAATTGGTCAATTTCAAACTTCTTTTTAATCACACTAATTGGTATATTCCTTATATAGTTTTGAATATAATCAAGTGCCAAAGCCTTTGGAGAATCTTTTGCCAACTTGACAATTGTTTCTTCTGTTACAGCCTTTACCAAACCCTTTGAAAAAAGGATTGTTTCATATTTGTTAATAACGAGATTATTGAAAAGTTTCTCCTTTAAAGCAATTTGTCCGGACTTTTCGGCAATACCAATACAATTCACATATTCTGCCAACCTATCACGGTATTTGGTTGCTTCATCTTCAGCAGATAACTTTACATCAGAGAAAAATTTTACTACATCAAATTTATTTGCAATTTTCTTTTCCTTATTTTGTTGTATTTTCTTGCTGAAGAAATCCTTGATATTATCAACTAAACTTTTCTTACGATTATCTGTAATAGTCATCATTGAACTACCCTCAACAGTAAAACGAGCATTGCCTTTTGTTTTATTGGCAATATCACGCATTTTTTCTGTTATGTCAATATTGAAATCTTTAATATTAATTTCACTTTTTGAAAGGAAATAATTTTTCAAATTTTCATATGACATTATTTCAATTGGTTCATTATTTGTATTTGGGAACGCAAATGTATTCATTGACATTTTATCATCGCTACGATGCGCTCTTTTATACTCTTCCAATGTTTTAAATTTTGGAAGTTCTTTATCATACACGATTGCGTTTTCAAAAATACGCAATCTATTTTTAGCGTTGTTTAAAATTTCATTAGCCATAATTTAAAATTTTGTTTTTAATACTTGTGCAAAGATAGATAAATAATTCTATACCACCAAATTTTTTATGTTAAAAAATGTTATACAAAATAAGAAACACTTAGACATAGTGATGCTAAAATTACAAACACTATTTTCCAAAATAAATCGCCCTTACTATTTATTTCCCTACCAATAAATGCATTGGATAATGTTGTAACTGTTATATGAAGATACATTCCCAATGAATATAGTCCATAAAATATCAGACAGCATTTAAATGAAAATGCTATCCACAACACTAAAGCAATGCACACTGGTACAACAATTAAAATATTGTTTAAGAATTTATCCATACTATTTTTCTTTTTACAATGGCAAATATAGTTCAAATAAATGTTATAACAAAATATCCCAAGAAAAATCTTGGGATATCAGTTTTATTCTTTTTCTATATTTTCAAAACCATTGTCTTTTCTTATGTTTTTGAATGCATCTATTACTTCGAACCATTCTTTATTTTTTGCTTGCCAATTCATAGTTGTACAAGTCAGATTATATGGTTTGTCAAGTTGATAAGAAGATTTGTAAGCATTTTCTGTAACGCCATCAATATACATACTATATTCGCCTTCATCAAACGTGATACTATATTTAATATCAAAATTGTTTTGCAGCCAATCTTTGTATGTATTCGCAAATGTTGTGTCAACATTTATACTATAAGCATCTTCAAGAATATAACTTAAATCTTCATTTGTTAGCCTATTGTGCTTTTGTGTCACACCACGTCCATTTGTCTTATAACCAAGGAAAAGTATGTCATATAAATTATTATCATAAAGTTTTTTCAAAAGATTTTTGGTTTTTTCCCTGCCAAGAAGTTCTGGTATCATATGTATTACAATCTCTTTATAAGTGTAATAAGGATAATTGCTTGTGTCATTCAATTTTTCCTTTAATTCTTTAACATCGTTAATGTTTTCATCAGAATTTACTGATACACCAATTCCATTGACATATTTTTTAAAAACTTTAAGTAAGTTAGAGTCATTTAAGATTTTCTGACAATCCTTAACATTAATTGTTGTATTAATGATATGTCTTTTCTCCTTCATGAAACTAAACAACTCTTCAAGATGTGGATACAAAAGTACATTACCGCCACCGATTGAAAATTCAACACGTGTGTCATAGGTATTACTGTCATTTGAAGACAATCTACTAATGATTTTTTTAAGAAAATTAATATCTGCATGTTTTCCTTGCATATTCGAATCCATGTAGCAAAAATTACATCCGTGGTCACACTGATTTGTAATTTTCAAGTCAATCAGTTCCGGATAACTCGGAATACATTTATCGTTACTATTAGAAAATCTCACTTTTCCATTATAGCCAAAACCAACCCAATAATTTCCATTTTTAACAATATTACAGTTATCATTGTAGTCATTTATTTCATCTGGTTGCGGTAATGTTTTATGTCCTTCAATGGTTTCCCAAACAAAATCAGTTTCATCAGAACCACCAACTATGATTATATCGTCATTATCTATAACATTACGAAGATAATCAATACTTGCCTCCAAGTATTTACTATTACCGAAATACAGTCTACCCCTTGCATACATTCCAAACTTTTCATCATCACCATATAATGTTTCTTTATTTTTGGTTTCTTTGATAAGTTCTTTGTATTCATTCATCTGTGGATAATACAACGACATTATTTCATATAATTTGTCATGCCACATAATATTGGCTGCAACATACTTGATTTTTGCTTCTTTTGAAGCCGCAATCGTATTGTCAAATCTATCATAATAGTTTAATTCAAAAATATCCAAATCTTTGAATAAATCCTCTTTATTACGGTATATGACAGAATGAGTTGAACTACTGTTTGTAGCAAATCCCTTTCTAAAATTCTTTAAATAAACTGTTCTCATAAAATACTATTTCTTTTTAAAAATAAAACGTGCTTTATAAAATTCATTATATCCGGGTTTGTCATATTCAACATCCCAACCCTTTTTTCTATAAAGTGGTTCAAAGTCCAACCATCCTTTATCAAAAACCTCTCGTCTTGAAGGTTTATCAATGTCTGGGTCATCGCTTGAAACTATATCCATAATATCATCCTGTAAGATGATTGCTTTATCACCATCCCACTTTTCCACAATAAGTTTATTCACAGTTTCAATTATAAAATCGGGGATAAACTTTTTAACGTCACTTGGACTAATCGGTTCTACCATATTTTCTCTTACTTTTTTTCAAATTTCTCTTTTAAACGCTGATATTCAGCCATTTCTTTCTTTTCTTTCTCTTCTTTCAAACGTTCTGCTTTTTTACGTTCTTCTTCTTCTTCCAACGTCAAAATATTATCAACATAGTTTTTAACCTCTTCTTCTGTATAGGTCAATAACATTGTTGGAAAATATTTTTCATGTTCCTGATGACCTCCATAACTCCAATATTCATGTCCATGACAATACACATCATCGCCCATAGGTATAAATTCATTACAATAACCATAGCCACCTTCCAAACGTTGTAATTCTTCACAAACCTTCTTACACTTTGTAAGAAACTCGTTGTACAAATTTTCAAATTCTTTAACTTTTTCTTCCGTCATTTCTTTAAAAATAAATGTTAAACAATATATTTAATTAACTTTTTCAATGCAAAAATATGAATTTATTTTTAAATGACCAAAAAAATTGTGTTAAAAATTGCTAAAAACCTATTATTATTTCTTCTGTTGGTAACTGATGCCTAATAAGTGTGGATTTAATATTATCTTTATCATAGTCAAACAAGTCGTTTATTTTGAATAAAATACCACTGTTTTTATTATTAACCCATTTAATCTGTGATGTTTCCCAATCCAAATCGTATATTATATAATATGTGTCAAGCCCCTCTAATTTCAATACTTCTTCTCTTTTTCTACATGCATCAATTCTATCTTCATGTGTATCGGGATATTCAGATTTAAAAAATGAAATAGGTTTTACTTGTAAATAGAAATGTTGTCCTTTACCAAACACTTCAATATCGACTCCATATTTTGCATCCTTTTTACCTTCTACCTTATTTACTGTAAAACCTTTGTCTGATATGTATTTCATTATTGTTTCTTCTTTCTTTTGACCGACAAATGTCTCAACAATCGCATGACAAACCAATGAATAGAAGTAAACGCTGATATCATATTTCAATGTCGTACAGTCTTCAAGAAGCACTTTATATTTGTGTGCTAACATATAAAATTCCTCATATGTCAAACCCCTTTCCTCAATTGGTAAGTCATGATTTTCTTCAGCATATTTCAATTCCTTCTCATAAAAATCAAAATAATTGGTTGGTTTTAACTTGTAATAAAGATTAGTGCAATTACCTATAAATCTGCTATAAGAACATTTAGTCTTATATATTGTTCTTGATTTCGCATTGCTGTTTAATATTTTCTTACACTCTATACATTTGTTAATATCAAATTTAAAAATTTCCACTAAAAAATAAATGTTCACAAACTTTATTGTCTGTGAACAAATATAATGCAAAAAACCCAGATAACAAAATATATTAAAAAGGTTTTTGTATCTCATTCCAATCCTTATCATACCATTTACCTGTTTGTGTATCAAGAATGCACCAAATTGGTGTGGGCTGATAAGTATTAACCACAATTACATTTTCCTCATCTTGCCAATTTTGGCCGACATAGGGATATTTTTTCATTGCTTGTTCCAAACTAAGTCTTTCTTCATTGGTTTCAAGGTCGTATAAATCTCCTTTTTTAATTAAGCAATAATATGTATACAATCCTCCATTAGATGGGTCTTTTCCGCCTGTTCTACTTCCCCAAAAGTATATTCCTTTATCTGAATTATTTGACCATCCATTTGGCTTTCCTTTTTTGACAAAACCATCATTCACCTTAAAAGAACTATTGTGATGTAATATAATGTTGTCACCGGATTTAAAGAGTTTGGATTCAAATTCTTTATGTTGTTGAATTAACAAATCCTTATCTTTTCTTTTACCAAGAAAAATCTCACCATATTCATCATCTTGATGTTCCGGATAGATTACTGCATTATGCTTTACATTTGTTGGAATGCTTTCTATCTGACCGCCACTACCATCACTATTTTTTGTATATCTTACGTCATATTCTTCTCGTCCATATTTCATTATCTTTTGTGGACTTACCATTATATACAGTTTTTTAGTACCATTCAACCAAGGGTCATATGGTACTTCTCCAATACAAATATAATTACTTGTATCTACATCACCATAGGCTTCCTTTATAATACCCTTTGACGGATTATATGTATATAATTCTTGTATTCTTTTAATGTTCATTTCTTGTTTCTCATTTTTCTCAAAGCCTCCCCCATTGTTTTTCTTGTCAATGGATGGATATCTTCTTTTATAATCATTTTGCCATCTACCATGTTTCTCCAAAAGTTAACAGCCTCAGACATTTTATTTTTGCGGTTTTCCTTACGTCCCCTAAATGAAGTACCGTCATTGTCACGCCAATATCTTTGTCTCCATTCATCATCAGTACCTCTACTTTTTTCAATACTATCCATTGCTTCTTTGCGGTTATTTACTTTTTCTGCATCCTTTCCAACAAAAGAAAACGCTTTATTACCCATTCTTGACATATAGTTTGAAGCGGTACTGGTTTTCATTTCACTATCTTCACCTTTTTGGTGGTATTCGGGGAAACCGTTATCATTAGTGCCAATCAAATTACCCTTTGTTTTACCCTTTTCTTTATAATAAATTGAATCTTGATTATAATATTCAGAAATACGCAATAAGTTATTCAAAAAGTTCTTGTCATCATTACGATTGACAACCAAATAACTTTCCTCTGATGTTTCATCTGTCATTCCTTCTGGATATACACCTTTTACCTTTGTAACACCATATCCTAATTGTAACAATTCAGCAACCATTAACTTATTTTTCTGACGATTTTCCTCATGGGTAAATTCTTTTCCAATTGCCACGGATTTTCATTGTCAGGTCCAAGATAAGTCGCATTCATGTCTCTAACATCTTTCAATTCATTCCTGAATGCACTAATGAAAGCACAGTCACAATTTTTCAGCCATTGCAACATTCTGTTAATGCTGCTTTCATTTAAGGTCTTGTTTGTTTTATCTATTATGGAATTGAAATTACGAACCTCATTAATAAATGAATTTGTTTTTCCTTCACTTAACACTTTTTTTACTGTTTCATCTATAATATTTTTCAATTCACTTTCATTCAAATGCACTATTTTTCCCATAATATTTTATTAATAGATATTTAAAAATAAATAGTATCTTAAAGGGAAAATTAACCTCTGTCATAAAGAAAACAGAGGTTAATTTCAACATGATTATACAAATTGTTTCAAGTCTTCAACAAGGTCAAGATTTTCCCACTTTCTTTCTTGAAGTGTTATTACATCTTTGTCTTTTTTGTCTTTAAAACCGAAATGTCCGTATTTTGAACAATCATATAAAAGCACACCATGACGCAATCTTTCTGTAATTCCATTTGGAGTTAAATCAATATTCTCCAAAATCCATTTTTTCAATTGTGGAAGTTTGTCAAAATTACGATTGACATCAATTTCAACGGAACAAGGTTGTGCAACACCAATCATATACGACAAGGTAACACGGCAAGTATCACAGAAGCCACTTGCAACAATGTTCTTTGCAAGATAACGTGCCATATATGCACCTGAACGGTCAACCTTTGAGAAATCCTTACCACTGTAATTGCCACCACCAACGTTACAATAACCACCATAGGAATCTACCACCAATTTTCGTCCTGTAATTCCACAATCAGAAATCGGACCGCCAATTTGCCAAGAACCACAAGGATTTACATCAACTCTAACATTTTTATCCTTTATGAATTTTTCATAGATATCCTTATCAATACCAACCAAATTATTCATAATTGCGTTAGTTACACGTTCACGACACACTTCAAGAGAACATTGGTGCATAGTGGAAACAAGAATGCTATGAATACCTATTGCCTTGTTATTACTATCATATTCTATAATAACTTGTGATTTAGTATCAGGACCCAATTGACTACAATTTGCAACATAATTACAGATTTTCTTAGCAATGTAATGTCCAAGAGGCATATATACACTTGTTTCATTTGTAGCGTAGCCAACCATGAATCCCTGGTCCCCTGCCCCAATTTCATCTACCTTGTCAACACCACTATGTATTTCCTCTGACTGTTTTCCAATCAAGTTAATAATTTTAATTTCATCCGGTGACAAATGATGATTTGACGGAAAATTAAGTTCAGAAAAAACAAAACGAACAATTTTTTCATAATCGAAACTTGCTGTTGAATTAACCTCACCACCAAGGACAACAATATTATCCTTAACCAAGACTTCAATTCCTGTACGTGCATTTTTATCACGTGCCAAAAAATTATCAACAATTGCATCAGCAATTTGGTCAGCAATCTTGTCGGGATGTCCAAAACTAACAAACTCGCTTGCAATGAGTTTGTTTCCATTCTCACTAATTCTTTTTACCATTTAATCAATATTTAAAAAGTTAAACAAATAATTTATTAAATGGGACTTTTTAGCATTTTTAAAGAGGTTGCAATATGCCCCAAATCTTTCCTCTGTTTGCAAATATAATTCAATAATGTGAATTAACAAAATATTTATTGTTTTTTTTTTTAATATTCAATTCCATATTTATTTATGAATAAAGGTATACGCAATATTAATATGAAGAAAACAATAAAACTTAGTGATAGAGTACTAAACTATTTATAATAAATAATAAATTAAAAAAAGGAACTATGCCTAAATATTTAAAACTTTTTGAAAACCATACCCAATACGAAACGTTTATTGGGGGGGGGGAGACACCCCATTCATAAAACCTAACGTGTCACATTGCATTGAGGAAAATGATGTACATTATAACCCAATTGTTCTACCCGGACCTGTTATTGCTATATTTAATGTAGAGGATGCAACTTCTCCAACAAAATTATATGGCAATGTATCGCCTACTTCATTATTTAAAAAAATTGAGGTTGATGGTGTTGAGGTGTCAATTGCTGACCTTGATAGAGTGTATGGTGAATATCAGTTGTCTGTTGGTGAACATACTGTTAGATACACATTAAAAAACCCCACAGTCATCGGCCGAAAGGCTTTTAGTGACTGTGCATTTGTATCAGTTACACTTGATAATGCTGTCACCACTATTGAAAGTTATGCTTTCGGATTTTGTGATAATTTAGAAACAATTAATATACCAGATTCTATTACAACAATTGCTGACTATGCGTTTGCTGACTGTAATAACAATTCTTTGAATAGTGATATTGTAGATACAATATATTCTTATAATAATCAAGCATTTAGATGGGAAAAATAAAATAAAAAAGCAGTCTCAAAAGGCTGCTTTTTCTATTTGTGTTTCATTTTCAATTCTTCTGACTGAAATATCATAATAGTCTTTTACAAGTTCAACACCAATAAATCTTCTATTATTTATTATTGCCATTTTACCAGTTGTTCCACTTCCCATAAATGGGTCAAAAACCAAATCATTTTCATTTGACCAAGTTATTATTTGGTCTTCTGCCAACTTGTCAGGAAACACAGCAGGGTGTCCTGTTTTTTGACCACCAAGTGTATATGTAAAAATATTAGGGTGATACTTGGTGTCTTTTGTCTTCATAAAAGTTTTACCCTCAGGTGCTCTCATCGCTTGCTTCTTGTCTAACAATGAACGTCTTTCATTACCATAACTTTCAACCTTTCCTGCGTTTTTACAAGGAATCATAATGGGATTAAATGTCTTTGGTTTACCTTTTGAGAAACAAAACATATATTCAAATGACTGTTCATATCTGTTATGTGTCAAAGGAATATAGTTTGCTTTTTGAAAAATCATCGTATCATGCAATCTGAAACCAATTTCCATGAAATAAAGTGCTTGTTTAAATGAAGTACCTGTCTCAGAACCATTTCTTACTTGGTCATTTACAACCCATATAACAACACCACCATCAGCAGTTATTTCATATAGTTTGTTAGCCACATCCTTAAATTTCTCAAAATCCCACGTCACTTCATTTTCATAACTTCTAAGGTTATCATAAGGTGGACTTGTAACAGTCAAATCCACCTTAACACCTTTATCTATTATTTCCTGCATTACTTCTATGCAGTCACCATTATAAATCTCACAATTGTTATTAATTTGCATAAATTAACTTTTTATTTATTTTGTTTTACCTAAACCTTTTTTCATCATATGGATAAACACTCAAATTTTCCCAAAATACATAATGACATTCACCACCATCCATTGTTGCATCAACATAACAAAACATTGCTTGTATTTCTTCGTTTATTTCCTCTTCGTTTTTACCTTCTTCTGCCAATTCCTCTCTCATTTGGTCGATATAATCGTCACAGAAGAAACTATCATCACCTTCTTGGTCAAGATATGCTACAACTTTTTCAAGGGCATCTTCTTCTGAAGAAGCATATGCGCCAAATGCAGGAAGAATATAGCCACTACCTGGCCAAAGTCTTACCATCCAAGCCTTATCAGAAGCACCACTTTCCGCATCATTTACCCATGTAACATCATCTTTTTCAAGCGTCCAACCACTTACTTCATTTATTTTATTTTCTTTTAAAACTCTTTTTACTGTCTTAGTAATCAGATTTCTAAGTTCTGATTCTGTTAATCTTATTGTTTGTTTCATGATTTTACAACAAATATTAATACATTATATCAATTATAAATAGTTTCTTTTGTATTGTAAACATCATAAATGTCATAGTTTCCGTTACGATACATATCAAGCATTACAAATTTAGTCTTATCAACAAATTGCACGTTATGATAATGAAAATGTCCATAGAACCACATATCAAGGGTGTGACCGTCTGTTTTAAGTTTATTATAAACCTTATCCATTACCTCACGCTCATTGTCAATATCACGTTCAAGGCTTTCATCTTTGGATAACCAATAGCCAATATTTTCTTTTCCAAAGGGTTTTGTGAATGACGGACATGTATGGGTACAAACAATATCAATGTTTATGTTATTTAGTTTTAATTGCGTTAATTTCTCTTCATCATAGTAACAAGGTTCATCATCCCAATATACTTGCTGACATAACTTCTCAGCTTCATTGGGAGTGCAACCATGATAAATAGAATATTTCAAAGCATTTTCCTTTAAAACCAATTTTCTATATGTTCTGTCAATTGAAATTGCACCACCAATACACAATACATTATATAAAGGTGTCTGTATGACGGAATAATCAGGAATTGTCTTAAAACATTTTCTGTTGATTAAACGTTTGTCAAAATATTTCTTATCATCGTGATTACCCCTAATAAAAATAAATTCACAATTAAGTTTGGAGGCTGTTTTTGTCAGTTTATTGAAGATTTTGGAATAATATTCTTTCTTATTAAAGCCAAAACCAATATCACCACACACAATATAGGCAGTATCTTTGAAATTTGTTTTCTTCATTAAACCTTGCAGTGAATTAAATTCACCATGTATATCACCAACAAAACAAATGTTGGGTTTATCAATATTAAAAATGTCTATCAATTTTTTCTTGTTCATTTTTTTGATACTGTCTATAAATAGTTCTGTTTAATCAATAATGTCAACTGTAATTCTAATTTTCTTACCCAATAGATTATCAAAAATCGGAAACGAATGATATGGATTAGTCGAAGTAATACATAAGTCCATTGTTTCTTGATTCTCTTCAAGATTCTCAGGAATTACATAGAACAATCTTGTCTGTTTCATCTCGCCATTCTTACTTATTTCATATAAATCATCTGCATAACCCTCAACAGATATTACATTTTCTACTTTCTTTTTATTAAAAATTCCCATAGTTATTCAAATTTTATTCAAAGTTATTTTACATTTACAAAACTAATATTTTTATTTGCATTAACCAAATACTTTATGTTAAAAATACTTAAATGGAGTATTTTCCACGATATATCAATGCGTCCAAACTTGTGTCAGAATCAAATTTATCACTTAACATTTTTGCTATTTCTTTATCAGATATCTTTGTTTGGTAATTCTCGTCTGTTACTTTATAGCAACCGACACAAGTCATTAGACCTATAGTATTATCTTCCTTTAAATACACATAATAATAATCCTCGTCACTTGCGCATACCGATAAAAGGACACCCTTATATTTTTCGTCTTCATCGTTTTTAAACAAACCAAATGACACAAATTTTCCTTGGTCTGTAATAATCTGATTGTATATTAATTTAGCGTTATTCATACCATTTCTCCAAAAGTATATTCCTTTTGTATCATTTAATGCTTCCATAAATGAATCATAATTACGTTTCCGCACAAATGCACACCATTCTTTCATTGATAATATCTTTATTTCAACATCCTCATATTTATAATTCCTTAAAAAATAAGGAGTTTTATCATAGTCAACTTTATGTTGATAAAAAATACTAATATATTCATAAAGTTTATTGTCAATAGGGTTAATATATATTGTATCAATAAGAAAGCCTTCTTTTTTATCGAAAATACAAATCTTATCATATTCCCCCAACTTCTCAATAAATGGCTTCAAGTCTTTTAATGTCATGATTTCAGTTTTAATGATTTTATGGTATCTGTTGTATATTTTATCTGATAGAGACAATCAGCAATAGCACTATGCCGAACACCACAATCAAATTCACAATTCTTCTTAATTGACGGATTAAGGTCAACAATAGTTCTTACATCATTCACTGCCCAAAATTTCCAAGGTACTTCTATGTCGAAATAATTGAATGCACTTTCTAATATGCTAATGTCCATTGTTGCACCGTTTCCCCATACAACAACATCTTTATCATCATCAACAGTGTCACAATCCATAATGAAATATCTCAATTGCCATAACGCTTGCTTAAGTGTAACATACGCATTATTTTTGCGTGTAAATCTTTTTCTTGCTTCATTTGTCTGGTTAAACCACCACTGAATTGTTTCACCGTCAACGTGTCTATCATTTTTACACCAATCCTTTGGGTCAATAATTACATTGAACTTCTCGCCAACCTCACCCGTATATTTATTAAACTCAACAGCACCAATCTCTATAATGGCAGCATTGTTGTGCGTTGATAGTGTTTCCAAATCTATCATCACATTCCCAAATTTTTCAAATCTTGTTTTATTCATATTTTCCAAAATTGGCTTTGTTATCATATCATTTAAGAAATCCTCTAATTTTTGTGGGCGTTCCACAAGTTCATAGTTCCTAAGTAAACTATATTCAGAAACCTCACCACCAGCAATACCATTTTCCATTTCTTGTACAAATGAAAACATACCATAATTTGTTATTCCACATAAATGATACAATGGCTTTTCAGTACCTTTTAACCTAACAGTATCACCCACTTGTGGTATCCATTTTTCTATCTTTTCCATAAAATACCTATAAATTTTCAAACTCATTTTCCAATTCAGCAATTTTACTGTTAATCGTGTCATTTATAAAATCACGAATTTTATATCCAATTTCCTCGTCAAATGTTGTTGAAACCGTAAAATCCATTCCCATGTCGGAATAACCTGTTTTAAGTTCGATACGGGTTTTGTCCCAATGGCCGCCTTTTAAGTCTTCAAGGTTTTTCTGTAATGAGTAAATTTTATCTTTTATCTCAACGGCTCTTTTATATTTTTCTTCTTTCATTTTTTTTTATTTTAACTTTTCACCATATTCATTATATTTTTCACCACATCTATATATGACACCATCCTTTTTATAGTATACCCCCAACCACTCACAGAAATTGTAAAAATCATTGTCGGTTTTAATGTTGCTGCATCTGTTATTCCAATCATCAGTTGATATACCAAACATAAGTTTCCAAGTGTAGTCCAAACACCACCTACCACCTATATATAAGCCCCACACAGCACTATTATCCGCACTCCAAGGGTTGTAATCTTTGCTTACAATGCGATTTCCGTTTATTTCAAACCAAGCCATATATTAATCATTTTTTAAGGGTATTTCACCAAACAGTTCGGTATAGTCAAACATGTTCTTATATGTGCTGATTAATTCATCCATATATTTGACACAACTGTCATAACATTCATAGCCATCCAATATCATTGCGCCTCTTGTTATGTACAAATCATTTAGTACTTTTACTTTTGATATATAATCACGCCCATTAACGGTATTAGTATTACATATCAAATCAGGTGTAAAATCGCCTTTAAACACAAATACATTGTCTTGTTCTATTGTCACTTGTTTAACAATTGTTAACTCATCACATTCATACAATTGTGGAAAATCAAAATTATTCTCCATTCTGTCATAGACTCTCTTCGGTATCTCACCCTTTCTTCTGTCAATACAGTCCTTAATGTAATTCGGTGCTTCAATATATATAATCTTCACTTTAGGATTATATTTCATTATTTTTAACAGATAATCTTTACGATATTGATATTTAAGATTAGTATTGTCAAGAACAAAACTTTCCTTATTTTCACAATATTCAATCATTTTCTTATTAAAAATTTCAGATACTTTATCTTCCTCTTCCCTTGTACCAACAACTTTTTTGTCGTTGGTTGTGGTTGCACCGTCAATACCTAACTCACCACGAATTATATCTCTTGATATAATAGGTTTTGAATTAAGAAACATATTATAATACGTACTTTTACCACAACCAGGAAAACCACAAAGAATATAAACACAAAAGTCATTTCTATCGTTTATAACTTCACCAGTATAGTCAATGAAATTCCTAATCAGTTGCGACTTATCAATAAAAGAATAAGGTTTCTGATAACAACGCAGACAACTTACATCGTTAATAAGTTTCATCTCTTTGTCATAAATACTATCTTCAGTTTCTATATCATTGTATGAGCCTAACGAATCTGCAATGTTCAATAAAATCATAAATCTCATTTCAACAATACCATGTGATAATTTTATCAACCTTTTATTTGTTTCCTCTGGTTTGTCATATACATGATGAAGTGTCATATGGTGACGTACCATATAACATACCTTTTCCCTTAAAACAATGTTTTCATCATAGAAAAGATGACGTGTAATCCTCTCACCGACAACACCATGATTCTTTGTTGTCCAATCATTTTTTTCCTCAGACCATTTGGTTGTATCAGCCTTTCCCAAATCGTGACACAAGGCAGCAGCCATACACATAACCCAATTCTCAGAACCTCTCTCAATAAGATTTCTTTTAAGTAATTTTTCCATTTCTTGTGTAACCAGTACTGTATGTTTCCAACAATCTTCCTTATGCCACTCCTTGTTTTGTTCTAAATTAACCATTTTTGAAAATGGCGATATTGTTAATAGGAAATCCCAATTAACGCTATAATTTTCTGTAAATATTTCTTTGAATTTCATATAACAAATCTTTAAAATTATTTATAACATCATATGTTGGTTTTTTATAAAACGATACATATAATATTTTTACATTATTTTTATCACACAATTCTTTTTTTCTTTTATCTCTCTCTATTCTATCAATAAATCTTTTATTACCACCAAAATATTTTACTGAGTGAAAATGTTGTTCGCCTTGATATTCGATTGCTATATTATAATCTACTAAATAATAATCCAACCTTAATTTACCTAACCATTTAAATGTTTTTTGTTTTATATATCTAATTCCATTTTCATTTAGAAAAACGCCTATTTTCTTTTCATTGAATAATTTATTACAATCTGGACATCCACATTTTCCATCAATATGACTGGTTGGTGTTTGCCAAAACTCTCCATGTTCCGGACAGATTATACAAACTTTGGTTTTTGCATTTACATATTTGACCTTTGAGTAGTCATATTTATCACCATGTATTTGTTTTGCTTTTTCAATAAACTCTTCTGTTGTTAATTTATATGCACCCCTTCCAATACATTTAGGGCAATTATGACCTTTTAAATGATTGACAGGTGTTTGCCAAAACTCTCCATGTTTAGGACAAATTATACAAACCTTTGTTCTGTTATTTATATATTCGACCTTTGAATAATCATATTTATCACCATGTACTTCTCTTGCTTTTTCAATAAAACATGAATTATTTTTTCTTAATTTATTACCAATTATTGTTTTTGCACATATTGGACATCCATTATGATTATTTTTTGAACAATGGTTTATTGGTGTTTGCCAAAACTCTCCATGTTCTGGACATATGATGCATACTTTGCTATGATTGTTAATATATTCAACTTTTGAATAATCATATTTATTTCCATGAATCTTTCTTGCTTGTTCTATAAATTCTTCTGTTGTTAATTTCTTGGTTCCAGAACACTTTGGGCATTTATTCCCTGACATATGACTATCAGGTGTTTGCCAAAACTCTCCATGTTCGGGACAAATTATACATACCTTTGTCCTATTATTTAAGTACTCCACTTTCGAATAATCGTATTTATTACCATGTACCTTTCTCGCTCTTTGTACAAACTCTTCAGTTGTTAATTTTTTTGCCATACTTTAAATGTTAAAATATTATTTCTTTTTATTATAAATATTACAATAACAGAAAAAGTATGAAAATATACATTGCCTTCTTAAACTTCATATTTTTTGTGTTTTTTATAATAGTGGCATGTTCATCATTGAACGTACCATGTTGGCTGATTTAATATATGAATTAACTCTCTCCAAGACATATTCTTTGTCAAAGATACGTGTACTATCCAACATGTTGTTCTCAATCATTGTTAGAATTATATCCTTTATCTTATCCTCTGTTATCATAAATGGTATCTTTTTGTTCCTTTAAATCATACACATATACATCCACATCGGCAATATCAATGAATGTTCTATATATAATTTCTTCAATTGTTTTCCAATCACCACCAGCAAGACCACAACCTATACGTGGCATATGAATTGAAAAGTTTTGCTTATCCTTGTGTATCGTTGAGTTATATGAAAACCATTTTCTTATTATGTTGAGAAAACCCGTTTCAATTGCAATATAATTACAAGGTATTTCACCATTTGGCTTCTTATAAAGAAAACTCTGACCAATAAGGTTTTCAACATACAGATGTTCCCCAACAGGTACTTCGTTCACTTCACCCAAAATGGATTTACCCTTATTTTCCTCAATGAACTTCTTATACTTTTCTTTTGCCAATGGATAACGTCTGCCAAGAGGAACAACAAAACCCGCACCCCAAGCACCAAGCGTATTGCAACAATGAACTATTAGTCTGTTCTCTGCTTCTGTCTCAATAGGAAGTGTTGCATCACCTATGATATAATGTATCTTTGCCATATTACAAATCAGTTTCCTCTATTATTTTTGAACCTTTCCGCTCATCTTCCTTTTTCCTAATGCATTCCATGTAGTTTTCCGCCTGTTTCAGTGTCATATGTCTACATACGACTTCACAAATACCAGGACCATACCAATAGTCATAGGAATCCGTTATCCAAATAAACGGAAAAATTCTCTTTTTTACCTTATAGTCAACTTTGCCATTTTTATAAGTTACTTTTACAATTTTCCTCTTCTGCATATTTTGTCTCTATTTTACTTTGCAAAAGTAATAATATTTTTTTATATAAACCAAGAAAATAATGTTAAAAATAGTTAATCTTCAGTACTTGCTGAACTGAATATACATTCAATGTTTTCATCTTTGGTTAAAAGTTCATTTATCTCTTTCTTTTCCTCTTCTGTAAGTGGATAGTATTCAAAGTCATATATGTCTTTTTTCCATCGTTCATTTGGTATCTTGCTGTAAAATTCAGTGTCCTCTTCCTTGTCCTTGAAATTCGCCATAAGTTCTTCAATGGTTGATTTCTTTGCAGGCACGGTCATATTGTCAAACAATGGGTGTTGTCCCATATGTCTGTCCGTAACCATGCAAAATTCAAGACTACCCTTTGGACTATATGTTCCCAAATTATACCAATGTCTATCGGCTAATGTTGTGAAAAACTGAAACTTATCATGTTCATCCGTAATTGAAGCAATACCAAGGAATAAAGTTTCAGAAGTACCGCAATCAATAAACATATTACCCAAATTATTGATACTTTCTTTATCTATTGTCGTAAAATAATTTGTATCATGTCCGTCAAAAGTGGCAATTATTGTATCTTTATCATTGGGGGCAAACTCACTATAACCCAATTTCTTTAATGTTTCACGGAGAAATTCATTATTTTTCCTTATATAACATTTATGTTTAAACATATATCAATTTAAAAAATATTATGTTATTCTTTGTTGCAAATATAGTGCATTTCACCCAAATTTCAAAATAAATTCAGATATTTATATAGAAAAAGATAAAATTAATTTCATATAGAAAAACACATAATGGCAAATTATTTAAAACTTTTTAACGAACACACCCAATACGAAACGTTTATTGGGGGGGGGGGGGAGATACCCCATTTATAACACCTAATGTATCACACTGTATCACTGAGAATGAGGTACACTACAATCCTTGGGTACAAAAAATTACACAAATAAACGGTTATAATGTACCTTTTATTACCGGTAATTCTACTACATTCTTTGACAATCCTTTTACTATGACAATGCTCGGTGCAGTAAATGCTAATAATCCAATTATTAGTATTCATTATCCACAATATGATGAAAATGATAATATGTTAGGACCAGGAGAATTAAAGGAATCTGCATCAGCAACAAGCGAAGACGGTATTAACTGGAACTGTAATTTATCATCAACTATTTCTAAAACAACTAATTGGGTAATTACAATTACTTTCAATATTAATAATGAAGATGTGACTTATCAAACATATTATATATGGAACGGTAAATAAAATACAAAATAAAAAGGTGATAATTAAATGTTTATCACCTTTTATATTTCATTATGTGTCTATTAGAATGGCAAATCGTCATCGTCACTATTGTTTACAGCACTTGTTACAGGTGGCACTTTAATTTCTGCTGTTGTGGGCTTTGGTGTTTCCATCTTTGTCTGAACTGATGGTGTTTCTGTTGTCTTCGGTGTTGAAGAACTGTTTCCATTCTCTCCGCTACCAGGAAGGAAATAGATAGCATTTGCAAGGATGTCACGTGAAATCTCGCAATTTCCTTCTCTGTTCTGATAAATTCTGTCACTATAATCACCTACGACAATTACGGGTTTTCCCTTTGTGAGATACTGAGTCATGCTGAAATGTCTCTGATTAAGTGACGTTACGCTAATCCAATATGGTTTTTGCTTTCCGTCCTGTCCCTTTTCGTCATTAAACTCATTGTTTGCAATTCTGAATGTAAGATATTCCTTACCGCTTTTGCTAAGTTTCTTCTCTGCATCAGCCACAATGTGGCCAGTTACTTGTAATGTTCTCATAATTTTTAAAACGTTTTAAAATTTAACATAAATTTATTTTTCATTTTCTGTTTTACCAACTGATAGTCTTGTTATGAAATCATTCATAACGTCTCTCACTTTTTTTGTAAGATATTTACCGTTTTGTACGTCCCTAAACGCTTGTCTTCTGATACCTTTTTTCTTTGCGCCATCACATATACGTGGTGTTTTGACATTTGCAATTGCTTCTGCCCAAGAGGAATATACAAACGTCTTTGTATCTTCAAACGTTGGTTCATATGTTTTCTCTTCAGTAAGGTCAACATTAAACGGATTCAATGTATCAAGCGGATTTTGGTTATTTTGCTTTGCAAGTCTTTCCAAATCCTTTTGTTTCATTTCATCTGTATATTTCTCATATTGACCCAATACAATCTGATATGAAAATAATGCACGGTTTATAATCTCCCTATCTTTTTCCGTTACATTTTTACTTTTTGACGGAATGTTATTAATCTCTAACTTCATCTTGATACTCCTTGATTTCCTTATTAATGATTCTTATACCTTTGTTTATATATCTTTTCACCTCTTTTAAAACATCATCATCCAAATTAAGATAATGTAGGTTTCGTTTGAGAAAAGTTATCTTTTCCATTGCCTTTTCAGCAGTCTCAAAATCGTATATATTGTCAGAACTGATTAATGATACAAGGTAAAGATATCTGAGTTGTACGTTGGTTAATATTTTCTCAATGTGCCACAAATTAACTATATCATCTCTTAATTCTTGATGTTTATCTAAAAATGAACTGACCGTTTCTAAACCTTCATATTCTGTTGCCATACTATACTTTCACTTGTTCTTTTACAAAGATAGTGCAAAAAAATTAAACTACCAAATGTTTTTTAAAGAAAAATTGCAATATTTATATTGTAGATAAAAATAATTGTTTAAACAAAATTAAAGTTAAAATGAAGAAATATTTGAGACTTTTTCAAAATCACAATGATTATTCGGACTTTAAGGGAACAACTGATTTCATATTACCTAATGTAAGTCATTGTGTACAGGAAAATGAAGTGCATTATAACCCTCTTGTTGACCCTTATAATGGTAAAGCCTATGTTGACCTTGGCTTAACAAGTGGCACTAAGTGGGCTAAGATGAACGTTGGCG